ATGGGGTTATCCTCAGATTTGTTGGAACGGCTTGGTACACCACAATGTTCCGAGTCAGTCACGAGGGGGTTTGCAATGCTTATGTCGTTTTTGAATATGCTGTTTATGCCTGTTGAATACTTTGTGAATTATGTCGTAGAGTACAGTCTTGGCATTTCGCGCTTCATGTGGGTGTTAGAACTTGGCATTGCAGTCTGTGCGCTCGTCTTTGTCTTCATGACCGAAGTGACGAATGTACCCATGTCAGCTTTTGGCGTGACTGAGCTCACTGCAAGAAGTATTGTATTTTTGTCTGGAATATCATTAACCCTGGTCACTATCTCGGCAGGAGTATCTTACATGTTTGCTACTGATAGCGATTCAGCAGTTGCAAATCTATTTGCAGGTGCCACCTTTAGTAAAGTGTACGATGATTATCTTGCTACGTTCAAGCACGGTATCCATTCTATGTTGGTGGTGTCTCTTTCAATGTTGTGGACACTCGATGCTGCAGGTGAGCGCAACATTATTTGGGTTGGATCCACCGCGACAGATCAGGGTTCCACTATGACGTTTGTGATCATTTTGTTCGTTGCAGTCCTTGTAGCGAAGTTCCTAGCAGAGGTGAAGCACGGTGAGGATGCGCGCATCATCAGCATGAAGAAAGAAGTGATAGGCGACAGTGTCGCACTCAGATCTGGATATCAATTCAAGCACGCGCGCGGTGCAGCTCTTACTGTCTCTACTGGTCTTCTCATGTACATGCTTGCGAACGGTCAAATGGATGATGGTCTGTGGTCTTTCTTTGCGTCTAATCTTGTGTCACTGTTTCTCGCTATTTACATTATTGTCGTTTCACTTGAGCGTGTCGCTGGTCAGAGTGAATGGGTGACTGGAGGTGCAGGTGGTCTCGTGATCACTGGTATCGTGTCTACTCTGAACTTGTACGCTGCAGGTCTCGCACTCGCAGAGGAAAAGACCCAGAACGCCGTTGTTGTGGTCCTCGGTGTGATTTTCCTAGATGCTATGCGTGTCGGTTACGGTCAACCAGTGCCGGAGAAGGCTATAGTCAGTGACTACAGGAAGGTATTCATCCGTTTACTCCAGGCTCTTGCTGGTATTGTCTGCTTTGTGTTGATCACAAGAAGCTTTACCGACGAAAATGCTCCCACAACTGCTCTTCTCGAAGGCGTGGCTCTCGCATCTGCACTCTTGAAGGTTGTTGGTATTAGTTACATTGGCAAGGACTTGTTCAAGACAAGTACTGAGCATCACTATCGTGAGTTAGCTTCCACTGGACTTCTTCTGTCTTCGGCTTATCTGTGGTCACATCCTTTGGATGATACCACAGGGTCAGTTGTGGCTATTTCATTCTTCGTGATTGGTATCCTCTGCAGGTTCCTGGACAGCATTTTGGACTTCATGATGACTGGCAAGTCTTTCCTCAAGTACTTTAGCTGGGATAGTGAAGACGAAGATACTGGTATTAACTCTCCGACTACGGATAATCCCCGTACCTGGTTGACTCTTCTGGGTCTCCTCGTATCTCTTGTGTTTGCAGCCATGGTCATGAACGAGAATTTTGATCATATTCAGGTGCATGGGGGTAATGTGACTGTGGACGGTGAGATAAAAGAGCGACCATTGGACAGGGAGATGTCCGACAGTATGATAGTTGCTGTGACTTTTATTTCTATTCATGTTGGAGTTGTCCTTCTCGGCATTGTATCCGATGTCTTCAAGCCTGCTGCGATTGGTGCGTTGAGTCGCTCAAAGTTTATTCGCTTTGCAGTGACCACGACTGTTCTCTCATCTTTGGCTGTGGCAGCTGGTACTATTGGGTTCACCGGCTCGGGTGTTTTGTCTAGTGATTCTGTACAGATGGAAATTGTGAGTGCACTCCTAGCATATATGTTTGCAGATGTGGTGGGTCGTGAATTACTGTAAAAGTATAAAAATAAAGGATTTATTCTATAATGAGAGCCACTTTATGGCGCAAGTGTTTATGTCCCTCTTCTCCATATCCTCCTATTGAATTGACAGTAGGTCCTTATGACGATCAGATCCTACTGGATTTAAATAGAACATTTTCGGACACAGGATGGTTTAAACCTCACCTTGAAACCCTTCGCGACATACTGAACACATTTTCTGTAGTGAATGAGGGTTTTGGGTACCCACAGGGTCTGAATTATCTAACATTTCCACTATATTATGTATACTATCACGATCATCCAAGCACTGCAGTGGAGGACACTTTTTATTCTCTTCAATCTTTGGTTCGTGTAGTCTTACCATTATATCCGCTTAATTCTAAAGATTCATCTGCACTTGATACAATATGTTCGGTTGCAAACCTGGTGGTTTTACGGTGTTACGAGAAGGAACCTAGACTGACTATACTTTTTTCAGACGCACACATGCCTTTTATTACGAGCCTCGTGTCCTCCATGATGCCTACTATGTATGGGAATGTTTTCTCATTACAGGACACACTAATACTGTGGGATCAGATACTGTCATCAAGTTGCAATGACATGTTCAAGTCTATAGTTCAAGTTATGGTTCAGTCTATATTATATCATAAGAATATGTTTTTGCATATGCCTGTAGAAAAAAGCATGCTACTGTTTCACAGAACGATGGGTGCTTCTGTTTCAATTTGTATATAACGGTGTATACACGTGTGAATGTATTTCTGCAAATGTCGTTTGATGAGAAAGAGAGATTGGAACATAGAGAGGCAGAAGAAGATAACATATATGCAATTTTTTTCGGATATAAAGATGTACAACACATAGTCGTAAAGATAGCTACCCATCTTCGCACAGTGATTACTGAACAAAGGTATTTGAACATTGTAAACAAGGTAGAAGCAGAGCACGATAGATTACCCAAGCTAGCTTTGATTATTTTTGCAATATGGTTATGCCCAGAGTTGAATCTAGGGGAGAATGCACAACCACGACGATTCGAACTGTTTGTACAGGGTATACAAAAAATGTGTATGAATATACTTGAGGGGAGAATGTTATCGTTACAAGAGTTTGTGGGTAATACAGTTACAGATTATATAGTTACACCTAAACCTTAATTTTTTTAGAAGGTGGTTCTAAATCTTCTTCCAGCTCGTCTTCTGGCTCGTAGTCCCCATCTTGGTCTGATTCTTCAAATTCTTCTTCTGAAATTTCGGACTCTTCTTCGGATTCGTCACAAGATTCGTCTTCCGACTCAGGTTCCGATTCTGGTTCGTATTCACTAGCTGATGAATTCTCTTTATTAAAAAGCTGTTCGTATATGTCATCATACATTGTGGCACAATTGTTGTTGTCCAACCACTCTTCCATGTTTTTTATTGGTAGTGGGTCTGTACCACACGAGTATATTTTATGGGGGTACCAGTTCCGAATGATGTCCAGGTCTGATTTGTCCACTACACTGAACACTAACGATTTGTTTCCATAGAATAACACCATGTCAAATGTTTTTGTCCTTGCAGACATCCTTTGGAGAAATATGGCATCGGGCATTTCCAAAATGACCTGATCCTCAAAACCAATGATTCCCGAACCCAAGTAGTATTCGGATAACTTTTTACCATATTTGCCTGTGAAACATTTTGTCAGTTCTGGGTAGTCTGGTAACTGACTGTTAATTTGATCTATCTTGTCGTTGTCATCGTCAGCGTTTCCTTGAAGCCATGACTTTTTCCAGAACTTTTTGTTTTCTACAGACACAACGAATGCATGTTCCCTTGTCCCAGAACACGTAACGATATACGACGGCGACCCTATGTCGTCTAGTTTCGCAATGCACTGCATTTATTGTGTCGTTAGCAGCCTAATAGTGTGTGATTTTTGTTTACACGGTGTATAAACATTGAAGTATGTTTTATAACATGAGTGGACTAGATAACTTAGGCAACACATGTTACATGAATAGTGTGGTTCAGGTGTTGAGGTATGTAAAACCAGTGGTGGAGAAACTGGTAAAGGTTATGCCAGATCAAAAGTGTTTGGGGCATTTTGTGGATCTTCTTTATCAGGGTTCTTCTCCAAATGATTTTTCTAAATGTTTAAAGGATTTTGGTTTTGATCCGATATATCAGCATGATGCTCATGAATTCTTATTGACAATGTTGGACAAGCTCTACGAGAGTGTCAAGATAAAGAATCCTTTTGAGGGTACGAGTAAGACAATTTTGGAATGTAAGAATGGTCACTTTAGTACAAGGTCTGACCCCTTTGTAACGCTGTCTATCAACGGTGATATGGAGGACGGCATTCCAAACATGATGAAGCCTGAAGTTGTGGAATGCAAATGTGAGTCGTGTGAAGAGACATTTATGACAAAGACACTGGACATAGATCTAAGTGATGTAGTGTGTATTCACTACAAGAGATTTAACTTAAAGAAGAAATTGAGATACAGTGTGCCTATACTGGAGAATTGGAATGGGTATGAGCTCGTGGGCATATGCAATCATTATGGAGGTTTGCATGGTGGACACTATACGGCAACTGTAAAAACCGACAGTGGATGGATGTTAATCAATGACGAACATGTCAAAAAAATTGATGGTCTCCCAAAGTTTTCAAAGCTGCCTTATATAATGGTGTACGTGCGTAAGTAAAAGATGTCAAAAACAATGTCAGCTTCACAATTACTCGATCCTTCAGATGCACGTTTTGTACTTCACCCTATCAAGCATCCGGACATCTTCAAAATGGGTAAAGATGCCATATCTTCTTTCTGGACAGTGGAAGAGCTTGATTTTAGCAATGACAAAGCCGAGTTTGACAAGATGAAACCAGAAGAGAAAAACTTTATTCGTCAGATCCTTGCATTTTTTGCATCTGCAGATGGTATAGTTGTGGAGAATTTGGTAGAGAACTTCTGTTCCGAGGTACAGTTACCTGAAGCTAGATATTTCTATGGTTACCAAACATTCAATGAACAGATCCATGCAGAAACATATGCCAAATTGCTTGAGGTTTATATTGGGGATCAGGACAGTGTGAACGCTCTTCTTGAAGATACTAGAAGGTCTCCAGCTGTAAGAGCTAAAACAGAGTTTGCAAAGAAACACTTTGACATCCCAGAGTCTGTAGAACCAGACAGGTACAAGAATTTTGCAAAGAGATTAGTAGCTTTTGCATGTGTAGAAGGCATAAATTTTAGCTCTTCATTTTGTGGTATCTACTGGATTAAGGAGATATATGAGTGCAGAGCTTTAACCTTGTCTAATGAGTTTATATCAAGAGATGAAGGTCTTCACAGAAATTTTGCAGTCGGGTTGTACAACAAGTTCATGCACAATTTGTCAGCTGAAGAGATTACGGTCATTGTAAAGGAGAGTGTCAAGGTAGAAGAGGTGTGGGTAAGAAACAGTGCATTGCCTGAACGTCTTGTAGGTATGAATCAAGAGTTGATGGTTCAGTATGTAAAATATACAGCTGACATTTTACTTTCAGATCTACATGTTGCACCGTATTTCAAAGTGAAGAATCCCTTCAAGTTTATGGATCAGATTTCTATAGGGTCAAAAACAAATTTTTTTGAGAGAAGAGTTTCAGAGTACGCATTGTCGAGTCATAAAGAAGAATTTAATTTAGATGAAGAATTTTAAAATCTAAGGTTTTCTAATTGTATTTTGTTATATTTAGGCTCTGTATTCATTTCTGCAGCCATATGGTTACTCTTAATCAGGGCTACCTCGTCTTTGTTTCTGTTATACCACATGAGGGCAGACACAACAGTGTCTAGGACGAGCCAAATGCCCACAACCAACATATTTTCCCCTGTTAAGAATGCCATTACTCCAATACCAATGTATGAAACCCCGTGGAGTACTAATGCTGCTGCTGAACTCTCGCCTCTTAAAAACCACATCAACGGTCTTGCTATCATAGGGAGACCTAAAACAATGGACCCTATGGCAATGGGAATGTTGTCTGGATATGTGGAAGACCTCCAATGTATGAGAATAGCTGCTATGAATAGCCTTGACGGGATAGAGCCTAGACAGTAGAATATAATTCTTTTCAAATTTTCATCGTTTTCGTGAATGTGTGCAATGGCAGAACCTAATGACACAAATGCAAACAAATGCCATAAACTGTGAGCATATGGTTCTTTATCCCATATAAAGAAAGCAACTGCAATTAGTTGTGTGCTAATGAAAGATATGAAATATGTGTCTTTTATTTTGAGCCGCTGTGGTGTTCCCTTTAGTGTTTTGCGTTCATAGAAGAAAATCATTATTGCCACGAAAACTATTATTCCAACGAAAAACTCTATAAGATCTAGATTTACGTAGTATTCTATCACAACAACTAACAACAGTAAACCCAGCGCTATATATGTTGGTTTATAAACTTGATTCATGTATACCATAAATGTGATGATAATAAGTGCACAACTAGTGAATTCGTCAAAAAGCAGTGAAAATTTGGTTTCATTGAGGTGGTACACGAAAGAAACTATGGTAGTAATAACAGTGAAAGCGAGTAAATTATGCTGTTTTGTTATGTATGACATACACACAGGTAAGATTGCAAAAATGTGTGACGCTAAATCAAACCCATTCATTTATGCATATTGTGCTCTATTAAATACTCCATACCATGACCGAAATGTGGTCTACAATCTCCATCCCGATTTTTAAACAATCTTCGTCCCACTCATAAGTCCATGACTGAGGGGATTGTATTTCTACTTGTATTAAATCGTTTTCAGGTTTTGTCATGTTAATGTGTAGTGTATTATTTACCCATTTATGAAATTGCATTCCGAATAATTTTCCATGTTTTCCTTCTTCGTCAAAGCATCCGGCTCCAACAACTTGTGGACTAAACACTCTCTGTTTTATGGTGTCACCATAATTAGCCCATAATTGAATAAGCATGAAAGTAAATACAGCTGTAGCGACAATACCCATGACAATTCTACATGTGTTGTGTATACAGCTTCTTTTCTTGACTCTTACATTTCTCAGCAACCCTGCATCTTCTCTCATACTATGCTCCGGTGCGATGTCAGAGTCCTCAGCCATTTCTATTTGTGTTCCTGTTAGTTCGATTTCTTCTTCATCGTGAGGAACTCTTCTCTGACCAGGGTGACTCATTTTTTCACTCACCGCGACATATATATAGGTTATGATTGTAATGAAATGTTGCAACTTGTGTTGCATAGTTTTGTAGCTGCGGCATATGCCTTTGCATGCGTGTATCACATAGGTGATATTCTATACATCCCTTTGCCTTTTGTAGGACTTGCTTGGGTTATTTCACTTAGATTCATTCCACCTGCAGTGCCAAAAAGTGCTTTGTCATGGATTACTTATATTATATTGGTGTACCAATTATTAACATTCCACGACTTAAACGCATGCCTATTGGAAGAATGTGAAACCGATATATTATATGAATACATTATGCTTGTAGGCACTGCTGTTCTATGGCTTAGTGCGAAAGATGGGACATATGAGAAGAAAACGATGAAGTTAGAGACTCCAAAAATAAATGAACTAGAAATAAAAGTCAAAGCTGTGACCCACAAACAAGAGTTGCAAGCTGTGCGGCTTAAAATGGGTGTGTCTCTTCAACCTAAATGGGTATAAACATAACATTGTTCCCATAAATGTACAAAAGCACATACCTCGCTGTGAGAGTACACACAGAAGACGAAGCTTTGACAATAGAACCAAATGGTAATACAGACATTTTATTGTGGCTTATTGATGTGTACGACTTGGGTCAGAGTTTTAAGTGTGCAAAGGCTGTCAAAAAATTGATTCTAAATAACTACTTTGACCTACATGACAGAGTACCCGGAATGTTACCTAGGTGGACGAAAGGGATGATGGCATGGGTGACATACTTGAATGCTATGGTGCCGAGTTACGATCATGATGAGGATTGGGTGATCCGAAACAATTTTATGATTAAAAAGAATCCTGAATCATGGTCTGTGGAAGACATGCTAACTACTCTAGATGCTTTAGCTATGAGGTGGCATGATGTGTACAAACTAGAACGTAAACCTTTGTTAGACTATCTACACTGTATATGGAGTAATGCCAAAAAATGGACAATGCAGCTGCATGAAGATATACCAAATGGATTGAAGGAGGGTGATAAGATGAAGATACATCCGAAACAGATCATGGCATGTCTGTCTCGCTTCTTTTGGTTTCATAAAACATTGGATATGTACGACGGTTATGATAGGAAAGAGATGTCTGTTCCATGTGGTTCCTTCTTTAGGGATGAACTTCGTCATTTTATTCTTCGCAAGTTCCGTGATCAACTACTGACAGATGTGTGGGAAACGATACCCTTTTGGGGTGATAAAGAGATTGCTGGGCACGACCAGCTGGGGGATAGCATATCTACATATTCAGCACTGTACAAACGACAACCTGTATGTTTACTGCAAATGGTACAGAAGAATGTGCTTTACGATGATCCAGATGATGTTAGATTACATCACCAGGACGCTGTGGACATGAAAATCATCCAGACATATTTTCAGAACAATTACAAGATAGACTTTATGAAGTTTTTCGTATGTTTAGAGAAAAATCACCCTAAACACGAACATGCTGTAAAAAAGTCTATTGTCCCAATTATGGTACAGAGCTTTAAGCAATTCAGTGTGGTACATGGTGGAGTTGCTTATTGCCATGGTTCTGTAGCAGAAGTGTTTCCTGTATGGGTACATTTTGCCGATAAACCACATGGTTTGAACATTTCAGACCTAAGACTGAGACTTTCAGAAAAATCATCTACTTCTTCACAGGGAAGTATATATGAGCTTGCTGTGCTTTAATAATGAATTATGCCACAAACATAGTGGACGAGGAAGAGGTTTGTGAATTGGAAGAACCAGATCTTGGTGTATGTCCTTTGTGTAAGTACCAAGACGATAATATTATCCGTTCGATGACAGATGTTGAAAGGAACCTGACTGGCAACATCGATAAAGATGAGATATACAGTGTACTATGCAATATGTATAATAAACACACAGCGCCTTTGTTACGCCAAGGAAAGAAGTTGATGAAACTCACACCCGAACTATGCAAGGAACACTACACAAAACATGTAGTGAACCCTACACAACAGGTGGCAGACGATATCCAATATTGTTGCAAACTTCAACGTCATTACAAAAAAAATATTGGTGTACGGAGTCATCAGACTGGTAGTGTGACTCTAAACCCTCACCATGTCAATGAGTTTATAAAACTAAGTAGGCACAAACTAGATTTGGTGAAATACATGAACACGCTGCAAAAAAAGACAGAGGCGAAAAGTGGTTCGAGCCAGCCGTATGCATTCTCATCCTAAATTAAGGACTATATATAGGTAGCTGAAATCACTTAAATGAGTGCAATCACTTCTGTTTTAGGCAAACGTGAACGTCCTCCTTACTCGAAGCATTTCTACCCGTCAGGACCGGGTGCCATGCCGAGCGTGCCGAATCGTCCTAGTGGACCTCAGGGACCTCCAGCTATTTCCAGTTCGATCCCTGTACAGTCTAGGAGCACTGTAAAGTATCTCGAGACAAACCCTACAGGGTCGATTCCCCTCATGATTCGCCCATGGGCAGATCACTATGAAAAGGACTATGCACCAGGCTGTCTCATCTTTTGCAAACAGGATAAGAAAGGACGGTCTTCTCTCATTACCTGTGCAGATGTCCCCACCATGAACTTCCTCTTTGCCCAATCTGCAACAGATGTAGAAAAAACAGTGAAACCAGATGACTACGAGTTTTTCGGAGTCTTTCGCAACGATGCAGGCAAGCAAGTAGATCATCTCGGGTTCCCCCGATACACAAACCCAAAGCAAAGGTTGATCCAGTGTGATGTCTACGGACGTGCCAAGGTATCCAATTTCTGGGGGAAAAAGTTAAGGACAGGTCAGAGGGTCGGTCTTGCTCTCGTTTGGAGAAAAATTAGTTGGTTGAAACAGCCCAACCGCCATGCCCACACTCTGCCTCAGTCGGAAGTGGTTCTTCAGATAATTCCCACTGTGAACGAGTGCTTCGTGGAGACAGACACACTAGTCCCTGCAGCAGTTTTTGATAAACAAATTGACCACTTTGAAAAGAAGTGGCATGTTGGTGTGGTGAGTCAGGCAGCTTTTGAGCCACCTACTAAAGGGAAGATCGCTCTGGCTCTTCACGATTCTCAACAGAGGACGGATCTACCCCAGATAGAGATTTTAATGATATAATCAACAAATTTTCATGACTATTTAGACTACCTTGTATATTAAGAAATGAGTGTACCCCTTGCAAGAAGACTCGCAGGACCCTCCTTCAGCCTCAATGTCAGATATGACCAAGCCTGGATGACGAAAAGACGTGAGCAGGCTCGCCAAGATTTGAAGATTGGTGAGTGTAAATGTGACTTCGTGAGCGAGTACGAAGTTTTTGATGTCGCTGAGGGTGAGATCCTCGTATCTAAACAGGCTCCCGGACGTATCTCAGATGGATATGCCCGTGTTTTCTCCACTGTGAACGGCTGGCAGGGCATGCCTCTAAAAAAGCGTCAGGGAACTGATGACGACAAGAAAGAGTGGATCAAAGAAAAGTGCAAGTTTATCGGAGTGGCTGTGACAGGTCACAAGGCTGAAAAGATCTCGAAGTTTGACCAGGGATTTGTAGCTTGTATTAGTGGGATTATTACTGTGATGAACGAGGGACCAACGACCCTACACCCAGGTGCTTTACTGACTTGGGATGTGTGTAATAAGTACCCGATTCAGCATGGTATCCATGCACGCAAGGTGCGATTCCTATTCAGAAAAGCTGAGGATGGGGAAGAGGTCGTAGGAAAAGTTTTGAGTTATAGTAAGAAAGGTAGTACAGTGGACATTTTGCTCCATCCGGTTAAGAGTAGGTAACTATAAATGTATTGTATTCTTTTAAAATGTCAGTTGCCGATTTAGGTGAACATCTACTTGTATCTATAAAATCTGTAATTGCAGCCAGACGCCAACCCCGTGAAGAATCTTTTTGGACCAAACACTTTTATTCAAAAAAAGAACTCCCTAAACTTATTGGTACATCGTTGACAACACTTAAAATGCAAGGGTTCATCCCACAAGACTTTATTGAGCACGAAATCGCCTGGAACGACATGCCCTACAAGATCGACGATGCTATAGAGTTTGGCTTTACGTTTGATCACATGTCAAGGATGGGGTTTCAACCACAACATTTCAAACAATTTGAGTGGAGACACTACAAACAACTACGAGTAAATGCAGATGCAATGATACAGACTTGTATGAGTATACACGATTTAAATGCTCTAGAACTAACCCCACAGCAGCTTCACCAATTGAAATGGTCTTGGGCAAAAATGAGATCTGTCGGTGCTACACAGGCTAATGTACCCATATCTGCCTCAGATCAAGAGTTATACTTTAAGACAAGCGCAGCTTCCGAACCTACAAGAGTCGGTGCATTTAAGTTTTAGAAACGGAGCCGATGTTGGAATTCTGCTTGGGACTTAAATGGCGTCTTTGGCAGCTTCGGTTCTGCCTCCGGATTCCATGTTTCGTATTCTTTGTCTTTACCAGTTCTCTTTGGTTTGGATTTATTGTTGGGGTTTCTAAATCTTAATATTTTGTATGTATTTTCTCTGACTGTGAATATAAAAGTTTTTCCTTCAGGTAAATTATTTTGTCGAACAGCTGCGTTATTAAGTGCTTTCGGAATATTTTGGAAGTCTCCCAGCTCATAAATGTCTGATTCATCTGTTGTAGTATCGTCTGGTGATGATGTTGATGATGGTGTTATTGGACTTACACTACCCGTAACAGTACCGACATTAGCGACATTATCGGCGTCATCGTCTTCTTCTCCCTCCTCATTGTCATCACCGATGACTTCATTAAAATCATAATTCAAATCATCCTCTCCTTCGTCCATATCAGACCCAGAGACAGACCCAGAGACAGACTCAGAGTCAGACCCAGAGACAGACTCAGAGTCAGAGTCAGATATGTTATCACCCATTTTATCTATAACACTGCCAATCTGGCTTGTGGGTTTTGCTCTGTTCTCTTCGACTATCGGTGGCTCAGGGGTAACATTTTCGTTCTTTAAACTGAGCATTATATTCGGCACTATTTCAACCCATTCTTCTAGTGACAGTTTGTCATCTTTCTTGATCTTATCAATCCTATTAAACAATTCTTGCCATGTATACCCTTTACCTTCTTCATAATTTTCCTTCGTTGGTATGTTAAAATACTTGTGCAACATGTAATTCTGAATAAACTTTCGCATCTCGGAAAGACTCAATACTCCATCGTTGTTCTCGTCTGCTACCCTGAAAACTTCCCCTAAAAAATTCTTAAATGCGAGAGGAGTATTGGCTTGTTTTCCCATTTCATTCAAAAATGTTTTTTGAACAAAATCCGCAGGTATAGGAACTTTTGGACGTTCACTTCCAGGTGGCGATGCAATTTCTTTTGCTAAATCTTCTCTCATATCCTCCATAAGGATGCTTGCAACATTTTTAGGTTTCTTGGTAGGGGGTTTCTTATTTTTATTAGTTTTTTTATTTTCCTTGGTAGGGGGTTTCTTACTCTTTGAAGTTTCTATTCTATATCCATTTTCGACAGCTGCTTCCAGTGCTTTTCTTAAATCTTCTACCCTTGAGAATTTATTTACCAACCCTTGCTCATTAACCCAGTCCTTGAACTTTTTTTTATAGCCTGAAGTATTTCTGAATCCGAGTCCTTTTGCTATTTCAATCAGAGCAGCCTGTTTCGCGTTTTTGATTGTTTTTACGGTGATCTCACCCTCTTCATCATCTTCCGACCCTTTAATCATCTCATTAGCTCTTTGTTCCCACCTAAGAATTCGTTTTTCAAATATTTTAAATACGTTTTTCTTGTACAAATCTGTAACATAATCGTATTGTTCGTTTATATCTTTGGACCTTTTTATTTCTTTTTCATATTCGGATAATGCGCGCTCCACGTCTATCGTATTTATGGTTAGTTTGGTAATCTCGGCACTCTTACCCTCTGCAGCTGTATTATCCATTTGATTTATTTTCTCCATCATTTCTTGTACTCTTTTCAAAAAACCTGCTAATTTTTCACCTGTCTCTTTTATTTTAGTCTTTTTCTCATCCTGGTCATCCTGATCACCCTGGTCATCCTGATCACCCTGGTCATCCTGATCTCCCTTGTCATCCTCGTCTCCCTGTTCACCCTCATCCTGGTCATCCTCATCCTGATCACCCTGGTCATCCTGATCACCCTGGTCATCCTGATCACCCTGGTCATCCTCATCCTGGTCATCCTCATCCTGGTCATCCTCATCCTGGTCATCCTGTTGCTTTTCTTCATTCTTGGGTTTCCTGTCACGCATGCCTAAAAGACCAAGTATTCCAAGGGCTGCCATCTGGATCTTTTCTTGATCTGACATTATATGAATCTTTTGGATTATTTATACGATTAATATTTACATACGTATAAATATATTAATGTCGCATGTTCGGTTGGAAGAAGATCTTGAAGTTATTGAAATACCATGGTTGGACATAGTAGCAGTGCTAGTTGTTCTAGGATTAGTATTTTTGAAATATAAAACTTAGATTGATTGTAATCGTTTCCATTTCTCTTTTAAACCTCTACGTATAGTTTCTATTGTCAATACACCCGATGCATTTCTTATCCAGGGTTTATGACAAGTCTTGCACAGGTGTATCGTCTTCTTTTCTCCTACTACCTTTATGTTTTCTAAATGATGTTTAGTCTTGCACCATTCACACCTGATGTCTCTAAAGAGGTGTCCATTCTCCATGCAGCATCCACAGTAAAACCCATTGTACATGGAACTTGGGTCGTACTTCATAAAGTTTGCACATTGTGGACAAATGGTATATAGTGTACCATAAAACTGTAACATGCTCCCGATCAGAGAAATCTTTTGTAGTTCTTTCTGTTTGCACAGTTTGTTGGTTTGTTCTTTCCTTTTTTCCTTTGCACTTTTCCTATCGACTTTTTCTTCATTTTTTGCAAGCTGCTCCCAATCGTAAGTGTACACATCTCTCTTTTTATCAAGTTTATCACTTTTCTTGCCACAGTATAATTTACCCGTGTCGTCATCCACAATAACTCTGGTCTGACCATATGCGTGTATATTATGTACTTTCTTGGATGTTCTGTAGGCTACAAACCCTTTGAACTGCTGACATTCCATGCAGGCGAGAGTTTTTCCAATGGTGTGGTGCAATTGTTCACCATTTGGCACATTATGCATCTGTCTTAAAGCCCTAATTTGACGTATAGTAATGTGAACAGGTAAAGTGAACATTCTGACATTGATTTTCCTGTCGTAGGCTCTTGCAAGTGCTCTAATAGCTTCAAAATGGTTTCGTTTAAGCGATGTGATGAATGCTCTGATGTTTCCCCGTATACCAGTTGTGTTGTAAGAACTCTGTAGCTCCTTGAGTTTTCTCACATGTTCTTCTGGTACATTGAATATTAAAAGCCAGTTAATAGGCATGGGTGCAAGTGGTACACGTATAAGCATGTTGTACATCAACTCCCAGTGTTTGTATCGTACAGTTGCCTTTCCAGTAGTATCGTCGTGGTGTTCACACTCATGCATTATGACCCTGCAAAATGCATGTTTTCTTGGTCTGTACAGGTGAGGTTGTAGTCTTGTTACACCTGTAAGGTATCTTTCTACACCAATGAAAGACATCAGTTTATCTACAGTCAGCATGGATCTGACAGTGTTCATGGTAGATGTCACCCTCTTTTCAAACTCTCCCCACTTGTATCTGACTTGAAGCTCACTATGCAGAGCAGGTATGTGTTTAGCTGCAAATATTAAGTACTCTTTGATCGTGAAAAAGAGCAATTGTTGATGTCTGTTTTGCATAAAGACTAAGAAGTCTTTTCGGGTCATGTTTGTAAATACATCGTAAATTTTTTTACGAATGTGTATGGAGGGTCGTTTACAACCTCTGTAAGCTCCTAACATGGAGCACTTGAGTGCATTCGTAACGAAATCGTATACGTTATCGTGGAGTTTACAGTAGTTGAGCATGATGAGAGTTAGACTTCTTATCTGGCATCTTTGAGGGGTAGACTTGCTTAGTAAGTGTACAATGGGGTCCATTTTACCATTGTCTGACCAGAAAGAACATTTCATAAGGTCTGATACATTGTCAGGTAACATGCCTTCGTGAAAAGCCTTTGTTGGTAGAAGTTTTTCAATAGGTGCACCTTCACCACTATCTTCGCACATGTGGTCGTCAGACGTGCTATGATTCTCCATGTATAACATTAGTGGTATGAACATGTCCTGTTTAATCCCTATGAGGTACTGGATTTCATTTGATGTGGTTTTGTATAGTGTGTTGAGTACATCCAAAATATGTCCTATAGCATTGTAGATCTTACCACCCCACGAGGGGTTCCATAGTTTGGCAGGTTCTGTGTTGATCATGTATGCTATATCCGAAAAAGATCTCGTGAATATGTATTCGTACTTGTGACCTGTGAAATGTTTTCTTAACAAGTCTGTGTTGAGGAAAGGGTAATGCCCGAGCTGGACCCGGGCAGAGACGTTAAAAAAGGAATCTTCCATTGTGTGTATGTTTTTTTCCCATTGACGAGTTCAAACTTGTATGCATTCCGAACATGCAATACTACTGGAGAAACGATTCCTTCCCATACAGTTCTTTTAGAGAGGAGACAGTCTTTTAGGTCGTACTCTCCGGGTATGTTAACAAAGTTGTAGTAGTCTTGAACCAGACAGTCGTCTTTCATACCGGTACCTGCTGCTCTTGCTGAGACTACAAGTCTTGCAATCTGAAGACGTTTACAAAGGATACACGGTGACCTTTGAATGGGGTAGCGTTTCGTTTCTTCGTACAGTTTCTGCTGCGAGGGTAACAGAAATTCCCGTAGTACAAATTTTTCAGGAGATTGTGGTATGCACCTACCTTCACAAGCTTCTTCCATACAACAAGCTCTTTGGTCACCAGTAGGTTCACACATAAATGACTCTTCGTATTTTCTTGTAACAGGTTCAATGGAGTCCCTGTACTTGTCAACATTCTGGTTACGATTCATGTCAAAGTTGGCAATGGGTGTTTTCTGGATAAGTTTTTGCACAAATTCTATATCGTGAGGTGAAACATACTTATATACATTGTTCTTGTTTTCACGATTGAAGAAGTGTGTCTGTGCGACTGTCTGTTTTACAGTTTTGTTGAATTCCCCTTGCATTTCCATAATCTCAGGATATGTTTCAGTACTGACTCGTTGTCGTTTTGCCTTGCGAATAATCTGAAATCCATGATTTGGCGTCAGTAGTTTTTTTTCAAACTGGTCGTCAAAGTTCATTTTGAAAGTTTGAGTTACACACACATACACCGTATAAATACTTTTCTTTTCTCTAAAATGCTTGCCCTTCAGATTTTAGTTCTCTTCCTGACCAGACTGTGTGCAAAAAGAAAGTTAAAAATGAGTGGTCGTGTCAAATGGTTTAGTTTGATAGATATAGCATGCATGCAAGACACTGAAGATCCAATCTATTGGATAGGGTGGATATTATGGTGTTTTTATTGGGATATATATGATAGGAAGTTATATGGGTGGTCGGGGTTGATGGGGGTTGTTATTACATGTATACGCTCGTATTGGTTATTGACCCATATGGTGTATTTTTTTATCCCATGTGTATTAACATCATGTGTGCTAACATATGCCTCATTCTACAACTACTTAGAACTTCATCTCTAATACTCTGGGACAGTCTGGTGTCGTTTCATCTGCTATCGCTTTGTACAAAGCATGAGGGTGCAATGAAGGTTCCACTTGCACACCTGCAGCGTTTAGTGCTCCTGCTACTATTTCACTGCAAAACCATGAATTTTTAGCCAGTCGTGACCCAACAAACGGTTGCATGAAGAAACCAAGTTTATTAAACGGTTCGCCAATATGATCCTGACAAAACTTTAGAGCTGATTGGATCTGTGTATCCGTTGCACTTATACTACGAAATCGCCATTGCTTGCGACTAAACTTCTTTTGTTCTAAGAAAACTTTACCACCATAATGAATAGAACATGAACGTCCTACAAAACCACCTGGTGTCTCTCGATCCACAAAAAGGATTTCTGTGTGAATCATTGGATTACTACAACCTGCCACCCAGGCAGCTGCCTTGTTGAGAACATGTGTTTCCAGCAGATCACTGTCTGCAGCCAGGAAAGCAACTAACATGCGCATTAATTATACATGCACTTTCTTATATAGTCTATTTCACCACTATACGTTTTGAATATTTAAAATCTTGTTCTATCAACAGCAGGGTTGGGTCCGATGTACGCATCATCTCGTGTACAACAGGTAGATCTGTCTCATTCAGTATAATTTCTGGTAGCAGTAGAGGTGGCTTTGTTTCTGTAGGTTGTGTGTGAGGAATGACCTTTGTCTCTATAACACGAGCTGGCTTTTGGAGAGAAGGTACAGGGACGAGCATAGTCTTCCTTTCATTTATAATCTTTGTTTCAGTGGCTACCCCCTGCTTCCCCCTGATTGGTTGAAATTCAATGTTCTTCATTTCCTGTTTCATTCCGAAAATGAACTCACGCCACTCCTTGTCAAACTCAACAGGATCGGGTTTGTCAACAAATGGAAGCTTGGGCTTAAGGCTTTTTTGATCGTCTTTGAATGCCTTGTACGATGCCCACTCTTTCCTGTAAGCTGCTCTTCTCTTCTCTATACCCTTTTTAAACTCATTGTACCTGAGTTCGAAGCTATGTTGTGCTAATATGTATGCTGTTTGGTATGCTTTCGATTGAAATGGGTTACTGGCTCTTATACAATCTTTCCATGGAGACATGTACATTAGCACCTTTCTATATTTTCGACTCCTACCCATGTTTGTTCGTTCCAACATGTCAACATCTTTGTCTTCCAAGCTCATCCCACCTAACCCACCTAACCCAGCTGACTCTCCTGACTCTCCTGACCTCTCTGGTGCTACGGGATAAGGTGCAATAAAAGCAGGGATAGACTTCACAGGAACAGGTTCAAAGCTGCTGAAATTACGCAGTCGCACATACATGAACTTGTGATTACCCTCATCTGTAGAATTGACCCACCTATTTTTGCGTTTTGTTTCAGCAAGGACGGCGAGTGCATTCACCTGTGTTTTCCAGTTTTGTTTGTTTTCCACAGCATTTAGTATAGAGCCGAAGTTTTGACGCAATTCGGTACAGTAAAATGAAACAAGTGGTCTCAACACCAATTCAAATTCACTAGGGGTTTCCAGGTAAAGAGACCGAATTGTTGGTCTTTTTGGTCGTCTACCACCCTGTTTGAAATGCGTGTAACCTTTATAGTAGTCTTCGATAGATCGCTCCAATTTCCTAATGTTAATAGAATATTTTGTACCAAAAAACTGCAGAATTACTTGTTCAGGCACGGGTACAAAACCAGGTGGTATAGAGGAAGTTATGCGCAAATGTCCCTTGTCGAAACAGTAGTACTTACTTATACTAGCCACTAACTCACGCTTTAGCACTGGCTTACCAGGGCGAAATGTGTAAATGGACATTTCATCCCCCACCTGCTTTGGTGTCAGTGTAGACATTTCAATACACATGTCTTGTATTTATACGTTGTCTATTACAAGAATGCAGAATCTGTTTTCTACACCAAGAGTAAAAAAACTGAAGCCAATGCACTGGATACTGGTATTCGTGTTTGTGATTCTTACTGTGGCATGGATGTTATCCGATACAAGTACAGGAGTGACATATAGACATTCAGTAAGGCATTCCGACGCTGCTGATAGGGTACTCTACGTAGACGACCCAGCATACCGAAAAAAGGTGCAGGGTTTGTCCAAACACATGAGTCAATTCTGTGATAGAGGTAGTGACATTGTGTTTGGTCACAATTTGTTGGTGGATGATAAGATTTTCAACGATTATGTGTTTCACGAATGTGGTGGACAGACCTGGCTAAACGCAAAGATTAGTGTCAAGACTGACAAGCAGGTGAAGTGTCAGGAAGAGTTTGCCAGCATCTACAGATCTGTACCCCGTGCCAAGGTGATCAGTATGAAAGCTATCGATGTCGATTCGTGGTCTGAGCGGGAGATGACTGCAGATGGAAAGACAGCCTGTATGTGGCAGCACGCTGTGGATATACTAGACAGAAAATGGGTGGGACTGTAGGTCTATTTAACATACATGTATATTTATAATGTGGATCTTTTTACTTTTTACTTTGGCTAGTGCACAATCCTTAGAACGGGTGTATCATTTACGCCACGGTTGCAGCGAGGAACAGTGTATGGGTACCACAACTTGTATGGGCAAATGTATCTCTTACCTGCAAGGCGAACCTTGTGATGTCTCCACTTCCGACATAGAGTTGTATATGGATATATATTACCTGAAGAAGGTCAATGTACGTACCACTTGCTGGGAATCCTTTGTGACTTACTATATAGATGTACTTGGCGAATCAGAAGGGATGACGACTGAAGAATATGATAGGAGAACACAAGACTCTTTGCATAGAGTGGATATTGTGGATGGGAAGTGGTATGGGTTTGGAGATATTAGCAATTATGTATTACCACATTTTAAACATATTAAGCCCCTGTTTCTGAACAAAAATGATGAAGATATTTTTATGTTACAACCTGAGAATATAGAATCAATGAAGGAAGATTGGGTGTCACAATGGGAATATAGAAACTGTTATGATCAAACCCAAAATAGGTATTTTACTGTACTAAGGGGAGGTGAGGGTTGGAGTTTTCAACATTGGTTTGATAATCTTTACCCTCGTATCTGGCAGGTGTACAAAGAAAGCAAGAGTGTTGTTGCTGTTATAGAACACCCCAGAGATAAAATACTATACGATTTATGGGCAGTGTTGGGTTTCTTCGGGGACAATTTAGTTGAAGCTAACCCAGAGGGTTTTGAAATGAAAACATGTGTTTACCCTAAAAATAGTCAGATTAGGGCTCACCCGAATATGATTCGTGATCTGAGATCTCTTTATATGGGTCATCAGCAGGTGTCCAACAAAGTTATATGGATACACAGATCCGAACATTCTACTCATAATGGAGGACGTTTTGTTACCAATGAACATGAGATTATCAAAGCAATCGAAAACAAAGGATTCAATGTTATTACATTTTCAGGTACAGATAACATGGCTGATGCTGTTTCTATATTTAGCGATGCATACGCAATTGTAGGTGTTCACGGTGGTGGTCTGTATAATCAATATTTTGCTTCAAACGAAACAAGAATCATTGAATTGATGCCAGTTAAGTTAAATGGTCTGCTACACTCTCAAACATCTGCTTCTTCTATACCAAGACTGGCTCATAGATGCATTTGGCACAATGCTAATTTAATCGGTCAGACATATATAAGAATCCATGTAAAAACACCAAACATTCATAAATTCAAAGTTCCAGTAAAAGACATAACCAAGGCTCTGTATTTAACGATTGTGTAGTTCACCAATGGACAAACTGTTCGTCTGTCCTCGGTGTGATAGATACACTTCTAAGATGATGAGTATGGGTAGGTGGGAGTGTTGTCATCATCCCGGAGAGTACGATGTAGACAAAGGCTTTTCTTGCTGTGGTAGAAAGGTAAGGGAACTGAATTACAACCCCACATATATAGCTCTAGGTGCGAAAGAAGTCCACGTGAGGGAACCTCGTGGATGTACACCATGCGATTGTGGGGAAGACCTGTTTCCTATTCACATACAGGATATTGCACAGATGGTAGACCAGATCGAAATAGACAAATGGAAAGGGTTTGCTTATCCTATTCTGTATAGATGTAAGTACCAATATACCTCTAGATCGGCACATGTCGATATGTAGCCTGTGTGAGCTTAGATAGATGTTTCTTCCACAATCTCTTCAGTATGAAATCACCCACCCAGGCTTGGATGAGAAGAATGACCCATGCCCAGGGTGGGAGAAGAGTGTCTAGGAACCAGTATGCAGACACGACACTTGCAAGAAGAGCCACTGCAAACTCGGACAGTGAGAACCGGTCGGCAACGTTAGGGTTCTCGTTGACTGCATGAAGGCGGGTATGCCACACAGGGTACATACGATTGGCATAGTCACATCCACCAACAATACCATAGAGTACGAGTGTGACAGTGTTCCAGTTTTTGGATGCAAATGGGTAGTATATGTCTACGAGTCTGTAGAGCCAGATGACATGAATCCAGTGTGAGTAGAATCTCATTAGAGAGGAATAAAATGCTTAAATATACAGGTGTTTAATTATCTGGTCGTGTAATCGGAGTAAATGATTTATGGTGAAACCAAGAATTCCTTCCGATGTTATTGTCGTGTACATAACCTTTGTTTTCTAAAAAAGTTATGACTCTTTCTCTAAACCCATCAGGACGATTTGCAACATCTGTTTCTACACAAAATACATCAAAAACCACTTTAAAATCAATAGTCTTTATAACATCCATCTCTGCACCTTCAACATCAATAACTGCGAAATTTACATGATCAATTTTTAATTCCTTAAAAATTGTAGACATTTTAGTACAACCTACTTCAATAACCTGAGCTTTTATTGCTTTCCAATTTATTTTTTTTCCAGATTTTATTTGAGCATATAGATCAGGGTAAAATCTTTTTAAATAACTATGTGACATGAATTCAGCAATCCCATTCACAGCATTTTCTGCATCGTTACCATTGTTTACCAGATAATGCACACTGCTAAGGTTACACACAGCCGATTTTATATATTGTGTTGCTGGAAGTTTTTCTACGTCCTTCCAATACTCTGGGGTACCCTCTACAATCACACGCTGCCAACCTAATGGAATAAAATCATTGCTTACAGAAAATTTTTTTCCATCAAGTGCGCCCATTTCGAACACAATACCATTTTGCTTTCGCCAAAAATATTTTGTTGCGGCATGATATGCTTCGTTGTCCCAACCACGAGTCCAGTAATCCGTTTGTTTATTGAATGGACGTATGGGTGTAAATTCATCTGCCTTTGAAGTGATAAGATTGCCAGGGCTAAATAGTATTCTTTTCAAATCTACAATGCACTGACTTCTTTTTTTTGTCCATGTGCCAGAATCAGTACTTCTTGAAAGTGCATCTGGTTCAGGTAAATCTTTGACATTCCCAGGTAAATATATTTTATCACCACCGTTGTTTGAAATTAAAAAATTCATTGCAATGTCTTCACAACACGTTTTAGAATCGACATAATCACTAATGTGTGTGTTGGTAGTGTATAAATTTAGATACGTTGTAGGAATCATTGCAACGCCTGTTAAGATAAGTAGTGTCCCTTTCATGTCATACCTGTAGTTATTGTTAATGTAAGACCTACCAAAAGGTCCAATTAATGATTTTGGATGTAGTTTGTGGTTTTCTAACATCTTGTCCACCAGTGTTTTGTCAATAATTCGGTCGTCATCTAATGATATTATGGAAGATGTTTTGACATATTTACCTATAGAAAATCTATTATTTAGTGAGTTTCTTTCGCTTATCACTAGTTGTATAGACACGTCTGTACTGGGTATTTTGGGCGGATCAACATCTTGATTATTCCATATAAATATAATTTTGTCAAGTATATTCGTCATTGACCCGTAAGTTTTAAACAGTGATTTATAATTTGGAATTCTTTTTGGACTGAACCCCATTAGAACGAGTGTTGTCTTCTCATGATTATCATGAATTAAAGTGTTTTTATCTTTACAGGCTCCTATTTCTTCCATGATTTCTTTTCTAACACGTGCAGAGGAACCTGTTACATGAGCTAACCAATCACCTTTTCTCCATCTAGAGTCTTCTGGATCATTTTTGAAAAAACTAATGCCACGTCTATGAAATGCATTCATTACACGCTGTGGTACAATTGTAATATGTTTTGTTTTCTCAAATGCCGTTGTCGGGTGCTCTTTGATACCGTTTTCTACTAACAAATGTGTGAGTACAGGCTGATCAACCAGAGCTTTGCCCAAATATTTATTAGATGTAGACTTTGACGAGTATTTCATTTTTTCTAGTACACCCTTGCTAAATTGACTGTTTTTGAAAATTATAACTCCAGAATTTATTGGGACACCTTTTTTCCATATAGCATCCCTTGCAATGATAATGTCGTTATTGTACTCTTCAAAAATTTCCTCTACCTTTATCTGGGGGTTAGTTATAGCTATATCGCAGTCCATCAATACCATAATATCGTGTTTCATGTTGTCTAGCACTGCTGCATATTTTTGAAATTTCACATGCTTAAGAAAATGATTCTCCTTTGTAATGAGATAGTAACTGTATCCATGTGTATCGGCATAAGCTTGCATTGTTTTTGTGCCACATTCACACCATTTATTTTGTTTTGTCATGACAGTTACAATACCAACAGTTTTTCTCTTATCAGCCTTTGCACCCAACAGCTCTAAGTTACCTTCGTAATAATTTCTGAAATATTCATTTTCACTTGGTTGACATTCTCGTGTACCTCTTTGCCAACCTCCACACTTTGTCTTCCAATTTGGGTATCGTTTGTTCAAATAGTCTAATACTTTATTAGGAAACATTAACATTTCTGTTCCGAATCTAAGTTCACGCAGAGGCAAAATAACATCAGTTTTCTGCGTCAATTGTTCTGGGTTTACATGGTACTTGTTTAGCCATCGTTTACATCCATTCTGGCGCCCAACACAAACTACATTGGGTCCAGAAATAGACATAAGCCAAATGTCTATATAAGTTTTGGTGTTTTTCAATGTGACTTTGTATCCAAAACCAGAATTTCCTGGACCAGTGCCACTGTTTTGAAATTCCCATTGAACCTTCGCATCTTTTAATGCTTCTTCAATGTCTTCCTCATTAGCATCTAGTGTAGCAATGTCAATATCTTTGTCATGATTCATCACCCCACCGATTCGCACAGCTCCAAGAACGCTACCTCCACCCAAGTAATAAACAACATTGTGTTCTTTGAATGCATCAGTGATATATTTTAATTGCTGGTACCTATCATCAGATTTTTCTAGTTTTATTGGTGGTGTTAGTGGTCTAATCATTGTGCTTACAGGCTCAGGCTCAGGTTCAGGCTCCACCACAGGCTCAGGTTCCACCACGGGCTCTGCCACCACAGGCTCTATCTGTTCTACTCTTCTGATTAGCTTAGGACCTTCAGTTCTCTCTTTGGGCATTTGTGCCATAAATGCTATACTTACCATTCCGAACACAACAAGTACCATGACAGGCAGCCATGGCATTTGAGTAAGCATTTGCCCATAAGTACCCTCAGATCAAGTTTGCATGGAACCACGTCATCGCTTCTTGAATTCCTTCCCCTGTTTTTACCGATACATTGTACACTCTCCATAGACCACTATGTAGGTCTTTCTTTATCAGTGAGGCATCAAAAGCATTCAGGTCATGCTTATTCACCAGCACCAGGAAGGGTTTACCCTCCAAAGCAGGATATACCATCACTTTTTGTAGCTCTGAGATTGCCAGAGGTAGTCTCCCGATATCATTGCCATCGATCATGTAGATAATACCATCTGCCCTATGGTACATTACTGACCACAGACCTCGCATAGAATCTTGTCCAGCCACGTCTGCGACTTTCATAAGTGTGTTGTTCAGCCTGAGTGTGTGCACAAAGAACCCCATAGTGGGCAGGGGCTCCTCTATATCTTTATACTGTAACCTGTGTACCAGAGCTGATTTACCCGCGCTGTCCAAGCCCAGTACAGTCACAAAAATCTCACTTTGCCAATAATCCTGTGCCCATGACAGGACACCACCCATTTTTTGACTCCATAGGCATCTAAATACATGTAAAATGTGTACATATATAAGCGTGAAAATTTCACTTAAAATGTCTCACGGTGCTGCACCATTTGTTACAGAAGTCGGATCTACAGGAACTGCCCCCACGAATAAGTGGGACCCTTTCTTTGGTACTCCAAGTGGATACCATGAAGATGTCAGGGCTGATGATCAGCTCTCCCACGAGACCTTTAATCTTCCGAAAGCTTACGAAGGTCGGAATAAAAGGCTCGAGGATATTCTCGACTTTATGATTCGGTCCGAGGACGAGTTTTACACTCGGGAGCTTTTGCCTTGGGAATACACCGAAGATTTGCATATAGTATGGGACGTGTGGAAGTTCAATCGCACTTTAGCTGACGTCGTTCCAGAACAGGGAATTTCCCGACTGGTTACGCAAGAGTCGGAACGACATACGGATAATCTGGTCCGACGTGGCTTGGCTTTTCAGTTAGAGCATGGCTTTATGACGACTGAAAAGGGTCGGAGGAATTACGCCTTGAACTTGCAGCAAATTTCGGACGCTGTCCATACCACATGCTACTTTGGTGTAATGCATGCTTTGTTCGCTGGTCAGAACTATTACAAAGAGTACCGACGTAAATTCGCCCGATTTGTCAAGGGACCTCGTACTCTTTTCCGTCACGAGCGCCAGATGTGGGCTTGCTTGCAGAAGGACATTAAAGGTGTATACATAATGGATGCAGAGATCAAGCATCATATGAAGATCAACGGGATCGTACCTAATGTACTGGTACTCCCGCCCAAGGCTGGTATCTACGTAAGTATGGTGCCACCCCGTGAGACCGAGTATCACCTCCGTGGTCAGGGAGCCCATGAGGCTCTGACTCAGGATCGCACTGGTATTTCTACCTTCCGAGGATCCAAGGTCTTTGAGGCTCAGTCCTTCGATGTGGATTTCCAGCACGAGTTTATTGATCTCACCTCTCGCCCTCGCATGTGTGGTGAGTACTTTGTGATCCCTGGTTCCCAGGAGCCTCACAACCTCATGTCTACCATCAACGAGGCACTGAGAGCTATGCTTGATAAACCTATCCAGGCAGGTATGGGTGAGCCTGTTCTTGGTGAAGTGTTGGAAGAGGAGCTTCGCCGTGACCCGTTCGTTCACATTTACAGTGCCGATAAGGACGACTATGTGAAGATCACCTACTCTGAAGCTAACACCATGGCTCTTAATGGTGAGGATCCTCGGGGACGTGCTCAACGTGCCGCAGGTATGAAGGAGACACTTAATGGTCTTCACAGCACATTCAGTGAGATGAGTAAAAAGGCTATCGCTGCTAAAAAGACACCGAGGGAAAAGAAAGAAGAAGCTGCAAAATGGGCTGTGGTTGTTTCAGATAGGTTTGACACCACATTCTCTGTGCCGGTACCTGGACCAGACATTGTAGCAATGCTTCAAGACATCGAGGTTTCCCTCAAAGGAGAGTTTGATCCACGTGTAGTTGGAGCCAAAATCAAGGAAGCTGATCTCCTCATTCACCATAGACACTTTACTCAGACAGCCCAGATTGACAAGCACCGCTACGACATTCTGTTGCTAAGACCATTCCAGACATACACGATGCACTCTGCTATCCTTGCAAAGGGTGGTTCGGATCTTGGGGCTTGCTATCACGGACATCATGATTTTCAGCTGAGCGATAATGTAGCTGTCAAGACCCATTTCGGTAATTATACCTTCTACTCGAAGGCAGTCGTGAAGCGTCCACGCAACTACACGATTATACCTGATTGCTTTGCACAAGGGTACATTAGTGGTGAGGGACATGCATTCTTCAAGCCTCCGCCGGGAGCTAGACGTGGAAATTACTCAGACGACCCGGGTGATCTCGGCAAGGCTATCCAGGAGGGATCTCTTGGAAGTTCGGATTGCAGACAGTCGCTCATTGCATGGAGGGTTCCTCGTGGAGATGGGGAGAAACTTGCCGACGCTATTGACATTACAGGTCGCTTTGCAGGTGCCCATCGTGACTACGAGCCGAGCGATGAGCTACACTTTGAGGGTGCCGATGCTCTCGGATCGCTCGAGTACATTGAGGAGCTTGACCAGAACAGGACGGATGAAGCCTACTTGCACCAAGTGCAGCAGGTGAACACTGTGTGCTTCCGTGGTGCACAATACACCAATGGTACTTTCACCCACCAGGGCAAGGGTCACTGGGGTACCCCGTATGCTGGTGTGCTTCCAGTCCGTGATGGTGCAATTATGTATATGGATCCGAGTAAAGAGCCGAAGAAGGGAGATCAGGTAGTATAATAATATAAATATAATCAATTAATGTCACATCTTGTAGAGTATATTGCGTATCTAAAATGTGAAATCGCTAACTTAAGAGCCCAACTTGCAGACGCCTTGGAACAAAAAGGATTATATGAGCCTCTCATGCCCACAGAACCTCCAAGAACACCACCTCCGATGCCCCCTCCACCTAAAGGATATTTTGACTGGCTGCGCTTTAATTAGACACTGCAATACGTGTCTCCACACGTCCTGGTGTCTTTGTAGGCACTTCTGGCATTTCTTCAATCATTTGTTCTCCCTCTATGTCATTTAACTCTGCCATAAGCTCGTCGTCGTCGAATTCTACAGTACCAGATGTGAGTAGATCGGTGACATCTGCTAAATCCTCCAACCTTTCTTCCATGTTTTCCTGCAGGTCTTCTATCTTGTGGATAGGGTTATACTTGGAAAAGCTTTTAAATATGCTGGTGCTTGACTTTATGGCTTCGATTTGCATTTTACTTACTTCTAGTTGCTCTAAAGCGTACTGTTTGTTGACACATGTGATAAGTTTTGCCTCACACTGTGTGATGTGGTGTTCTAACGTCTTGATGCGTCTTAGATGCATGAGTTTCCGTCTCTTTGTCGTCTCTTGTTTAAATTTAATGCGAGTTTCTGTTTTTATTTTTTCATATTTGTAAATCATGTCTTGCAGTACAGCTTCGACTTGGCGCATTTCCTTGATAGCCCTCTCCACCGAGATGGGCTTCTTGAAGCATCTGAACATTTATGAGTGCAACTGCATATAAATACTATAGTCTCAGTTGTGTGCCTGAGAGATCTGCAGTGTCTTCTTCAGATGTGTAGTCCGATGTACCACTGGATGTATCCACATCATACTCTTGTACTTGTTTAATGGCACTTTTTACACTTTTTGCCTTTAATTTATCTCCAAATGTTTCTTTAATGTATGCTCTACATTCTAATATAGCAGTTGCTTTTATTAGTTTTGTAAAACTTGATATTTTAATGTCTTTCTTTTTCTTGTATCTCATGCGGTATTTCCGGACTATCTTCATCCATTGGAGAGACACTTGTAATAGACATCGGGTACTGGAAGGGGGACATGTCTTAAGATAGTCATACGCCTGTTTGCATACTTTTCTATTTGCCTTAAAGTATGGTCCACAGTCTTTTATGTATTTTGTTAGTGCAGCGTCTGTTACGTTGAATCTGCTTCCTCGAATGTAGAATTTAACTCCAAACATTGTGTCCACATCCGAATCGAATATATTTCCATTTTGTGCTAAGAACCGCATGATATAATCCGTGAGGTGTTGAAACTGTCGCAGATCGCCATATGTTAAAGTTTCATAGTTCGGATCAGTGTCCCATCTATACCCCCATCTTTCGTGGAGAACTTTGAAACGAGTTGCAAACTCCGAGAGTGACATTTTACATAAGAAATTGGTACATATATAGCGTGGGTTTTTGCTTGACAATGATAGAGAAAATGTTTATGAGGAGATCGTGGCATTACAACTTGGAAGACATTGAAAAGGCTATATGTGAACATGCAGGACCTTGCCAGATGAGATTATTACTACCCCAGGTAGACTACCATGCAGTGGAGGACAAGTGGATGTCTCAGTTGGATGTCATTAAGTTTTTAGAATGGTATATCGAAACAGCACCAACATCCTATGGGTACCATATCAATGGGATCGTCAAAGCGGTTAAGGGAGATATGAAGAAGACCCGCGCAGTGGCAAGAAAGTATAGGTGGAACATAGCCTATAGACAGGGGTACAGATGTTCATCATCGTTTAACCCAGAATGTTCGATCATGCTCCACCCTCAGGCATTCGATATAGACCATATGGACGAGTTGAGAGATGGGGGTTTGGACGAGTTGAAGAATCTATGTGCATTGTGTAGTAATTGCCATTCTATGAAAACGAGATCTCATAATATGAAGTATAAATAATAACGTACAGTTGAATAATGTTTGGTAAGCCAAAAAAATATGAGTTTGGTGCGCAGGGTGCAAAGGATACAGATGAACCATCTGCTACAGATGCTGGTGAACATTTATCGAACAGATTGGAAAAGAGAAGAGACAATACGATTGCATTACTGGAATGCTACACAGCTCGCCAACAATCGAGGTTCGACTCTATTCAGAAGCTCGTTGAATTACGTGACAAACAGGCGGATACAATAACCAGTATTCTATCAGATTATACAGAAATAGTCAATCAAGTTTCAGTGGTGGCTACACTCACTTTAGGCGCTGCTGTTGGTTTGTATTCTGTTCTGATTGGCTCCGAGTCCTACTTTCATCCAGAGTGGAAACAAATGTTACTATGTATATCTTCTATCCTCACAGTGGCATTCTCCATTACGTCTGTAATAGAATCTTTTTTCCTTGGTGTTCGTGTTGATCAGATAGAAGCAAGGTTTTTAGCTGGTGTGTATCCACACATTAATCCATTTTATGACAACTCGCGAATTTTTGACCCCACAGTGTTGAAGGATATTAACAGTGTGTTTAATATAATATTGGTTACATTTTTCACATCTTTTCTGTCGTTCGCATTCTCAATACTTGCTGTTGCTTACATCGGGATGGGGAGGTCAAACAGTATATGGTCATTGGACGAAAGAACAGTGACTACTGACTTTAATGGGAATATATTTCAAACGTCTGTTGCAGGGGAAACTGTTTCAGACCTGGAACCAGGTTTCCTTACAGCTGTTTGGGTTTCAAATATTATCATATTGGTTACGTATGTTATAATCTTTTGGCGTTTTTTTCAATCCCATGTGGATCAAATTAATGCAAGATCATTAATGCGGTTCTCAATTTTATGCTGCTGTGCGAAACCAGAGGCATATGTTGAAACCGATATGTACACGCCTATTGAATATGCAGCTGGTAGGTTCAATACCTTACAGAAAGATATAACAGCAAATGCAAAAAAGTGGCAGTGGGATTATATTATTTGGTTGGACACAGTGGAAAGAATTGGAAGCACAGAGGGTAGGCGTATGACTCCGCGCGAGGGTGGTTTTTTTGATGAAATTTCAAAGAAAATTAAAAAAATGGTGGCAAGAGAGAAAGGAACAAGTCGTGGTGTTTCACAGACAACTGAACACATGCGCGCGACTTGGAAGGAACAGATGGTTTTAATTTCTGAGGTAGAGAAGGCTTATGATAGCATTGCGTATGGAGGCATGCACTTCGAATTGATTTCACAAGCGGTCCAAACGGCGTGTGCCCAACTTGATTCAAACTCTCAAATCATCATCTCGTTCTTAGACAGTGAAAAACCACTGCGCACAACATGGTTACCTGCCCCTAATGAACGATATCCTGTTTGGGGAAAAATTCTGAATGCAGCTCTAACAATTTGGGCTTTTACAGGAGGTATTATTATATCTCTAATTCTATTCGGACTGTCCATACCTGCATGGGTTGTCCTCCGTATGCTTAACTCGTGCGACTGTTTTACTGAAAATAGAACTTTGTGTGAATTTTCGGCATTGGTATCATTATGGCATTTTATGTGGATTAAATCTTTACAGGAATGGTTGGTGGTTAGTCCAGAGGGGAAGGACACAAAGCGTAATAGCCAGCTTCGCAAAAGGAGACGACAAGGAGCTTATTATGGGTATGGTGAATACAGGGACCGCAATGCTGGCAACGTCAATGGACGCAGATCCAAGGGTAGTTCTAAATATTACGAATCTGTATCGTTAAAGTTGTGAAACAGGGGTTTGTCTTCAAGTAGTTTGTTTCTTACAAACAATTTCCGTATCCAGGGTATTTGACTTAGACGTAGACACATTTAAAAACATATTACTTTAATTTATACACCTGTATGGCATTTTTTACAACCATTGCTAGACCAAATACTACGAATGTCATGCCGACATAGTACATCATTTAAATCGTCTACAAGCACTATTTATACCCCGTATACATGTTTAAAATGGAAACACACGTTAATATGAAAGCCGCCTGTCGCATGTGGGCTGATTACATGCGGGACAACCTCCTTCATATGTGTAGAGACATGATCTACCACCATTTGATGAAAAATGGCATTCAGTTTGAAAAGAACAAGAAGGTGTTCGAACCGCCTATAGAAGTTGCAGATGCATTTAGTGAATACTGGGAGACATTTGTAAAAGATGCTTTGGACAGTGCATTGTGTTTGGGGTTTGTTGTTGTGAGTGTACTAGAAGATGAGACGAAAAGAAAGTACCCATCTGTAGTACGTCCAGACCTTTTTGAGTTGCATTACAGGGTTATTGATAATAAGTACGATTACTGGCTCTCATCTAGTCATATTGATACAGAAAATGTTTTTATATATACTCACTTTGGAGAGCATGCTTTGCCTACAGGTGAGTTGATTTCGACTGTAGCTCGTGTAATGAATAAGTGTATATTCTTAAAGGAACTGAGATTTACAACATTGATCATGGAAAAGAATAAGTCTAATCCTGACTATTTCTCAGAGGTAGTAGAGACAAGCAACAAAGAGCGCCATGAAGGTGTAGACTACGATTTTTTTGCAGATACTACAGAAGATGACCCCGAAACCGATATGAAGTTTGAGCGATCTAAAGCCAATGTGGAAATACTTATGAGACAACAAGAGCTATACCATCAATATATGGGAAGGGGGTCAAAGCAGGTGCAAAATCTCAGGAACATTACACAGTTGCCTAATGGTCAGCATGTAGTACCTACTGCACAGAATACAGGAAGACAAGACATTACCCAGATACATAAGATATTGCAAGAAGAAATATGTTCAGGCATGGGGGTACCTAGGAGTTTAATGATAGGGGATTCACTGTTTAAGAGTGACACAGAGGGTGTGACAGATACATTTAAGCATACTGTTTTGTTTTGGAAAAAGGCATTGTCTTACATGTGCACAGATTTATATCAAAAACTTTATGTCGATTATAAAAAGTTAAAAGTGTATAAGAATGTGTTTGCATCAAAGATGAGGCACCAAATTCTCGTGGTGTTCCCTGTGCACCCATACATATCCTTTGAAGAATTGGATTACTTGTATAAAAATGGTGTGATAGGCTGGGACGTGTACTCAAAACACTGCCTTCAGAATACATCTATACCAGAACATTTGAGAGAAAAAACTGCCCCTACACCTGAATATTTAGATAAAGTCGACGTGACGAATAGTGTTTCCAGAGATACCAAGAGAAAACGAACCACTGGGTGAAGAGATAACCCCATTCGAAGTGAGATCTTCATGTGTAGCCATGGCACACGCGTTGTGATCTCCCGACACACTCACACGGAGGACGAGGTTATGCTTTTTCATGGCACCTACCAACCTGTTCACACCTAGACCACGGTTGTACAGTTGACCTGATTTCACACTATCTTGGATTTTCACTGCAGGGTTGGGGAGAAACAGACCCTTCGAGACACGGGTAAGTGCATCGATAACTTTGTTTTGCTGAAACTTGGTCTCATCGGAGAATTTCATGGACGGGTTAGGTAGGAGTTCGATTTTGAATTCAGAATTCACAGGCGTTGCTGGTGTTTTCTTAACAAAAGACATTTTAATAAACATGTATAATATTTATATAGTAAAAAGTTTCTTCCCTTCCATTTTACGTATATGAGCATGTACATTTTGCCACGTATTGTCACATACACACATTGGTCCCTTTGTCACGTTTTTTGCTTCTAACCCTCCAAATGATTTAAAACCCACACATTTGAAACAAATTTTAGCCTCTTCCTGTTTTGGTTTATATTTCATCATATCAATCAAAGCTAGTCTGTATTTTGATTGTTGGTCCTCCATTTATAAGCTAACTGCCCCCCCTTTATATACGCTCTCTCGTTCTGTTCTTACATATCCCAGCCATGTAAGTATTCTTTCAATCCACATTTACTTATGTGTACTGTCCCTATATACAGTCTCTTCATTATTTTAAATGTGGCAGTCTGACACCGATGTGGACAAATGTTCATGTGGTACATATTTTACCATTTTTGTTCGCAAACACCACTGCAGGTTGTGTGGAAAGGTTTTTTGCCATTCCTGTACATCTGGTAAGGGTGTTATCCCATCCTTTATTCAAGTTAGATCAGAGTATTTAGACGTAAGACTATGTGACCCATGCATGGATAAATGTTCTGAAACAAACAAGTCAGAAAGTATTGTTAGGGTGTTGGCATTACTTCCAATAAACATATCAGACATGTATCTATTATCGTTGAACAGGAGATGGCACCATGCAGTCGTGACTTTATTGTCTGTATATAAAAACCTACGCCGAAAGATGCCATACGAAAGATACTCTAGATTAGAAACACAGCTATTGAAAACGCATGCGTACAAAATGGGTGGTCACTCTGTCTGGGACATACAAGTCGTGCGAGCTCTACAGATCAAACCCTTTCCACGAATATCAACCTGTCATGAATTGAAGTGTGCAGTTTGCATGCCAACATCATCCCTGCACATAATAGAAATATTGAACACATTCCCATGCACCCAGCTTCTTCGAAAACCAGATCTTTGCAAGTGGTTTGGTATGTACATTCAGAGTATGACATGCAAAGACCATGTTCGTTTTATGCCACATTGGTTGCGCAGGAGCATGACGCCTTCTGCACAAGAATTTATCACCACCTTTATTGTACCACTATGTTCTAACATTCATGTAGCATATGCACTATACTATGAATGTGCAACCTACAAAGATGGTGTATACAAAGACATACAGAATCGTATGTTAGATATGTTTCCCATGTACAAAAAGGACTTTATTTATACTGATAGTTTGGTCCGTTACATGTTTGAACTAACAAAAGGGCACAAATTTCCTCTTTTGACACCTGCTAGGTTGCCTTACGACCCAAGTACAATGTGTACCCATGTAAACGACCCCGTTGAGGTGCACAGTGCATCTAAACCGAGTATTTTCATATTAAAAACAGATAAAGGCAACAGATATATTCTGTTGAAAACAGATGACCTAACAAAGGATAGGTTAGTTATGTTGTTTGCACATCTGATTGAAAAGTTATGTGAGACAAAGTGCGTGCAGTATCCAGTATTTGTCACCAATTATGGAGGGTGGATTGAAATGCTGCCAAATGCAAAGACTTTGTACGAACTTAATTACGAACTGTCTAGTCATATCCATAATTGTTTTCCAGAAGATACAGTAAGGTGTGTAAGGCATAGATTTATCCGGTCGGCAATTGGTGCATGTATCCTGTCATATATACTTGGAGTAGGAGACAGACATTTGCAGAATATGGTGGTTTCAGGTGGGGAAATAGGACATATAGATTTTTCGTACTTGTTAGGTCATGATCCTAAGCTTCGTATGAATATACGAATCACAACCCCTATGATTATTATGATGGGCGGAGAAGATTCTGCAGACTATGCTTCTTTCGTTGCTGGTGTTACAAAGGCATTCCACAAAATGAGACATCATGTAGGGTTATGGTATGCACTCATGGTTTATTTATGTTCACATTTTTCTTTATTGGAAATTCAGGAGCATGTGAAAAGAAAACTAATGCCATCACTCGAAGAAGCAGATGCAACTATGAGGATGGTGGATATAGTAAAATACAATAGCAATACTTGGAGGCACAGTGTTAGTGATATTACACACCAGATATTCCAGATGGATTTTTGACTATATATGGCACCATACGTACATTAAATGATGAATTCCATGGATGCTGTGAGAAAACGTGTGGAACAGAGAAGATCTAAAAAAAGGAAAAAGAATAGTGGTGCATCTAGTGGATCTATTGCATCAAGAGGGCTGAATTCGGGAGTTTTAATTATGAGTCGTTCACGACTTGGTAGGGGGGGCTATGGTACTGTTGTAAAGGGTACTTTTCATAATCCTGATAAAATTATAACAAACTATGAAGGTAGACCTCTCTCTCCAGAATTTACATATGGAATAAAGTACCAAGAAAAACTAGAAACTGAACATGAAGTTCAAATCCTGCGTAGGCTAGGTAATCAATCTAACTATATCATGACATTGTATGGAACAGCTAAACCACCTGATGGTGATGAAAATTATTTATTGATGGTTGTAGAAAAACTGGACACGACTCTTAACGAGCATTTCAAATATTCTATAGAGAGGAGACGCACACGGTTTGTCAGAAAAACATTTCAAATGTTTGAAGCCGTTGCATTTCTTGAAAGCAAGCAGGTTGTTCATCTCGACTTGCATGGTGGTAACATTATGTTTAGTGGTGATGATCCTGTATTAATTGATTTCGGATTAGCAGAGGTGACAGGGGGTGGAAGCATAGTTCCATTTACGGATATGAGTTTAACACATTGGAGACACTGGCACCCGCCCGAACAGCGTGTTTGGGATGGTCAAACATGCAAGTACGCGCCGGTTACAACGAAATTTGACGTCTTCTCCATCGCTGTGAATCTTCTAAACCTTATTTATGACCCCAAGAAAAATGATCGCGGTGTGGGGAGAAATGAATTTCATATTTTACTCACAAAGGCTTTGCTGAAAACCAATGAATCGGATTTTAGGTTTGAAACACTGGACAAAAGATTAAAAAATGGACTTGAGACTGGCAATATTGAAAGTATCGAAACAGTTCCTACGTCACTCGATCAGATATACACATGTTTCCGCGCAGGCAGGCATCCTACACTGCAATTGCATATGCCAGTGAAACTATCAGAGCTTTTTAAAAGATGTCTGTTCTATGAACATTGGAGACCATTGGCTAGCAAGATTGTAGAAGACCTCGATACAATTTACCCTCTTGAAACTGAAGAGTATGACATTGCAGGCGATGCTTTTTTTCAGGATGCAACATTGCGTTTTTGATACACCGTTCAAAACGGTACCAAAACGCGACTTCTAGCGGTTTGAGCACCTAATCTTGTATTAATAGCATTTTTATAAAAAGTAATAAAAAATATTTTTTTAATAATCATGGGAACATGCTCTGAAATGCACAGAAGTCGCGTTTTGGTACCGTTTTGAACGGTGTATCAAAATGGAACTCTCTGCATACGGGATTGAACTCTAGCAGCTTCGGCTGCATCACCTTTTGCACGAGCTACCTGATATTCTTTCCATAATTTCTCTTCAGTGATAGTTGGTGGCAATGTGCCCATATTTTTTCTTGTTCTTGTAGGTACACTCAGCTTGGAAATAGAAAACATGATCCTGCGTTTCTCAAGGTTTAACCTCATGTACATCTTGTCCAACCCATATTTTTTACCTGACAGCACATCAGATGTCTTTATACATAGTGATACCAGTTTGCTGAAGAAGTAAGCATGCTCTTCGTTAGATAACCAGTCTTCGAGTGAGAGGTGTGCAAACTTTTTCCATTTTCTTGTAATGGCAATATGAGCTTCTTGCATGTGTGCATATATGGAAGGTTGCAGGTATATCTTCCCAATAGCCCAAGGAGTCATTTGCAGCCACTTGTCAGCTTCTTGCATGCTGCGTTTTTCGTATTCTCCGAGAACAAGCTCATGTTTCCAGTGTGCAAATCTCTCGTTGAATATAGGGCGTACAAAGTCAAGTGGTACCTCTGTTGGAAGATCTTCTGGACGCCAAACATCCAGGTCACCCTCGGCAAGTTCCGGCTCTTCAAAATTAGTCACACCCACTGCGATGCCTGATCTGTCTCGATTGTTCAGTCGCCGAATTCTTCTCACTCCATCTGGTGCACCAACTGACTGTCTCCTAATGGGTTGTGGTGGACCCCCATCTCCCGTAGTGGCATCAGATGCAATTGGTCCTAGCCCAACCCCCCTGTCTTTGAATTCTTTCCTTCCACGGATCATTTTGGTAAGTCTCAGACCAGTGAGGTCTCTCATCCATTTCCCTGTACTTTTATCCAACTTTAAATTGTTGAACAGTGTTCTGAATCTATCTCTAAATTCGGTAAGATCTGAAAATTGTTCTATATCTGGTCTGTCTGTTCTGTCATCATTACTGAGCCACTTTGCTATATACCTTTGGAACCAAAACTCGGCAGTTGTTTTGTCCCAGTGTACAATAGGTGTGTTATCCATCCATGTCCAAAAGTGAGAATTAGTAGCATCATTATCTAATTCAACAGTTTCCCTTACCTCGTCATATGTTTCCTGTTGCACTTCGTCAGAATCAAATATACCTGTATGGTCATATACATTGCCTACATATTCCGGGTCAGGGGGGTCAAGGAAGGTATACCAGACGATATCATTTTTTCCATTGTATGCTTTCTCTAGTGTCTTTTTCATAAGCAGGAACTTTTTACAGAAAACCTGGAATTCAGAATCTGACATATTGTATATCATTTTGTATTTGCTTTTATATGCTTCCCCATCTACTATTACTGTAGGATCGGGTAGGGCAGAGTGGTCGGGTATATTAACAGATTTGTCCCTATCCATGTGACCTTTCCCTGTCTGTGTAGGTCTGTACATAGGTATAGCTACAATTTCTGTACAGAATTGGTGAAGGTCCGATAGTGCGTGTTCCCTGGCTCTGAGTTTTAAAATTTCTAAATCTTCCTTGGTGATTTTGATATTTTTGGGAGTGTATTTTTCCATGAATGGGGATATGTCAGACCCGTTCCAGTACTTTTCAATGCGTTCATTAGTAAATCCAGCAACCTTCATAACAAATTTAAAGACATTATTGTCCCTTAAGTTCTCGATATGACGCTGTTTTAGTTCTTCATATCGCACAAGCATCTTCCTTGCCTTTCTAGAAGTAATTTTCATAAAAGGGGGTAAATCTTTTAGCATTTGGTTGATTCTATCATTATTTTGAGATGTATTGCCATGTGTAGAATCTTTTACATTGAAAAATGTTTTTTCTGACCAAGCCATTTTTTAAAGAAATAATACAAGGTATTTATAAGGCACGCTATGTATCTAAATGTCACGACCTGCTGTGTCTGAACTTGTCTCGGTTGAACCCAGTGCAAATGTTGAACAAGTTGAGGAAGTCTCTGCGGATGTGAGTCCCGAGCTTATTCGTAGAGTTGTGTTCGAGTGCAACTCGAATGGATCTGAACTTGCTAATGGAGTTGTCGTGAACCTGCAGAATGCTGATCACATCTTCACGCCGTCCATGGCTTCGGATCTCTCTGCTGAGGAGAAAGCTGCCTTTGAGGCAAAAGACTTTACACAAGGAATTGTGACTAGCATGACTCTCAAGTCTGTCCACTCTTCCTGTCCTGAGACAGTGACTGTTGGTATGAATCTGTTTGCTAATTCTGCCAATGTTGCCAACTCAAAGGGGTGGCTGTATGCCCAGGAGGTTTCGGACCTCTCGGATAACCATGCACACCAGAACGAAGGCTACAGTAATGTGGCTACCATTCTACCACATGAGCGCAATCGCCCCAACGAGGTGGTCTACCACCCCGAGGGGCTGATGAACTCTCGCTGGATCAAGCAGTATGGTGGATACAATCTGCAAAAGCTGCATGAGGGTATTACCCGTTTCAAGGGTAAGGATTACTGTTATGTCCCGGAGAATCATGTTGTCGTGTCGATTATTAAGAACAACTGGGAACAGCTAGGGATTAATCTACAGAGTGAGGCTGTCCGAGAGGGAGAGTTTATGAAGGTAAGTAAGAACATTGTGGACAATTGCATTAATCAGCTGTACTCCAATGTGATTAGTCAGATCCCTTACACCAAATTTGCAGATCTTGGTGCAAGGTTTCAGGCAAACACAGAGGGTTCGGCTTTGTACAAGGTTGTGTGTGAGATGGAAGTAAAGTACAGATTTCCTTAAAAAAATACTTAGATTAATTTATTTACAATGTATCTAGGTAAAACTAATTTTCCTTCATCATAATCATAAAATTTCGGGTTGATGAATTTTACATTCCCCATACCCATCAACTGATGAATGACATCGTTTGTAAGCGGTACATGTAATTTGTCCTCTAAAAAGAAATCGTGCACGCGCAAATCTAACCCCTGCACATGTATGTACGAAGGTGTCATCTTGTTGATTTCCGAAGGAGTCATAAATTTCACAACAGGTGTGTCTGAGAAACTAGCCTTTTTCATCATGTAGGTGGCTGGTTCTGACGAGTAACTTTTCTTGGTGACGAATGTGTTAATAAGCTCTGCCGAGTTCCACTTGGCTTTGCTGTAAAGTGACTCAATGTGTTTCTTATCAAGGTTTGGTACATCAATGAGCTGATCACTCATGTAATCGGCAGCGTGATCGTTGGAACTCACTAGTCTGTAACCATTGAGTGGGCTTGTGAGTACCAACCCTTCTCCTTTGTACGCATTGTTGTAAAAGTAGTACATATTTCTACCCCTGTAGAGAATATTGGTAAAATCTGATCTGATTTTATCTTGTGCTCCAAACTTTTTTGCTATTTCCTGCACCTTTGCCAAGGTATTGTCTCTCAATGCAGTGGAATACACTGACTCCACTGATTTACCATTCCACGATACACGAACATCGCCAGCTTCTTTCATATGTAGGTCTACTATAGTGTGTGGTTTAGCAACCATATCACCTATGTCGTTTATAGACTGTGTGTTGTAAACACCAACACTGCAGTTGGTATCTGGCAACTCGGTGTAGTCGAGATACTCTCCGCCATCAAATAGACTACGACACTGGTTGAGGTTCGGATGAATCCATGAATCCTTATCAGAGATCTGGTATCCTGGTTTTATACCAACAATAAGACCCCTCAGAACCTTGTGACCTGTGAGTTTTGTGTTCTCGTCGTCCACACCAAAATTGGCAGTAGCTTTGGCGCTGATCAGGCAATCGCCTTGCACTTGAAGATGGTTCCACACGGCATCCGCTTCTGCTTGCAATGCAGCTGGAATTTGTCCATATCTCTGTACCAAGTCGGATAAGTCCATATTTATGCAACGAGTACTGGCTATTTATACTATAAATTTTCCCAGAACGAAGCTGGTACTTTTTTAGGCGCGCCTTCTGATGGTGGTTTATAATTTTTCAAAGTTTCTAATTCACCTACTGGGATGTCTGACACATATGCTTTAAAGTTGTACTGTTTTGCTAACTTAAACCCCTTTTTTACTCTAGATATGTCTCCTCTAGACTCTCGTTTCCACTTGCCAACGATATCATGTACCATATGATTTGGCACTTGAAGCACCATTAAAACATCTGCATTTTTGCATGCACCACACTCTTCGGGTGTAGCTGCAGAAGCAATTTGTGTAACCTGTCCGTCACTGCTTAGATACACGTACATATAAAAGCGTAAACGACCTTTTATAATGGACTCAAAACAAATCGAAATACGCGCAATTTTACACAAACTTTCGGGTGGGTCAAAGAGAAAACGTGAGGACACATCCAATCCATTAGTATCATACTGCAGGGCACTTTTTATACCACATTTCCACTCTGGAACAGAACCACAAATTCCTTTCGTCAACGTTCAAAACAATATATACAGTGTAGAGGGAAATCCGCCACACAAGATGTTAGAACTACATCAAAACTATTTCGAGTTCATATAAATGGAGCATAAAATACATCAATGGACTGGTTAGATATCACATCAGATGAAAACCAAGACATGCATTACGAATTTGTTGGTTCCCTAGTCATGAGAGATGGATTCAAGGTACGTTATAGAGAAATAGAATTGTACACAGATGATCTCCGGGATACATTCAGATCAGTGTTTGTAAAGCATGGGTATGACATTAGTATTAAATACAACAACACGTATGCATATTGTGAGATTGTAGCTGTGAGGAAAAGTAATAGATATGGGGACATTGCCATGACTATAGCAATAGTATGGGCTATTTATCGGATGTATAACTATATAACACATGTATGATTTAATATCGTGGACTCTCGCAGCGACAACACATTTGCAGACCATATTTTTCATCCTGGTTGCTTTAATGGTACTGCCTCTATTTCTCGCACTTGACTTTATGGATGTTATGGGTGCACTTAGTTTGGTCGGACTTGTGGTTTATGTATATGTGTAACGGTGTACATAACTATTAGTATCACAGTTAAGGAATGTAAATGAATGATGTGCACATCATCAATCATATACAGAGGAAGATAGGGGGCGATGCACATGTGTGTACAGCAGGGTGCCAGACTCAACCAATACATGTACATATTCATAAGAAGGATGGTGTGGAGTATATTCGGTGGTCTGGAAACAACAAACCATGGATGAACAAATCTAATTTTGTGAGAGCTTTAAAGTATGTTTCCATATGTAAGAAAACAGGCACTGTCCACCATTGTACCGAAGAGTGCTGCCTTGAACCTGTCCCTAATGATGACCACACTTTGGCATGTCCTGTGTCTGGTGTACAGTGGAACAATGAGACAGAGGTCGTTCGATCATGGAAATTAACCTCAAAATGTGTACCCACGATCGTATCTGACAAAAGAGATCCCAACATGTATTCAAGAACAAAGGATGGGAGGGTACTCAACAATACACTTAATATTAAAGACGAGTCCTGCAAAAGGGAGGTACATAGGACACTTGTCTTGCTAGTTTGTTCTCATGTGAGAAAATGCCAAGAGCTAGAAAAGTTCCACCATGGGCGCCAGATGGGGGTCAAACAGGTGAACCGATACATGAAACACTGTAGAGATAGCAACAAATGTATAGTTGCATGTACCATGATGAATATTTTAGTCACCGAGACATTTTCGAAACCAATATTTTTACGAATCATGTCACGATTCGAATCACAAATTCCAAAAATCACAGAGGATGTATATCCAACGATTGTTAAACTTTGGAACATCGTAGAGATGCCAAGACAGATTGCTTTTGATATATTTGTCCCTGCTATGCTTTTCATATTGCAGAGGGGGATGAGTGTTGGTGGGAATGTAATCATACATAAATACGAATTATTTGACACTATTCTACCTGATGCAAACACCTTAGATGATTTTGAAATTTCAAAATCTACATTTACCCAGACAAAGAATACAATTAGAATGTGCATACGCAAACTACTTAAAACTTACAATATAGAAGAACTAAGACAATTAATTTAAACACCTGAATTAAAATTTGTTCTGTATGCTCTACCCACACTATTTGACGGGTCATATTTTCTAGCACATATGCGAATACCACATACACATATAAGAATAAATAGGAATATGCTGCCTAATAATAATAAGAAGAATGCAAGACCATCCATTTCATACATGCAATGATATATAAATAGTTTATTTCAATCGATCTAATTTTCGTATACTTTGCCAATGTTTTAATCTATGAGCAGATAAAATGAATTCTTTACATGGTAATATATACCACAATGCACTGAACACCTTGTCGGTACCATACTTTTCGTTCAGAAAATCTATAGAGATCCCCTGTTTTATGTGTAAAAAAACTTTTACAGCCACTGCTTTGTCCTTTACCTTCCCCCCATGCCATGTTCTAGCCCAATCCCAGTCACACCTGAATGCAGACTTTACACTTTGTAGATCATCTGGTGTTAACCACGGAGCGATGAGGTAGCTTCCCACTCCTTGAAAAACTTTATCACGGATGGTGTCAGTAATATTTTGTCTGTTGCTAATGCAGATTCTCTTGGTTCTGCTTTCAATTGTGTCAATTGGGTCACTCTCATCTGAAGTCTGTTTATTTCTGCAAATAGATCCTGTCTGGAAGCACCTACCATTTTTGTACTTACGTTTAACTGACTTCTTAAACTTTGCAGGGTTCTGCCTGTTTTCACATGCGTAACACGTTTCCAAGATGCATACCTGGTGTTCTCTTCTTGTAAACCCTCTCTTAGACATGCCTCGCTCCATGCAGTTAGTGAAGGGTAAGACCGAGTAAATAAAGTCTTGATCTGTACAGAGTTTGGACAATGGATGGTTGTATTCAGTACGTGACCTCCATGTCCTATTGTACCACATATTGTGTTTTTTTTGAACATGAATTGTATTCTGTCCCCAATGCTGACCAACCCAATCGTGATAAGTTGTTCCATGAGTCATCTTAAAGGTTCTTAGATCATTCATATACACCATTATAAATGTGTATGATGTCTGTCCCGTCACCTGTAACAATAGCAGTTTCACCAGGTATATCGTATGTATATGCTATCCATGACCCTTTAGATACAGAATCAAAAAGAGAAGCAGAAACTTTATCTACTATAGTGTTGTCTCCATCCATAATGGTGAACGTGGTATGTTGATTTGTAGTGACCCATGTAAAGGGGTGATACAGAGTCATTTCATTAGAGTCAATGAAAGCTTTAGTGTTACACCTACCGTTCACGCTTTTCACTGTAAGCTGAGTTGCTGGGACTTTGTAATATTTACCATGACTAGCGACAGAAAATGGATATCCACCAATATCGTAGACTGAGCCTGAACAAGAGTCTGGGATTTCTACAACAAATGTTCCTTCAGATTTAGCACCAGAACATGTCAGAACTCTACTATGCTGCTCACATTTTAGTTTTTTAATCGTGTGTACTTTGATCTTATAGATAAATGTTCTGAGTGTTAAGATAAACATTAGTAGTGTTACAGCTCCAAAAAAAAATATAACTTTTTTATTCGGGGTTGGCAATGTTGACAGCGTTGACAATGGTACGTGACCTTGAGACTCAATGTCAGGTGGACCTCGTTGTCGTTTTACCTGTACCTTTCTCACTTTAATCCTAAGTGGTTGATCACGAAAACTCAGCTTAGGTACAGACATTTCGTGTATAAACAAGACATATATAGGATGTTGTGTGCCTTTAAACATGTGTAAACATATTCTCATTATCTTGTGCGCTGCACTTGTTGCCCAATTTCTTCCAAAAAAGTCTCACTACACATTCCAAGGAGTCGCGCAGCCAAATTCTACAATGCAGTGGAGTACACAATATTCAGACCTACAGGGCATGGTTTTTGTACATGTCATTGGTAATGGTACTATAAAATACATGAATGTAGAAAAAGGAATATCTGATCATTTCTTTTTCCATTTATATGGAAATGTTCCAGATATTTACTGTGAGTCGCATACCATTTGTAAGGCAGTTGCGCATTTAATTACTTGAATATAAAAACCTAGTAAAACTAAGCAATGTTTCCACTACCTGAAGCATGCCATGCTACTTTGAAAATATGGCAAGGTACAGTCATAGAAGGATATGGCTTGACCGGATATTCTGTGGCTTGGTGTGGAGAACCTTTCAATGGTACAATTACAAAGGGTAATATAACACCTAAATGTGTATTTATTTTACGACACAGCGACTACTTTAAATACGCAGTGCATGATGTTTCTGGTTTCAGAGAGATTCCTGAGAAATGGTACTCAAAGTGCTTTCTTAAAGTAAGTGAAATTCCGAGTGAAAATATTGTCACAGTCTGTGTGAACGGTTCGTATGTTGACTTACCATTTCTACCTCATTCATTATTCAACAGGAAAATGAGTGCCAAACGAAGGAAGAAAATACACAAGGTCGATCATACAGTTGTATACCCCACATGGGAACATCAAAAAGGTAAGACTATTCATTTTAAGGTTGCTAAATCGTTTAAGGACATTTTTAACAAAGCTGATGCAAATGAAGTTACATTACAGGATCCATTTGAAGGGTATGAAAGTATGGAAGAAATTACAGCTACAAAAACTGGCAGACATGCATTTAAAACAGTAGCAGGTTTTATTTACTATCATTGTAGAGATAACTTAGGATACCCACTTAATTTAAATACACGATGAAATAGACTGTTCTCTTAGAAATACAGATGCTTTGATCCTACAAATAGGACAATAATCTGGCATAAAACAGTTAGGATGAACTATTTTTGTACCACACATGCATCTATATACTTTAATGGGCATTGGCTTTGTAAAACTTTTAAATGATTTCATACACGAATGACATTGTGGTTGTACTTTGAAAGGATTTGGTAGAGGCGGTGCTTCTACATCAGGAGCATTTGTACCAACCATGTCCATGAACTTTGTAGGTCCACCATGGCTTCCGAACCACGATGCCCCTTTCTTTGTTTCAAAAGCATAGTACATGTTAGGGTCTTGCCACCATTTATGTATCTGTTGTATAGATCCATGATTACATAAAGCTAGTAGCCTAACCCCGTGTTCTAAATTCTGTTTTGTACTATTTTCTGGTGTAAACCCTAGCATTGTGTAAGTTTATCTTTCGTCAGATACACCGTTATACATCATATCTATGAGAGTGTCAATACGAGCCTGCATGGTTTGGTCGTTTTCATATGTTTTTTTTAGACTTTCTAACCCATGCTTTGCATTTATTATTTGATCTTCCATTCCAGGATAATTTCTGTTGTTGTGTGCAGTCATAAAGATATCTCTGATTCTGCCAAAGTCACTTCGACGTGTAGCACCATCGAGCCAGCGAATAATCCATTCTGGGAGAAGTTTGTGTTCATAAATTCTGAAATGTGTTTGTCGTGTATGTAATCTCTGGTAAGGTTCCAGACAGGCTATGACTCTGAGGTTGATAATCACATCCTCCATTTATGAACGGTAATTCATTTAAATATAACACCATATAAATATCCGAATGTTCATGAAAATGAACGCAGAACTGTTTAAAGTCCACCTAGCGTCTAGAAAAGTACACCCAGAACCTCTTAGGACTGCTGAGGTTTCTTTAGATCTCCCATCGCATTATACGGCTGGATGTAAAACCTCTCTGTTGGATCCATGTAGAGTTTTGTTTGCAAATTTGGACCAGGGTACCCAAAGTGTCATACTTAACATACCAAACAAAAGTAACATTTTAGATTGGGTAAATACATTTGCCACATATGGTGGGAAGGATATGAGATTGTCCAGGTTTCAGAGGGCTTATGGTGGAATGATGAATCCACCCATAAGGGTTTGGGAAAAACAATCTGGTAAGTATGTACGATCGAACAAAAAAGTAAAAGTCGGATCCCTTGTTCAGTGTGGATGTACAGTCAGGGAAAGTAAAGGGAAAGTTTATTTTGATCTGCACAGAGACATTGTGATACTGGAAACTGGTACAAAATCTGTTCAATATTTCAGTGATGATGAGGTTTAAAATGAAATGGACATTATTGATGTTTTTGCCGTTGGTGAATGGATGTTGGATGTATTCAAAAGAAAACATGGTCGAAAAAATTGAGAATTTGTTAGATGGTAGAGATGTGAACCGGAATTTTATTCGTGAACTCGAAAAAAAACTTCCAAAAGCTGTTTCATGGGCAATAAATAAAATTGGAGTAGACAAAGCGTTTATTGATTGTGATGCTAACAAAGACGGGTCAATCACTGTGAAAGAAATTAGAGATACAGACACATGCATGAAATCCTGTACAAAGCTGGCAGTTTTAAACATGGTCCTATGAGTATAAGCCATTTACATTTTACTTAAATGGACAATATTTTACTAGTGTCAAAGACATTAGATTTTGCACATCTTATGAGAATCGCAGAAGGCATGTCATACAAACATAGTGAAATAGTGATCAAGGCTAGAGGGAAGCAGATACAGAGAGCTGTAGAGATTGCAGTCATGCTGAAAGTGAGAGGGAGGGGTGAAGTGAATGATACAACATATAGTACCGAAAATGGGATTGTGCACATTCCGAGTATAGAGATAAAATTAACGGTGTATTAAGCATTTAGTATTACAAATAAACATGACTGAAGAACAAAGGATATGGTTAAAATGTGCATTACTGGTCATCGAGGAGTATTTCTCTATTCGAGGCTAATTGTTTTCTAAGAAATACCCTACAAGTCTCTTTATCTGCATCTATTCGTACACCATATATTTGGTCATTTTTATCCGACTCCAACCATTCGAATGGAAATTCTCTAAGAAAAACAGCTGTTTTCTCATCTACAAGTACGTCATCGAAAAGTGAAAGTTTGGGTGTGTCTTCCTTGTTCAAAGCAACCATACTGAATAGTTTTTTAGGATCGGAGTCATTATATTGTACTTTTACATTGTTACACGAGTTTAGAATAATCATTTATTAGGTTTAGATTCCTTTTATAGTCTTCCATAATTTAATATCATCCACATGCAGTGTTTCTCTCTTCCCTTGGATGGCAATGAGGTTGGCATCGTGAAACATTCCAACTAAAAAGTCCTCTGCATCTGTCTGTAATGCACTAAGTGCATCCTTTCTGAAACGAATATCTTGATCTGAATAATTTTTTGTCATCTCTCTAACAAGTCTGTGGAAAGGAGCAGTTGGGATGACAGCTGACGTCTTGGATTGTTCGTCACGAACTTCTCTGAGAGCTTTGGAGCGGAGACGTACAGGTTTTGGTTTATTCGCAGGGATCATTTAATGGAATAAGACATGCTTTAATACTATGTTGATTTTGTTATTTAGGGGGGTTGGTGTACGACAATCCTTCACCCAATCGTGTTCGACAATTTTCCTGGACACATGCTTTGTTTTCCATATGTTCAATAAATCTTTTGATTCGTACAGCATCTTCTTTAGGTACCCAACTGTTAAAGTCTCTCACTGCTTGATGTGTTTCTCTGACAAACTTGTTGTCTGTTTTTGCAAATGTGAAAGCTTCCCCCTCACTGTCAGGTACAATAAAGTCCGTCATCTCTGGATGTATCCCTACACAATCATCTTCTCCAATGCTGTCAAATGCTGGATCACCCACAGGTACTACTCCTTGTTCGTCAAGTCTGGCAAAAGTACTATCACTCAATGGACGAAACCCAATTTCATTCAATGCACCTATGATATTTGCATGTTTTGATGTCTCTACATGAGAAATAACACATCCCTTTGGTACTTCGTACCACTCTTCAGAGTAAGACCAAACATTATTATCTTTCTTTTCTATATAGTATACCTCTACGTTGTCTCCACTAACCCCTACGACCTCCCCGTACCATATTTCGTCGTTTTCGGCTGCCAGGGACAGGTAATCACCGACTTTCATTTGATAACGACCGAATGGCTTTATACTTCTACTTTTTTGATGCATCCTTTTTCAATGCAACAAAATTGCGCAGTACCCATTTCTTCTGAACTAAGTTAAGCTCCTTATTGAAGTCTGGTAATACTTTAAACTTATCTGGGTGTTTCTTCATGGACTTCCTTGCGTATTTTTGGAATAATTTTTGAATGTTGTTCCAAATTTTATCCTTATCTTCTTTTTTCATTTTGTCATAAGATATTGACTCTCCTGTCAGTTCATTTACAATATCGGTGTACAATTTTATCAGTTCTTCTTTATCACTCGACTCATCTGACAGATCGACTGTATGTACTTTTTTCTCACTCGACCCTGATAGATCGACAATTTTTCTCTTTTTCTTTGGTTTGCCAGTTCTCCAAGCTGTAATCTGAGCTTTAAAATCCTTTCGATGTTCTACAGACTGAAATACCATAATTGCAGTGTCCCACCTATTATCACCATATGTTGTCTCTTCGTTATTATTAAGATATTCTACCATATCAGGTGCAGATAATTGTGTAGTCAGAGCTGAATTCGTTACTTCAGGATCGTTCCCTGGTTGGAGTGAATCGGAGTATGTAAAAAAGGTATTATCATACTTATTATCATATTCAACTCTCATTGCAGTCCAATGACCCCCTTCTCTAGGTTCAAAGAAGAACAGCATGCCCATAAGCCCATCGGCGTTTAAGTATTCCTGAGCGTGGGCGTCCCATGGATCCTTCGAACTGGCTATGAGTTCTAATGCAACATGGGTATCTTTAGTATCCATGCGCTTACCATTTTCATCTAACTCGACACCTGCACCTAACGCAATCATGACCTCCCGTGTCGTCCACCAATCTTCTTCCCCATTGATTTGTTGAAGGTCTACTGGATTATATGATCCAATGTTGAGGTTGTTTAATGCATACATTGCGCATGTGCCACTACGGGGAGGCTGCATCTTATTCGGGGACATGAATCCTGGTTCATTTTCTGGTTTGCCATTCCACATGTTTTGTGGACCAGCGGATAATCGAGATCTCATGTTTTCTCTAAAGTATAGAGACATCAGTTTTCCGTTTTCAAACCCTTCTAGTTTTTTTGTACCATAAAAGTGCCGGTCCCGTTCATTTCCCAGAACAATAAAGTTGTCTGGTTCATAACCTGGTAAATCCCATTCATTTATCTTCCTTATGATATTTATACATGAGCTGCGATGTGAGTTATTGTTGATGAGGTATATAGGACGTTTGTACAGCGAAACTGCAGCATGGGCAATGGCTTGGTCTGCCCATGTGACACCATCACTGGTTGACCCGTCTAGTCTCATTTTCACAAGATAGTTTTGCAGTTTGGTATCGTAAGCATCTTCTTCTTTGTCTAGTAAAACAAAAGAATTCCTTCGTCTCACTTGTATCATCTCACTTATCGGGTCGTTAGGGTCTTTTTCTAGAATACGAACTAGCTCATCTACTATATTATTTCGTATTTCACTTGCAGTATCTTCGAGACCCAATGTTAACCTCAAAGCGTCAAAGAAACAGTTTCCATCAATAGCGGTGTTGTCTCGTCGTTCAAGGTTGTAGGCTTTCATAACGGTTGTCATATTCCTTTCGTTTCTCATCCCTATTCCTCGTCCTCGACTCTTTCCTCGTCCTCGACTCTTTCCTCGTCCTCGACTCTTTGCTCGACCTCGGCTCTTTGCTCGACCTGTTGTTTTCTTTTTGGAAGCCTTTTCTTTCGGTTTACCATATTCGAAAACACTATCGTCTAGATCAAGTATTTCTTTGGCTTTTTTAGGAAACGCTTTGTACTTACTAGGGTTCCCAGGGGCTGTTTCTTCTGTTTTATCGTATAATCCTATCATTTTACCACGAGGGAAAAGAAAATTAGAGTTCTTTGCTGTCTTTAACTGTACGAACGTGTTTTCTTTTAATTTGGAGATATCCACACCATTTTTGAAAAAATCATACCGAAGTGCAAATGGTATTCCATTTGTTCTTGTTGTTGTTTTCATGTCCATCTCGTTTTTGTCTGTATATTCTGTGACAAAGTGGAGAATAGCCATGACTTCTAAAAATTTATGAACCTTTTGCAGAGAGTAGATAACTTCGTCTTTTTTCTGTTCGGCTGTAAACCAATCTGAATTACTCCTGTCTTGAGTAGTTTTCACATTTTCAGCAAATGTATTGTGGTTTTCGTAAGAGCATATACTGCAGAGATCTCTAATGGTTTCTAGATTGCTGTTTCTCGAAACATTATTGTAGATGTACTTTGCAGCTGACATCAAGGTTTTAAAATCATCGTTGTGATAATTTTCGGCTAGAATGCTGAGTCGCGACTCTATGTTTTTGATATCGTCTGGGTTTCCATCTGACTGTAACGCCTGGAGTTCTTTCTTTAGTTTTTCTTCGTCAAGGTTACCAGAAAATTTTGAAATCATATCCATGAATTCTTCTATGGACATAACAATGTTGATTTTCTGAGCGCGCTTGTTTATGGCTTTTACACCTGCCTTTCCGAGTGCATCCTTCATCAACACCCAATCGGTGTCACCCATCGCATATAATTGACGGTTCAGTGGGATTGTTTTGTTGTCTGTACCACCAGGAGAAAGTTTTTCAAGCATTTTTTGTTTTTCGTTTATCTTGTCGTCCAGCACGCGCGTCTGTGGAGCTATAGTGTCAGCAGCGTAGTCTTGATCCACAGCATCGCCTACGTTACCCATTCCTTTCCTTTTATCTACTAGTTTGTTTATTTCATTTGCCAAATTATCTAGTTCGTCAGTTGCTTTCTTAATTTGATCTTTCAAATCTAAAATTTCTTTGTATATTTTCTGTTGTAAATCTTTATCGTCTGGTATGCTCCCAGTGCCTTCCATGAGATTTTTAAAGAGTCCATATTTACCCTGTCTTACTCTAGACACATTTAGCATGGTTTTTTGCAAGTCTTTGATATTAAACTTGCCATTTTTGGTTAGTTTTTTATTAAACACGTTTACAATATCTTTATCGTCTTCTTTACTGATGTTCATTATGTCAAGTAAATCGTATAGATAAGATCTTATATGATCTATGGGTTCATTTTCTTTGTAGTCCTTCAATTTCTTATCTTTTAAACTGGTCATGACTTCTTTTCTCGTGCGCCCTGCTATTTCCATCAACTGAGTGTACGTTAAAGACTTATAATTTCTATTAACTTGTTTGGCTGTTAATTTGGCTGTTAAACCAAGTAACGCTGCGCCTTCCATAGCATCAGATAGATTTGTGTCTGTCACTTTATCGAAATGGCGGTATACTAATTCCCAGAAGTCATCATCATCCCCCACTTGAAGACCCATGTCCTTTATGCACTGTTCAAATCTCTCCTTGGTATCCCAAACTGGGTGTAGAGTGACATACTTGTAGAAAGCCCCTATTTTATTTTTGTCTCCCATCTTTGTTTTAATCTTCTCTAGTATTATGTCTACTCCCTCCTCGTCGTCGTAAATATGTCTTGTCTCTTCTTTAACTTTTTTCTTAATAATATCACAAACGTCACTGTAACTGAAATATGTTTGATTTTCTTCGTTTACCATGACCAAACGGCTTTCATCGTACATCCTTTCTTTAGCATAGACTTCTAGAATGAGGGGGTCCATATCTTTTTTATGAACAAAAAAGTTTTTTTTCATCATTTGGACCTTTTTGGCAATGTCTTGCCTGTCAGCCAGACGATAGTCTTCTGAAAAAAATTTGTTAGGGTTGCTGAATGTTATGTACCAATTACCTGCAATGAAGACCATGTAATGGTCCGAAATGAGCTCTGCTGCAAAGCATTCTAAACCAATGTTTGAATCCATTATTTTTGGGTTCAAAAAATCACGTCTAATTTTTCTTAAATTAATACTGTCTGATGATACCCAACTTTTCACAATTTGATCCTCATCATAAGTACTACTTGCTTTGTCGTATTTGATCTGATTTCCACTTGCAAGACGAATGATGTTGTATTCTAATATACCATCATACGATATATTTTTTGTACGCCGGTCCTGTTTGGGTGGTACATAATCAAAGTTAGCCTCTCCAGATGCAAGTATAAATCCGTCTGACTTCATTTGTTTTTTCTTTACCATTTTATATGAATCTGTGTATTTTTGATACTGATTAACATACGTGCCTTTTCCGCCTCCTACGTTTTTAAAGTAACCTGCAACCACTGATTCTCTAGATTTTCTGTCTATTCTTATTTTAATGTGACTATTAAGCCTTTCTTTTGCATATGGTAGTCTTAACTTGTAAAAAAATCCATCGTGTGCAACGACAGAGCTTAAAGACATGGTTTGATACCATGTTATCGAACTTTTAAATGTTTTTTGAGAACTCTTTCCTGTAGTGACCTGCTTGTAAACTACTGGTATTGACATTTCTTCATCACCCACTGTAATTGTAATCATTTCATTTGACTCATCCATTTATGTGTGACCATTGTGTATTTATATGTTATCTATTTAGTAAATGAACGCTCAGAACGAACTGTTAAAAAATTTGATGGAGCGTGCAGGGGTTAAAAAATCTAGAAAACGAGCTAGAGACACGGTGTATCAAAAGGAAAGTATATATGTGAGATGTCCAAATACAAAGACGCGCTCCGAATCATCCGACACAGACTTGCCTTCTTCAGAGGAGAGGTCCACGAATCATGTGGAAAGGAGTTGTTAGCCAGAGTACTTGGAAGTGAGGACGAGTTAATTATGCTGGAAGAGATTGAAAACATGTACGAGCCCACATCTTACAAGTGGAAACCTGGAATGTATGTGGACTACATTACTCCGGAAGTGTGTCGCCACATACAACTTATTTACCTTGACAGGGGGTTAGGAAATGATGAAGGAAATGACAACACATCTGGACAAGAGGCTTCAGAAAATACAGAATTTATTAGAGGAGGGGAATCGGAACATAAACGACTCAAGACAAGAGCTGACTGAAGAGATAGGGCATTTACACGTAAAGGTTGATAGAGTTCAAGATACAGTTACTTATATTAAGAAGAAAATGACTAGAATGACTCCTACTCGCCTCGGGATTCTACTGGTCCTAATATTCGTTTTATGGATCTGGTCACTATACTGGTTTGGTGCTGTAAAGTTGAATTTATCAGATAAATAAGGTCGGCAACTATGTACACGCCTGTGAAAATCATAATGTACAGACTGTCGTACATGATTAGCACATACACATGTTGGACAATAAGTGCTACCCACACATATTGGAATAGTTCTATATTTTGTTGGTTTAGACCCATGATGAGAGTGTGGACAACGAATTGAGTATATCCAAATATCCTAGTTGCGTCTTCAGAATATGTAAACAGCCCAGCGTATACAAAATCATGGAAAAATAAAATGTAAACACATGTAGTGTAAACATATTTTAAAAATTTTACTCGTTTCTTTTCAAACAAACTTTTTGCCTGGGTTATCATGAGGACAAGCTGTATTAGTATAACGAATACATTTGTTAGACACTCACCAAAAAAAACTGCTCCTTCTTTTGTAGGAAAGAAAAAATACCTCCAAGTCCGTATTGCACTGATCACCCATGCCAATCCTGAACACACAGCTGCCAAACCTAATAACCCTGAAGCCAGATAACGTATACGTTCGTATGGGTACAGGGTATAGAAGAGCAATGCAATCTGTGCTACAGCGTTTGGATAGTGGTATATAGTAAGTGTGTTAAAGGATGAGGAAATGCTAACCAAAAACAATTGAGTGAATACAAAGGTAAGCATTTTATAATTGTTCTGGACCTTAAATATACGGTGTACATAAGGAAATGTAATTGTAAGTAAAATATGTTGCGTCTTAAGGATGTAGTACCAAAGCCCGACGAAAAAATTTATTCAATGGATGTAAGTAGAAAAGGTGCCAAGCAGTTTATGGCACGCACTCTGCCATCTATGTGGTCTCTGATGCAGAGTGGGGACAGAAATTACTGTGAGATCATTGAGGATCGCCCCTGTCACATGTTTTTTGACTTGGACGATGGGGATGTGAGAGAGCAGTGGAGTGTACTTGAAAAAATGCTGGACAAAATGTTTCATGCTCTTCGAGAACACATAGGCACGGTGCAGTACATGTTTCTAGATGCTTCGAAAGGAAAGAAGCAAAGTGCACACATTATTGTAATGGCTGAAAAATATCTGCTTGAATCACCTGTTCAAGGTAGAGCATTGTACCAGAGGTTGGTGGACATTTATGGTGAAGATGTCCCTAAAATAGATTTAGGTGTGTATACTAGAAACAGATGTTTCCGCATGCTTGGAAATTCAAAGTATGGTCAGGACCGCCCCCTTATAGGGTTAGAATGGACTATGGAAAACTGGGTTAGAACACTGGTGCAACCAGTTCGTTCAAAAGATGTTGTTTCACTAGGTCTTCAAAAAGTTACAAGTGCTCCCATGCGCAATAGTATGGTTCCACCGTGTGTGGAGGCTGTCTTAGACTGGGCTGGTGCATCAGAATACAGGTGGAAAAATGATCTGGAATGGGTTTGGGGTGGTCACCTACAAAAAGGTGTGTGCAAACTGGCTGGACGCATGCATAGGAAAAACAACAGATACTATATTTACAAAGCCCCAGATGTGTTCACAGTAGGATGCCACCATTGTCACAAGAGATACAATGAAGCTATACCTGACGATATTCAAGAACCTGTCATGAAATTTTTAAATCAAATCATTAAGCTTTGAATACTTTCTTTATACATAATTTTATAAGTGTTCACCCAGTGGGAGTTCAACAGACGACTTGCACTGAATGTTTCTCCGTGTAAGTACCAAGGCTGCTCTTTTAGCCACTCTAGAACAAGTCCACACATAAATTTAGGAAAATGGCGTAATCTGTAGTAATGGAACCATTTTACAGCTATGTCTGTATGTACACACAAATGCACATCATTTGTGATTATTTGAACACCATTTGTGACACCCAGTGTCTTCCCAGATGAACAACATCGTGAGTTTAAGGGCACTGAGTTCATCTGTGTCACATATGATGAATTGTGAATGTACAGGAGTTCTGGACAAGAGTTTTCCATAAATTTAGCGCATACCTTTACACGTTCGTTTGTCATAGATTGTAACTCTTTTGTGTTTGGTTCTAGTTGACCACATAGCACTTTGTAAATATATGTAACAAAAAAGTCCATATCTAAGAATACATGTTTACTTATACACATGCTTTCACAGTATCTTTGCGCGTGAAATGGTCATAGATGCCTTTGGTAGGTTAAATGAAATATTAAAACCTTCTTGTTCAATATGTTTTAGTATTGGATATGTTAAACACTCGATGTTTTTGACAATAAGATAATTATTTTCAATCTCAGTCTCAAACTCACATATATCTTCAATACCTAATAACACACGTACAGCTGCATCAAACTTCCCACACTCGTATTTTTCTGGAATGTTTCCTTTGAATATCTCAATTGCAATCCTTCTTTTCTTTCTTGAGGCACCGGACTTTAAACACTCTATATAAACACCATGTTTCAGGTCTACCTCTATGCCAACTGGGGTTTTAAGGTCTTGAGTATCGTGCATGGTTTTCAAAGAGAATTCGTCGGGGTGGATGATAATCTTGAATCTGGATGGTGTTTCAGACAACTTATATTTACTTACTTTGAATAAAGTTAGAATATCTTCTAGATATTTCGTGTCTTCAGGTAACATCTCCTCGGACATTTAAGCATATAAATAGTATCACCATCTATTCAAATGATACTAGGGCTCTGTGCCATAGTCGTTGGAAATGTGTTTGTGTGGAGTTCTGATGAAGAAACAACACAGTTTTTTTCAGGTTGGGTGTTAGGCATAATTGCACTTATATTGGCACCTTCATTTCCTAGGATACCTAAAATTATTCTGACATCTATAGCATGTGTATATGTCGTTACTAATGAACAGAAACTCACCACCCCCGCACCTTTGATAAATTGCCTGAATGGGGAATCGAGGGTTATTGGGGGTGAACTCAAATGTGTTTGTATCCCCCCATATGTTGGTGAGGCGTGTAATGAGTGTCCCCCGGGTGCTATTAATGTAGGTAACGAAACACACGACATATGCTATACTTGTAAATACCAGTATGTGTTTCCCCACTGCACAAAAATGCAACCGGGGTATGAATCAGAACACAAATGCTATGATCGATGGGTACCATCATGTAGAAACGATAACTCCATTTCTTTACCTATTTTATTCGATAAGACATATGAAAATGTTGAAGGAGACAGAAATCTGCTATATGATGTGTCTGAAACTATGTGCATGAATGATTATGATGGTTCTGTGTATTGTGACAAATGCAAGGATAACCATGCTGGACCAGACTGTTGTCCTGACGGTAAGTATGGTCAAGGGTGTAGTAAAGATGTACCAAAATGTAATGGTGACCTCGATTACAATGCAAAGCTTCAAAAGAATACGATTCCGACAGGATACTCTCTCGTAGATCCACAAATATGTTATAATGCATCTTGTACATGTGGTGGCGAATTTATAGGAGATTCTTTATGTGCATCTAATTTTTGTGTGAATGGAAAATGTGCAGATATATCTAGGGTACCAGAGTATAGGTTCAGATGTCAGTGTGATGTGGGAGTTGGACCAGATTGTGTTACACCACCATGTTACGGTGGTACTAGAATGTGGGCAGGTAAAGGTTTATGCAGATGTAACGCGAAACACACTGATTCGTTTGAAGGGATGATTTTTGATGCTTGTGAGAAACAAACAGATGGAAAGTGTTATCCCGACCTTTTTGGTGAGAGCTGTAAAGAGTGCCAGTGTGCTGTAGATATTAAGAATGCTTCAAAAACTCGTCAGTGTCCTAAAACTCACTATGGTGTGTTTGAAAGAGATTTTAGAACGAAAGAATTTGTAGAAACCGATGAACAGAAATGCATGGTCTCAGGAACGTGTACGAATAAACCAGACGACTGTGGGGATGTTGACGAAGGCTCAGATAGGTGTACGCTGTTTACAAACCCTCAGACGTTCTCTGCCATCTTGTTTAGTGGAAACAACTGCACAGACACAAAGGACTCGAAGTGCAGAGTTTGGGAACCTTGTAGACCTACATGAACTCTAAAACCCAACCAGCGCTATATTTTTCTAGAAACTCGTGGTGGCGTATTATCTTAGACAATTTGCGTTCGACTTCCCAGTCTGCAGGGAACTGAAGTGCATCCACCCAGCCAAATGCATCGTCTGTGTTCGTATTACGTACAAGAGTTACTAAAGACTCGTGAAAATTTCTATTTCCAGTAATACGATTCACGATTAGTTGCGCTGCTGGGAGAATGGAGTCCTCTATAGTCACATCAATGCCAGGAGTTTTACATAAAGATTCCATTAGCACTTCTTTCCATCCCTCTAGAGATTTTGTACACATCTCCTTTAAATCATAGTTTACAGTATGACGAAGTATAGTTGTCCGACATGTTGGGCATGTTGTATTGTTTCGTCTATCAATATATTCATCTGCACATGTTTTACATAACCCATGTGAACAAGGTTGAAGTATGTAAGGTATGCGTTGACCACTGTATCTATTGTGACATATTGGACACCTTGGGGTTGTCATTGGTTAGATTGATGTTATTACTTATACGTGTATAGAATAACGGTGTATAAAGGCGATTTAGTGTTCTCAAAGATGGAAAAACTTCGTCGTTGTATTCTTCAAGTCAATGTCATATGCTCTGAACCAGACGAACAAGACCCTAGGAAAATATTAGATGTCAACGAGTACCAGGGAACCTGTTTTAGAGTGAATGCAGGGTTCCTTTCTAAACTACCCTTCTTTTCAGAAGACAAAATTTTTTTCGTGACAAACTTTCATGTGTGTGACGATGCAGACGACCGTCTGGTTTATCTTCGAACAGCATCTATGGGTAAATCCATGTTTACAGCCTTTGTAGAGGCTGTAGTGCCCAAGCTGGATGTTGCCATACTATCCATTAGTCCCGAAACAAAACATGAAAAATGGTTTCTTTCCGAACTCCCTAACAAATATTTGAACAATATTAAAACAGCAGAGCTTTGTCCAACACGGATTTCCAGCAAGACCCGTAAAGTATCTACCATTGGGTTTCCACAAGGATTAGAAAATCAGGTCTCGTCGGGGTGGTTAGCAGGGAGAGGAAGTGACGAGGAGGAGATGCTACAGTTAAATATGAGTATCAATAGTGGGAACTCAGGTGGACCACTTTTCGACGACAAAGGACGAGTCATTGGAATATGTACAAGTACATTAGGGTGTGCAGAGGCTATTGCATTCGCTGTACCTGCATATAGTGTGATCAACTATTTCCTAAAGTTTTACACTGCACCATATGGGTACTTTCCAGTGTGGGGGTTTTCTTTACTCCCAATGACAGATGCTTTTAAGAAAGTTCACAGGATTCGAGGCACTGGGGCTGTGGTGAATGAAGTGCATCCGATGTCTTGCATGTGTAATATATTAAAATCAGGTGATGTCATCCATTCTGTAGGTGGTCATGAACTAGATATGTTTGGGTTGATGAAAGATAATACACGAGGAAGTAAGATTACCATTCACAATACCGAGTTCATCATGTCTCTGGATACATCTGTAGAGATCTCATACTCTAGGAAAGGTATGAAAAAGAAAATAAATGTAACACCAACGCCCATTCGGTATAAAGTGACAGACAACTACAAGGAATGGTGCCCACGCAAGGTAATAGAGTTCGGACCTTTCATCTTTCAGAATTTGTCCACAAATCTAATGACCTCGGAAGAAATACCCACATGCAAAAACATCAAAATGTTGGGACAAATTGAAATGACCAAAAGCATTAAAGAAATGGTGGTGATCAGTAAGATTGATCCAAACAGCTATGTTGCTTCTTTAGAAAAACCAGAGGAATATGACGAACTCATTAGCATCAATAGGACAAAGATAAAAGGAATGGACGATGTGAAGAAAGCATGTGATGCAGTCAAACAGATGCACAAGGGAGGGGAAAAATACTTTAGCATGAGGACGAGTTCAGGAGAAATGTGGTTTACAATAAGTAAAGTATTAACTAAAAAAAGAAAAAGAAATTAGATTTTCTGGTACACTCTCATATACGAGTAATCTGTATGTACAGGCTTCCACGCATGGTTGAAGTCTCTAAAGAGCCACGCGACTTCATGTATTTCTTCTTCTGCTTTATCCCATTTTTCTGCGGTTTTACTAGAGTAAAATGTAATCTCCAAATATCCATTCTTTACGATCGCTTTTGCTTCTCTCATGTATCCACGGTATAGATAGATGGATTTCAGATCTGTGTTTTTCTTATCCATAGTGTACGATACCACATGGTGTTTAAATGTATCGAATGGTTTTTCCAGGTTGTCTTCCATGAGTATATACGCATCGTTATTTTTCTTTCGTCCGTAAAGACTGTGGTTGCTACCCATTTGACTGAAATATGTGTGTATAAATATATATTTCTACCTGCTAAAAATGCTACCAGATCCCAAAGATATAGAGACAATTGATCCATATATGATGGCAACTGTTACAACAATATCTGCATTATACTACATACTATCGACTATGGATATAGTGCCATGCGTATGTTAATATTCTTTCTAAAGCCATTGCACGTCTACAATGATCAGGGCTGTCTAATTTTGCAAGTCTTGAATACATATTGTACTGTTGTTTCAAAGATGTGTAAACAATCCATCTGCGTATAGACGACTGTATTGTCAAAACAGCAGTCTTTTCGTGATCTTTCATGGGTGTTACCCCGTGGAGACGTAGCCATCTCTCCACACTATAATGGCATGTTTGCAACTGTTGAGGTGAAAAGCTACTTGCACACGCAAAAGCATGAGCCTCTGACCATAAATCACCCTCATTTGTAAGAAGGGCTTGTATTACCAGTTTTTCATATGTTTCCATTGCTTCTTCAAGTGTTATTTCAGCTCTCTGTGCTTGTGATGACATTTAATACATGACTTATACATAAATAGGTGTGTAAACTTTTTAAAGAAAGAAAGATAGAGTATATCCACATCATCTTTTTGTAAAATGAAATACTTCATTGTAACCTTATTGATCGTAGGTGCACAGTCAATTGAGCTTACACCCCAAACTTGGGATGATAAAACAGCAGGGAAGTCTGTTTTCGTTAAGTTTTTCGCACCCTGGTGTGGTCATTGTAAACGCATGAAACCTGCTTGGGATGCTGTCATGGAAGAATTTGCAAGCTCTGACAGCATTCTTGTCGCCGATGTAGACTGTGTTGAAGCTGGAAAACCCTTATGTGATAAGGTGGGTGTAAAAGGGTTTCCTACCATTAAATATGGTGATCCTAATGATTTGCAGGACTATAAAGGTGGTAGAGAAAAAGACGACCTGTCGAGTTTCGCAGCTTCCCTTAAACCAGGATGCAAGACTGACACCCTGGAAAACTGTTCTGACGAAGAAAAGAAAGTCATCGAAGGTCTTAAAGGTAAAAGCTATGAAGCACTCAAAGAAATGATTTTGAATGAATCGAAAGAAAATGAACAAGTTCAGAAGGATTTCAAGGCTGAAGTAGATAAGCTTCAGACTATATTTATGGATCTTTCAAATGATAGGGACAAAAAAGTTCTGGACATAAAGGAACGCTATAACATTGGACTCGTAAATCAAATTTTAAAAAAAACTGAGAGTAAAACAGATCTTTAAGCTATCATTTCTGCCTTTATCATTGGTTCTGGTGTATAATCTATAAGTTCTATCCCCTCTACTTGCAAATCCTTCAATTCATCAGCTTCTCTTACAATGCTTAATTTTGGTAGTGGTTTAGGTATACGACCCAGTTGCTCTCTGACTGCTGATATGTGGTTTTCGTATATATGTGCATCCCCCAAGATAAGTCTCATGGTTCCAGCTTCCATACTGCACTCGTGAGCAATCAAGTGGGTCAGAAGTGCTGTGCTTGCAATGTTGAAGGGTACTCCAAGAAACAAATCTGCACTCCTTTGATACATTTGCACGTGTAGTGTGTTTTCGTGTACATAGAACTGGTAAAGTACATGACATGGCGGCAAAGATGCAGGTGTCCCGGGAGACCAGCCACATATGATATGTCTTCTAGATGCAGGGTCTTCTTTCAGTCCATGCAGTAGTGTAGCTACCTGGTCTACCCCCTGACCAGTATAGTCTGTGTAGCAGTCCTTGTATTCGGCTCCAAAGTGCCTCCACAAAAAACCATATATACCACCTGTGTCTACACCTTCTGTGTCGTATGCATCTGCATTCTTATCCCATATATGGACATTTTTATCCTTCAACTCTTGAACATTTGTAGACCCTCTCAGAAACCAAGCAAGTTCTTCTACAACTCCACGAAAGAATATTTTTTTAGTAGTCAGAGCAGGGAATCCTTCACGAAGGTCGTGTTCCAGAAATGCACCGAAAGTTGAATGGCACTTGGCATTACGTGTGTCACGAACAGGAGAACATAAGCATCGTTCCAACAAATGGAGGTACTGTTGCTCTATCATAGTTTAAATAAGATTGGATTTGTTTATACACCGTTATGAAATAAAGTTTTTAGCATCCTTTACATTTTCTGTAATGTAGTATTGACAATTAGGACCAGTATATTTCATTATAAATCCAACAGATCTGTGGTATTTTCTTGGTATAATTAAACTCACCTTACCCACATACAAGTTTAGTTTGTATTTTAGTTCACTAGCAAAGTTCCCAAAAGACCATAATTTACGGAACCCTAGTGTTTCCAATTCACGAGTATCAATAGCTAGATTGAATTTATCATGTTCTACCGCTGCTTCAAATATGATCCTCATCAGGTTAAATGTACTATCGTCTATGGTGAGGATTTTAATGCGAAGAATATTATTCTTCCAAGTGGACTTGAAACTTTTTCCTTCGTAATCCATTTGCATGGTGTATAAGCCTTTTATAGTTGTTATGAAAATGAATGCAAAGTGTGTTTATGCCAGGTTTATGTACGAAAAATGTAAACGGGGGAGGGGCGTGTGCCATGTTAAGAAGAGACTTTTGGAAGACTGTGAATACATTACAGGACCACACTATAAACTAAAACACACATTGCTAAATGATACACGTAAAAGTGGGGACACCACACACAGACACCGAGGGCAGGACTCTAGAAATTATAGAAGTAGACCCAATGCTTGTTAACTATAAACAATTTGATACTATTATTATTAACGATGGTCATGAGCAACCGAATCTTAAGGTATTCGCTAATCTATGTAAAAAATCAAATACACGCCTACTAGTAAGTGGACACCAATCTACGACATTAGAAGAACTCAGAGACATTGCAGATATATATGAAGAATAAAGTTAGCTTCTGTTACTATATTAAATATACTAAGACTAGCCTTTCATGCAACTGCCCTTTGAGTATGCTTTTTTACCTGGAGTTGGCTTATAACCAGACCAGCATCGTCCCTTCATCTTAGGTTTTGTCTTTGGTTTCATACGGGGTTTAGGTTTAGACTTAGGTTTCTTTACTTTAGGCATTTATAAAAAAATAACATGTGATTTATACTTCACAAAATTTAGTTGTGTACTTCATAGGTCTGCCCTTTTCTGTCCACTCTTTGTTTTTTTTCTTGTAGTACTTTCTGTAACTGCGAATTGCATCGACCTTTTTGTTCCTGTATACGACACACTCGTCTGGCATGGCGAGAGGAAATGGTGTGCACTTTGTTTTTTTTATTTTACCACATGCATTTTTAATCTCACGTGTCTCTAAAGGTGGATAGTACCCCAACTTCCTGAGAGCTACAAAATGAGCATGGCATTTGTGTATTTTCTTGTATCTGCGTGTGTATTCTTGTGACAACTTGAAAGCAAACTTAATTGTGTATTCCCAGTTTTCCAATGTTTTTCTAACCCAGATAGCGGTGGGATGCCATTTATGAGTAAGTTTGTATGGAGTAACACTGGCATTGTCCACAGGTGCACCACCTACATGTGCAGCAGTCCAAAGTAACTGTGCTGTCTCGAGTACCATCTTAACCGCGTGGCGATTGCAGTACTTGCGGACATTCTTGCCATGTTTGCGATGGAGCAAAAAGAGATTCATTTTGTTGCGCTACGAATTCTAGAGAGGTTGTATACACCGTGCGCAAAGGTTCTCACAGACTATATCTGGTGTTTACTGTTTGACTCTATCCAAAAAGCTCAAAACGATGTGTCTGTATTGAAAATATGTGTCATACATAAAATTATTTTATGACATGTCACACAGCATTCGAAACAGTCTAATTACGAATTTGTACATCTTTGAAGTATATATATGATCATTTTTGAAACACCTAGATGCATGCGAAACTTAGCTGAGAAAACATCAAATTATTATTTTGTCTGAATATATCAAATTATGTATTGTTTCATGCGTCACCCTTTTGTAAGTTTGACATTTTCCAATGATATATTATAAACGGTGTATATAAGACCGTTAGATTTTCTAACCAACATGCTCGTTACCAAGAGAAATGGATCTACAGAACCCGCCTCCAAGGCTAAAGTACATCGCTTTTTAAGCCATGTGAGTGAAGGGAAGACGAATGGCTTGGTCGAAACTATCATGAAGGGCATTCCTTCGAATATATCAGCATCTCAGCTTAACACCTACTTTGCCAATACAGCTCAAGCAGCTGGATATGGACTTGTAGCTGGAAGGATTGAGATGATGGGTGTTCGTAAGCAGACCTCTTCAAGTTTCACTCAAGCCATGCTCAGCCTTCCTCTAGACCCAGGGTTCCATGATAAAGTTCTCAGTCTCCAGCTGGATGATCATATTATTCACAATAACGATTTCACATATGATCTTTTTGCTTTGAGAACTCTGGAACGATCCTATCTCATGAGAGACGAGCATGGTAACATTGTAGAGAGACCCCAGTACATGTTGATGAGAGTAGCTGTCTCACTATATGATACTGTAGAAGAGATTGTCAAATGCTACAAATCACTATCTGCTAAAGAATACACACATGCTACCCCTACACTATTCAATGCAGGGATGCCTAAAGGTCAGTATGCATCTTGCTTTCTCGGTTGTATGCAGGACGACAGTATACTTGGTATCTTCAACACTGTCAAACAGTGTGCCCTCATCAGTAAAACTGCTGGTGGAATAGGGTTAAGTATATCCAACATCCGATCCACTGGGTCACATATCCAGGGAGCCATGGGTAAATCAAATGGAATTGTACCAATGCTTCGTGTCTTTAACGAGACAGCTAGATATGTTGACCAAGGTCGTAGAAGAAAGGGATCATTTGCAATGTACCTGGAACCCTGGCATTTAGATGTCGAAGCCTTTTTGGATCTTCGTAAAAACCACGGAGATGAAAACAGTAAGGCTCGTGATCTGTTCACGGCACTCTGGGTGCCTGATCTTTTCATGCAGAGGGTCATGGAAGACAAACACTGGACTTTGTTCTGTCCTAAGACAATCAACCTACAAGATTACCACTCAGAAGACTTTAATACAAAATATGTGCAAGCTGAAGAAACTCTTCCAGGACGAAAAATTAGAGCCAGAGACCTCTGGGAGAAGATTATACGGTCACAGATTGAAACAGGGACCCCCTACATCATGTTCAAGGACCGTGTGAACTCATGCAGCAATCAGCAGCACCTTGGGACGATTAAAGGATCTAATTTATGTGTCGAGGTGTGTGAATACACATCACCTGATGAAATAGCAGTGTGTACACTTGCTTCTGTAGCTCTTCCAGCCTTTGTAAAGGGCACTTTTCAATTTGACAAGTTCGGAAACACAGTAGAACAGGTTGTTCGCCACTTGGATAGAGTCATTGACAAGACATACTATCCTCTCCCAGAAGCTGAAACTTCTAACATGAAACACCGACCCATGGGCATTGGTGTACAGGGTCTTTCCGATGTGTTTCAGATGCACGATATGCCTTACGACTCCCAGGAAGCCTTGGATCTAGACGCTGCTATATTTGAGACCATGTACTATCATGCACTCAAATCTTCATGCCAGCTTGCAAAAGAGAAGGGACCTCACTACAGTTTTGAGGGAAGTCCGGCTTCAAAAGGTATTCTTCAGTTTGATTTCTATGGTATCAAACCTACTCGCCACGACTGGGATGGGTTAAAACAGCAGATTCGGTTGTATGGGTTAAGAAACTCTCTACTTATCGCACTGATGCCTACAGCAAGTACAGCTCAGATTCTAGGTAACTCTGAAGGCACAGACCCAAGAACATCCAACCTCTACAACCGTAGAGTATTATCAGGAGAATTTATGGTAGAGAATCATATTCTTCGATCAAAGGTGAACAACTGGGAGGCTGTTAAGAAGGTGATGATGAGGGACTATGGGAGTGTAAAGAATGCACCCATCTCAGAAAAGCACAAAGCTGTGTTCAAGAATGTCTGGGAAATAAGTCAGAAATATGTGATACAACACGCTGCTAAACGCCAGCCCTTTGTGTGCCAAAGTCAAAGTATGAACTTGCACCTGGCTGAGCCTACAGTGAATAAAGTGAATGCTATGTTATTCTACGCCTGGAAAGCTAAGCTTAAAACAGGGATGTACTATCTAAGAAGTCGCCCTAAAGTAAACCCGGTACAAGTTAACGAAGTGGAAGATGTATGCATGTCATGCAGTGCTTAGTATTTCTTTAGCAACCTTTTCGCCATGCTGGTGCATTTTCTTTAAAATTTTAAAATCTCTATTTACAACATCACAGTAATATCCTTTTTTTGGTACATATACGCGTACTGTTTTGTCCCCGACCTTGAACACCCCCCCGTCTCTTACATCCTGACCCACGAGATCACTCAAGTCGTCGAGATCCCTGTTAAGATTGTACCATGTATTCTCACCGATAGTACTAAAAAGCCTGCCCATTAACTGATATTTTGTCATGTAATCAGATGACTTTAAAAACTCTTTATGGTTGGTTGGGTAACATATCATGACATCTAGATCTCCATCTCGCCAGTGAGCTTTGATTTCTTTAATAGGTAGTATGTGAGCAATGGCGCCATCACAGTATTCCATATTATCAAACTTTACAGATTCAAATACAACAGGTATGGAAGCACTGGCAGTGACTTGTTGGATATTGGGTCTGGGACCAAATGATTGGTATCTACCTTCTGTTTGATTGTAGGTGCCCACGTACAGTTCTCTGTGTTTTTCTCTCCATGACTCCTCCACTATGTTTTGAAGTCTACTTTTAAACAATCCTCCATGCCAGATGAAAGCTTTTGCCATACTTACAACAGTACCCATAGTAGACCAAGATTTTGTAAATTGTTGATGGGAGTTCATTAAGTGGTCTATATCTGTAATAAAATTAACTCTATCTTCTATATCTATCTGTGCTATTTTAGTACCAATTAAAGCCCCTGCAGATATCCCACATACCTTTTTCCACTCTGTAATGTGAGGTTTTGTGACAAAGACACCTTTTAACATGCCTAGGACATATGCACTGTGATCACCACCAGAACTAATGGCTAACATTTCTATACAATATAAACTAATTTATACATTTTATTACAAGTCTCTCTTTGATTGTGGTCATCTGAGACTTAAATATAACCACGTCAAGTTTTCCATCTTCATCCATGTGTTCTCTTATGGTTTTCTCATTCCAAGGCACATGTTTACTGGATTTGATCTCACACTGTACTCCCCCAATCCTCATCCTCTTTAGATTGCTCGTCCGAAGATAATCCTCCACTTCGTCTGCTTTCCTCTTCATAGTTTCCATCACTGCTTTCCTCTCCTTGTTCAAATCCAGAAGTTTCGACTTGGCTGTGATGTACTCTTGCATCTCTGGAAGATCCTCTGGAAGATCCTCTGGCTCCGACTCCGACTCCGATTCCGATTCTGTCTGTGGTTGACTGATGGGGTCCATTGTTTGCATTTTGCATTGTACATTTCTCTCCAAATACACCGTGTTTACAAGCAAATGTTGTGATAATGATCAACCCTACTACTACAAACAGGAAGCTAAACAGTGTACTCGTATCCATTTCACACGTTTTATGGAAATATATATGTGTGCCCTGTGTTATGAAATGCCGACTGTTAGAAAGTGCATTTACCGTGGTAAAATGAGTATTATGTCAAACTACCAGCACATTGCACATTTGAAAACTCATATGACCAATAGAGGCAGCCACGATACGACAGCTGCTACGATTAAGAAAAGCCCCATGTCGTCCAATTCCCGAACCACAACACCCTCTACCATTTCACCTACAACACCAGACAAATTCATAATAGACACAAACAGTGCATAAGACACACCTTCAGACCCATCTGTGCTTAATTTTGCCGCGCTAATGACAAGTGGTAACACGAAACACATACCAGCTACACCCCCAATGACACTACGCGTCATCTCTATAGCAAATGCTGGAGCACCTACATATGTACAAAATGCTAGTATACAACTAAGTATGCCCAATGCTACAGCTAAACGGAGGCAAAACTTGAAATCGTCTATGTACTGGAAAAAGAACGATACAACACACGCTGCCATAGATCCAGTGACACTAATGATAGACAGTTCGATTGGTTGTAGTTTATCTTTCAAAACAAAAAAGAAGGCATTGTTCACCTCTGGGGTCAACCCCATAAAAACAGCAATCAGTACAAAATGTCTCATGTCATAAATAGATTTCAGAGCATTTTTTAAAGATGACTTTTCTTGAGAAGGTTCTGAAATGTTCCATATCAACAATGACAGTAAAAAAGGTCCGACTGCAGATACCCTTAGAACTGTATTATACCCAAGATACTCATAAGCCATGCCAGACAAACCTGTACCTATCATTGAACCGAACGACCTTGAAGTCCAGCATGTGCTTTGCAGTGCTTTACCTTTTGTCTTTGTGTATGTCACTACGATAGAATCGGACGCCACATCTGCATAGCATATGCACAGTGATGCCAGGGTCATGCCATAAACGATATACTCACCAAAATTTGGAAGGTACACTAATGTAAGGGCGCTCATGAATGATCCTATACACACACTCGCTCTTCTACCAGTTTTGTCCGATATAAAACCATACAGTGGTTTAAAAGCCCAAGGCATGCTGACACAAGACCATGCAAAGGCTAGGTCGGCAGAGGAATACTTATATACATTTACTAGTTGAAATTGAAGGGATAGGGAAATAAAGGCAAAGGTAAAACCATACACTGCGTATGCAAAATAGAGTGATTGCATTATTGAAAGAAACTACAAGTTAATACTCATAAAAACTTACGATCATTTCTACCATCTAAACATTTATCTAAGATACCCAATTTGGTTGTAGCCCTCTTGAACATATGAGCATCTAGAGACCCATTTGCAATCACATATGTTATTGTAAGTGGCTCTTCCAAACCGATACGATGAGCACGGTCTTCTGCTTGCATTAAAACACCAGGGACAAAATAGAGCTCTGCAAACACAATGTTGGTGGCTCTTGTTAAAGTAATACCTGTACCTGCAGCAAGCATAGAAAGACAAGCATAGTCCACCCTGCCTTCTTGAAAATCCTTCACATACTCGTCCCTCTTATCTCTCGGAGTAGATCCATCAATTCTCATACAGGGCAACACCTCTTCAATTGCGTCTCCCAATACTTTATGGTGGTGGAATACGAGGGTCTTCGGTGGCAGGTCCGCACATATTTTCTTAATCACGTCTACCTTGGCATTAGCTGTCATTAAAAACAGCTCCGATACAATCTGCTTCCTTTCAAAGATAAGTTCATGGGTTTCATGCTGAAGACATAGTTTGTTAATATCTTTCCACCTCTTAAACTTTTGTTTCATCCCCTTGCATGGAACATCCACCTCAAGGGTGGTTCTTGTCTTTGGAGGCAAGTGTTGCAAGACATCACGTTTCAATCTGCGAATAAGGCAAGTGCTCTTCATTAACCAAGCAAGCTCTTCTTTGTGTGTGGCACCCGAAACATCTACAAAACCCAGAGGTGACTGTTTTGCTCCACAGTATCTTCGTGTAAAACTTGTGTAATTACCGATCACCTTGGGCATGAGCATAAATAATTGACTCCACAGTTCTACTGGTTTGTTCGGTGCAGGTGTCCCTGTGAGTAAAAACAGGTGTTTTGTCTGTTTAGCCATCTTCATAATGGCTTTTGTTCTCTTTGCATTCTTGTTCTTTACATAATGAGACTCGTCTAGAATAAGAACATTGAACTTTCCCAAATCTCTACGATGTGTAAGATCGTAAGATATTATAATAGATGTGTCGGGGACTGACTTTCCTACGATAGAGATCTCGTGTTCTGGATACCAAAACTCCATCTCTCGCTTCCAATTCTTACACAGATAGGAGGGACATATAATACAAACACGTCCACCAAAGTGTTTGGCTAATGATATACCTTGTGCAGACTTCCCCACACCCATTTCGTCTCCTATCATGGCTCTCCCTATATGTGCAGCTCTTAACACACCTTCCTTTTGATGAGGGTAGAGTCTTAGGTCTAGATCCACTTCTGGGGGGGGGGTTATAGTAGGTCCATAGTCGGATTGTGCATACTTGGGTGGCATAAGGACCTCCATTCCCTTAGATGCTGCTACTTCAAGAATACCAATGTCTAAGGGATATTTAAGTTTTTCTTCTCTGGGGAATTCATAATGTTTTTTCTTTGTACGGAAAGGAGATTCGAAATCAATGGTGGCTTTTGCGTGGTAATGGGTATCCGAAATTCTCTGAACATCAAAAGTACATTTTCTTCGTCTCTTGATGGGACGATACATGTTTTATATAAAATTTATATGTTTTAAATACACCGTTATAGTGGCAAATGCTGTACTAAAATAGACCCAACAGCTACAACAACAATAATTACAATACATATGCTGTCTATACAATCTATTTTTTCAACTTTCATCTGTTTCAGTGGCTTCTTCGTTCTCATCTTGTTTGGTTTCCCTTTCGGCAAGTACACCGTCAGGATTTATTGCAGTGTACCCATTCAGTGATACCGACGTGCGGATGGTTTCTCTCACTCTTTCCCATACAGTCCATGGTAAAAACAGTATAGTTGTTACAAAACTAAAAAATGGATTTAATGCTTGCATGATGGGAGAGATCATTTTTGTATATCACATGTACACGTAAATACACCGCTTTTATTCACCCCCGAACCCCCAGGTTAAAGCATCGTAATCGTCAGAGTCTTCGGCGTTTTCAAATGTGTCTCGCGATGCCAACAATTCTCGATCCCTTTGTTGTTTGATCCTATGTTTTGTTCTGTCAAGGCTCCTCGATACTAGAAGTGTCAATACTTTATCCTTCATCTCTATGAATCGTTTTTTCACCATCTCATGTTTCTGTATTTGCGCCTTTGTATAGACAAGAGCCTGGCGGTATGCTTTAATTTTTTCCTTCTTTTTTTTGTCCTGCATGGCAACCCATTTCCTCTGCCGAAGCATCTCTCTCTTTCTTTTCATGTTTTCTGTGTCGGACAGCTTCACCGACCTTCTTGCATATGGATCAACGATCATCTTCGTACATCTCTTCGCTTTTGGTCGTGAAAGTTTTTTTTTTAATAAGTTAAAGTCTAGCATGGTCTTAGCATGTGTTTCTCATTTCAATGTCGTGAATATACATACACCGTTATATTTTTTATATACACCGTTTAGAAACGCAATATAATACTGTCTGTAAGTTTTCGCCTTCTTATTTTTAGTCTTTTTCGTGGTCCCTCTCCCCGTGCTGACCTTTTCTTCCCTGATGACCCCCCCCCTGCTGCTGATTCTGGGTATTCTAATGAAATAGGTTCTTTATACTCTCTTCTCATGAGCTGCTCTCCTAGACCCTGTGTACTACTGTACTCAGCGTATTCCTCTGATAGACCTCGTGTAAGGCTGAATTCCTTCGCATACTCGTCAATTTCAGATTGTAGAAAATAGCCGTTCAGTTTTTGCCGCAGGTCGTTGATCGAATATCGCATTTTTTCTACTTCAAGAAATTGAATATCTGATGCATTCATCATGTCTCTGGACATTTCTGTTTTACCATCTTCATACTCTTTCACATAAGCTTTAACATGTGATTCAATTATTTGTTTTCGCTTTACAACATCATCCCAAAAGTGAATATATGGCGTTTGTTCTAAAGTGCATATAAAAGTTCCATCCGGGGAGTATTCTATATCATTAATGATCCCCTTGAGTGGCGCAGACAGCACAATGGTGTTAGTAGATATGTCAAATTCGTATAATATCAGACTGCCAGAAAATGCAATGCGCATGCTATCTGGGGAAAGCTCAAGCTCGAGTATCTGCTGCATGTGAAAAAATTCTACTATACGAGTAACCATTTTATTTGAAATGTCACCTGCTATTTTGAAAACCTGTACAATACGACCACCGTCGCTTGGTGTTGTGGTAGCAATATGATTTTTTTTCCAGTCAATATTGCGATGGTCCCCAGGTATTTGAAACACAGCTCCTTGTGAAAATACCACATCCCCTATAGTTACAATTTTCAATGCGTCTGCAGCTGCAATTGCAATGTATTTACTGTCTGGAGAAAAACATGTATCGCGTATTTCAGCGCCTGGTTGACCTATTATTACTTTGATTACTCGATGGTTATCAGCCTGCCAAACTGTCAGACTATCTCGAGATAGTGACATCAGTTTCGACCCGTTTTCCGAAATGGCGACTTTTTTTATGGGGCTACCAAGGAATCCCAAAAAAGTCGATTTTATTGTAGATACTTCCAAATCCCAATCTTCGTCCACTGTGTTTAGGTCAAACTCACTGAGATCCCACAAAACCACTTCGCCATTTTGTGACCCAGAAATAATTTTATCCTCATGCCAGTCCATTGAATGAATGATATCTTTGTGTCCAGTGAAAGTATGAAGGCATGTGCCTGTCTTCACATCACATATCAATATATCATTATCGGGTGAAGCAGTTGCAATTTTAGTCCCATCTGGAGAAAATACAACTGCGTCCATGCCTGAGATAAGAAATCCACGGCGGGAATCTAAAGACATTTCTAATATAAATATTTACATTTATAACGGTGTATAACTGTTTTGTTCTTTTTATGTGTTAAAATGTTCCCTGCATTTATGATATGTCTACAGCGCCTCAGGGGCGATTTCTGTATCGAACATTTCCCACAAGTGCAAGATGTGTTCCCACACAACCAAACGTCCATATATCCAGCTGTAGATGCATCGTTACTCAACATACATAACGATCCAAGAGTCTCTCCGTTTGCAAGGTACCATATAGATAAAAATCTTGACACTGATTTTATGCACACGGGAAAAGCATCAGCTATCGGGTGCTCTCTATCTCATATTGGTTTGTGGCAGAAAGCTGTAGAGTTGGACCAACCAATCATTGTGTTGGAGGATGATGTTCGTATGGATAAAGATTTCATGCAAACCGCCATAGCACGCATACCACCTGGGGTGGACCATGCAGCCATTGTATATCTCCCATTCGCAGATAGGTCAGAATGTGACGAGTACTGGTGCAATGTCCAACCTAGGAGTGGTTTTGGAGGGACACAAATGTATTACTTGACACCGAGGGGTGCAAACATTCTTTTGGAACAAGCCTTGCCTATTGTATCTCAAATTGATGTATACATTGGCTATGTAGCAAACACCAGAGACGATTTTAAATCTGTTTTCTATAAGATGGAACACTTTACTACGTACGAATTCTGGAGAGAATTCAGAAGCAGTACGATTGGACACGATATTGAAATCAAGAAATTTCTTCCAGAGTCTAACATTTTCTACATTTTAAACACTGTTCTTTATATCTCTTGTATATTCTGTACAATATGGGCAATACAACAAACTATTCATACAAAATATAAAGTTTAATTACAATACGAGTGTCTAGGTGTATATGGTTCGTTTGAATCGAATGGCTGACCGAAAGGTGCCCACATGTAGATCACTATAGGCAATAATATCCAATCCCAATAGAACTGTCTCCTGTACTCGTTCACATACATGTAACTCACAAGCCCTAGAGGCAGCAAAGTACTCATGACTGTTGCAATGGTTGTCTGCCATGGTGCAGAACGGTATGTCATCCCGTTGATTACAAACCAACCTACATCTTCTACCACAAACCACAGTAAAAGATTGTAGAGCCACGTGACTATAGTGCGTTTAATCTCTTCTGGTGTTTTGTCCACTACAGATGGGCGTATGATAAACGTAACTGTAAGTGTAGCAATCATATTCATCACGATGTGGTACCATGTAAATGCAAGTATACCACTGCATGTAGTTTGGCTATCATACATCCATCCACGTTTCCCCTCTGTTTCGACTTCCATAAGGCTCCAAAGTAGTGCATGCGTGATAACATGTAGCGTGCTCATTTTTATGATTTTATGCACATCCCATATACACCGTTCAAAACGGTACCAAAACGCGACTTCTAGTGGTTTGAGCACCTAATCTTGTATTAATAGCATTTTTATAAAAAGTAGTAAAAAATATTTTTTTAATAATCATGGGAACATGCTCTAGAATGCACAGAAGTCGCGTTTTGGTACCGTTTTGAACGGTGTATTTGAGGCATGCACATATTATCAAAAGATGATTCAGTTCCAACATACTGCATGCAGTCTGGATATACCAAATAGTGTTCTCACACTATATGGTCGTACCAAAGATGGGTCTGCAGCTATACATACCAAGATAGAACCACATTTGCTATGTGGGAAGGATCCAAGGTATATTACTAAGTTAACAGAGACAAGCTCAGGACCACTTGGAAGAATAATAACCACGCCTGCTATTCCTCAAACAGCTACAGTACGTATTGTAAAGGGGAATGACATTGTTGAATGGGGACAACGTGCTTTTTACAAAGTATACTTTAAGAGTGTGATTGAATTTTTCAAGACTCGCAAGGTGCTTAGGAAACAAGCTGTGCCCATGTTCAATGATCAAGTTGGACTAGACTCACAGTGGTTCATTGCAAAGGGTCTACGCCCTTGTAGTCTGTTCGAAGTACAAGTCAACCCTTGTAGGGGGAAGAAAACATTCTGTGATGCAGAATACTGGTTGAAGAGCATCAACACCATTAAGGGGTATATCGAACCTGTCCTACTCAGCTACGATATCGAATGTTTGCTTAGACCTGGTGAGTTTCCAGACCCGAAGAGGGACCCAGTGATTACCATCGGGTGCTATACAAAGAAAGAGAGCAAGTGCTTTTGTTTGAACGACACACCAGGATATGACTCATTTGCTACAGAAGAAACCATGCTAAAAGCTTTCCTGAGGTATGTGCAACGAGTGAGTCCCGATATCCTCACTGGGTATAACATCAACAGGTTTGACAACACTTATATTGAGACCAGATGCAAAAAGTTAGGGATTGAGTTCAAGTGGTCACGTCTGAGGGGTCATGTATCTACCATTCGCCATATCACTACGCACTCCAATCAAAAAGGGACACAAGAACAATACAGACTGGACATACCGGGTGTTGTGGTTATGGATGGTTACGAGGTCATGAGAGCTCAGCATAATCTGTCAAAATACTCTTTAGAAGCTGTATGCCAAAAATTCATGGGTACAGGTAAAGATGACATGCCCTACCATCTCATTCCTGAAAAGTTTAAGACCCCAGAGGGGCGTAAAGAACTAGCAGACTATTGTGTGAAGGATTGCAAGCTCGTAGTGGATCTATTCGACAAGCTAAAAAAGGTTGTCAACCTGGTGCAAATGGGTCAAGTGACTGGGTGCTTTGCTGTAGACATTCTTAACCGTGGACAGGGGATACGAACGATCACTCTCATGCAGTACTACTGCAAAGAAAAGAACATCTTTATTCCAAGAACAGACAAACAGTCCGATGGGTTTCAGGGAGCTGTAGTATTACCACCGAAGAAGGGTATGTACAAAGATGCAGTCATATGTGTAGACTTTGCAAGTCTATATCCCAGTATTATGAGAGCACTCAATATGTGCTACAGTACACTGGTCACCAACGAAGAGATTGAAAAGAATGGATGGGTCGAGGGTGAAGATGTACGCACGGTACCAGACTATGATTGGGTAGATGGGAGACTCAAGGTGACGCACAATCCGGACAATTGCAGCTTTCTGACCACTAAAGTACGACAAGGGATTCTACCTCTCATGCTTGCAACCATGTATAATGAGAGAAAAAGGGTCAAGAAAGAAATGAAAAGGCATTATGGAACTGACGACTATGCTGTATTGGATGGTAAACAACTCGCTCTCAAAGTGGTGATGAACAGTGTCTATGGATTTACAGGTGCAAAAAAAGGATACTTACCAGAGCCACGCATTGCATCCAGTGTGACAAAGTACGGAAGAGGACTTACTCTGAGGACGATGGACAGTGTGGACAACAACCCTGCATGGAAAGGGAGTGAGGTCATTTATGGAGATAGTGTGGCAGCAGACACTCCTATCATGGTGCGTTACAAAGGAGCATTTGAGATCCTGCAGATTAGTGATCTCACACACTCCTACGTGAAGTATGGGGACAAGGAAGCATGTGATCTCACTGACTATGAAGTCTGGAGCGATAAAGGTTGGACGAAAATTCACAGAGTCATTCGTCACAAAATTGGTAAGAAAATATACAGAGTGACAACAGAGGATGCATTTGTCGATGTCACAGAAGACCACTCCATGCTAAAAAGTGATGGAACTCCTGTGAAACCGACAGAATGCACGAGAGACCTGATGCACGCAGAGTACCCGGACCAGGAGGAAAGATATTCACCTCTTAACTACTGGGATGCATGGTGGTGGGGTGTATCCCTTGGACGAAGAAAATGCACTTACGGGGTCGAGTACGAAGAGTGGAAGATTCCTACATTTATACTACTGTCACCCCAAAGAGTAATCCACGGGTTCTTTGAGGGTCTCTGTTCCACAGGTAATAACAAGGAGCGTGCCAGACGTATTATGAAGTCGAAAGAGAATGCTTTTCGATACCAGTATCTAATCCATAGACTTGGAATGAGATCAGCAATCAGCAAACATACGAAAGGCTACCGGGTGTCATTTAGAACAAGGAAGCCACCTCATAAGTTTTCAGTAGAAGAACTACCTGCTGGAGATCAATGGGTGTATGACTTGACCACTGATAATCATCACTTTGCAGTTGGACCAGGTAAACTCGTGGTACATAATACAGACTCTTGTTTTGTCAGACTGTCTAGAGAGTTTTGTAATGGAAAGAACGAAGAAGAACTCATTCAGAATGCTCATAAACAAGGAGAAGTCATGGCTTCGGATATTACTCAGATGTTTCTCAAACCAGTACTGATGGAGTACGAGAAAGCATATGCACCCCCTTTCGTGTTGTATATGAGAAAGAGATACTTTGGTAAGAAACACGAACCCGGGAAAAAGATGGAAATTGATATTAAAGGATTCGAGTGCATTCGCAGAGACTTTTGTCCAATGGTAATCAAGACGCAAAGGAAGTTGATTGAACTAGTGTTGGATTGGAAGATTGACGAGGGTGTGGCACACGTGCAAGGGGTAATGAAGAAGTTGTATGCCGGTCAGATCCCTGCAGATGACCTAGTGATGTCCAAAAAGCTGTCACAGAAGCCAGAAGACTACAAGACAACAGCACCACATGTAGAACTTGCAAAACGACTGGAAGGAAAGTACCAAGCGGGAGAACGAGTCGAGTACTTTATTCGAGCTGGGAGAGAGCCACTGAATCAGAGAGCGATCGAGAGGGAAGAATTGACTAAATATCCTCTTGATTATTCATACTATGCAGAGAAACAGCTGTGGAAACCGATTCAGAGAATTATGGATCTGGTAGTGGGTAGAAATGTCTTCCGAAGAAGAGCCATCACTGCATCAGCAAAATCAGGGAGTATGATGAAGTTTATATCAGTAGGAGATCGCAGAAAAAAAAGAAAGATAGAAGAAAATAAAATAGGTAGAACACTTACAGCTTCCGATATACGAAGCTTTTTCGGATAAAAACAAAACTTAGTTTTTTATTTTTAATACGGTGTATTTACTGATATCCAATGTTGTCAAACACCAGACACCATGAGTTCGTACGATTATTATAGCACGAGTGAGTCCGAGACTGACGAGGAGTATGAATATCAGATGAAGGAGATGGAGAAAGAAATGATTCGAGATCAGGATGGAAAATATCTTAGTGATTTGATGCATAAAAACAACATTACTTCCCCTCTGAATGGACCCATAGACGGAGCCATGCTGAATGAATGTCTTCATCCACATTTGAAGATGGAGGATGTCGTGTACAAAAATTTTTTGAGATATGATGGACATGTTGCACTACACGACCGTATTACCAGAGAGAGAGTAGACGAATTCAGAGAGGTTGCTAAGTGCATGGCTGAACATTACAGTCCATGTTGCTCTCAATTTTCTTCGTATATTAGTGGAGTAACTGCACACCTGATTAAATATCATTATAGATTATAACGGTGTATAAACACCAACAGTAGAATAGTAAATCACCATGATACTCGGTGCAGGAGTGTATGGTAAAGTTACAAAAATTAAAGTAAACGACAAGTACTTTGCATTAAAAGAATCTGAAATACCAGAGTACCCTGAAGATATAGAGCTTGTCATGGCTTGTCTTCGCGAAGAAGCTATGAATTTAAAGCACCCGCATATTATAGATCGCCACTGGTGCAGGTTTTTTAACAATAAATTTCAGATATGTATGGAAATGGGAGTGCCAATGGACAGGGCAGACGAAAGACGGATACTGCACGACATTGGTCAAGCACTATACTTTATGCACTCTAAGGGGTTTATTCACAGGGATGTAAAACCCGAGAACATTGTCAAAGTTGGTAAAGTCTACAAACTAGTTGATTTTGGGCTGACACGAAAGAAAGAATGTGATGGCACAATGACTGGGTACATGATATCTAGATGGTTTCGTCCTCCAGAACTTTTAAAATCAGAAGGAAACCTAAAATACGATGGACGTGTGGATATGTATTCACTGGGACTCACTGCTTACTTTCTACACCATGGGAAGCCTCTTTTCTATGGCAAAATACCCGAACTTTTACGTATGTACAGAAAATATAAACCTTCTGGTTTGTACAAATATATGATATGTGACTACGAGGAGAGATTCACAGCAAAACAACTTTTGGAATACTGTGGTGTTACCCCAATTGAGGGTACCGAGGGTAAACTAAAGAAAAGGTCAGGGAATATAGAAACATTTACTAACATGTTACTAGGTGGTTACGACCAGACTGCTCTAGAGTATGGATACAAAGGTATTTATAATGAATTATAATTTAGGAGTAATTCTCTAAACTTTAATCTATTTGATTCTCTATTGATGACAAATTCACCATCATCGTATTAAAACCAAAACCAAAGGATGTACAGGTCATCTAAATCTAAATCAAAGACCATTTATATGTTATCCTACTCGTATTTGTACTAATTTATTAATGTCTATGTGTTTGTCAAAAGCATTGAGCACATCTTTGTAAGAACATGCATTGATTCTGTTCTCGTCTAGGAAAGTATGCTGAGCCTTGACATAAGTGGCTGGGTTGTCCGACAATGTGACAGGCATAAGTTTAAGTCTTTCTTTTTGCACTTCGAATTCTTGTTCTGTGATAGAAGATCTCCAGTCTGCCAAGACTGCCTTGATATCGTTCACACCTTTCTCGAGGTTACGAGGTGGGAAGGTAGCTCCTACTTGGAACATACCTGGTGAAATATGAGCCTCAATTCCATATGTCAGCCCATCTCGAATACGCACTCGTGACATTAACATACCATGGAATCCGTAACCCAATACAGCTGTAGCTATGTTTAATGGTATAAAATCATTGTGAGCTCGACCAATGCCTGGCAATGCTTGTCCGAATAGAACATTGATAGAGTCTTTGTTTTGTGGAACAGTGATTGATTTTGGTGTAATACTAGCTGGTGGCACGTACTCTTCGTATTGTGAATCATGCTTAAAGTAATTACGAATCATGTTGAGCATGCTATCTTCTGGTGCGACTGACACAACTCTTCTAGGTGAGTTCTTCACAATAGAAATAGCATTTGTTAGCGAGTGATTGTATGAAGGGAGATTGAATATAGAGTTTTCCAACAGTTTCACAGAGTACTTGTTAGGATCGTAGGCTATACCCTGTTGCATAGCCCTTCCTCGCTGACCCGCTGACATGTATCCCTGTTTATCACCCCATATAGCCTCTAAGCTCGCCTTCTTCAGTTCTTCAGGCATGCCAGAGTATGTAGCCATGACGACACCGGGTCCTAGAGACCTCCAGCTTATATGAGGATCTTTCACGAGAGAGGACATAGACATTGCAAACCACTCTGTGTCTACTTTGGGTGTGAATGTAACACTAAACTGCACCATACCAGGGCGTTTCCAAGATGCACCAGGTACATTCGAAGGTTCTGAGCCACTTGAGGTTAGATGGTGAGTCCAGTCAAAACTGATAGAAGGATCGAACCGAGGGGGTGAAATCACATTACCTGTTAATCTAGATCCAACGTTTTTAAGTTTTGGAACAGTCATTGTGTTAGGACGTGTTTCACTGACTTTATAGGGGTACATGATACCCATTGTCAAGCCAGTGTCTATGAGCCAGTGCGAAGCAGCCTGGGTCAAATCAGAAGGTGAAAGTGCAGCTAGTTTCTCAAATTTAGTGTTCACATCGTTTGCGTCTCCCATGGCTACGGCTTCTGTAAATGCGTCTGCAACCCCCTGTGCGCTCTGGAGTTGTGCAATCCATCCGTTTCGGAGATCTATCTTAGCCTTATTTAATTCTGCGAGTGTTATAGGTTTAGAAGTTTGTATTTCATACACAACATTCATCATGGAAGATCTGACTGCATCGACGTCTTTGAACCCGACTGTCCACATGGAGAACAAACTACTCTGTAGAGACCGATCCCACATAACTTCCGACTGCATGCATATGCCCCTTTCCTCTAAAACATTCATGCGTTTTTTCATACAGTTAGAAAGTGCAGTTAAAGCTATGCTGTCACTATGAACACCCTTAGGACCTTTGAACCCCATTGTACACATGGTCGTGTCTCCTGGGATTGTGAATGTTCTCATCCCCAATTGGGGGGGCTCTTCGGGGTACTCGTTTGCATCCGAACGACCTGTGGTAATACTTCCAAATTCCCTTTCCACTTGGTCGTGTAACTGATCAATTGTAAATGTTTGTTCATTGAATGGTCCTGCTAATACATAGTATGCGTTGTCTGGAGTATAGGAGCGTTTGAAGTATCTCTCAAGAGCTGCACCCTTGTCTTTGACAGCCTGTTCGAGTGGGTAGTAATCTCCAATCGTGGTCTTTCGTATTTTTTCTTTCTGGTAGGCATTTTTATTGAGGGCAGCAATCATGGTTCGCATCGGGTTGCCTTTGCCCCGTTCTAATTCATTTTCTACAACTGTACACTCTGTACCTAAGCCCTCTATGAGAAGCTGGCGGTCGATCCCCCTCATGCGGTCGGCTTCTCTAGAAATAACATCTGGTATAAAATTCACAGGCACTGTGAGAAAATAGTTGGTTCGAAAGAATGATGTAGTGGCATTTTCAATACCCCCTTTCAGCTCAAGGTCAGTGATGCACCCTCCTGGGGTGTTTTTATTGTACTTTACACTACCCTTGTGAAACAGGTGTTCCCAAAAATGGGCTAGACCTTCTTCTCCAGGACGTTCGTTAGCACTGCCAATTTTATAAATGATATTTGAACATGCGGAGCCTGGAGTGTCCATGGGTACATAAAGGCATGTTAAACCGTTATCAAGTTTTCGCACTTGGTATTCTAGATTCATTTGTTAATAAAATGGATGTATTTATACCTTTACTGTGTAACATAGTGATATAATTTCTAAATCTGTACCCCAAGCATAATCAAATTTTGGTATGCTTTCTGGTTCTACCATGACTACTTTAGATGTCTTCACTCTTAACCCACTGTCTACAGCTTTTCGTGTAACAACTTTGGTTTTAGGGAAAGCTTTTTCCAATGCTTTCTTCACAGAATTATATTGTGTGATAAACGTAGCATCGGTGTGCTCTTTTAGGACACTGTATTTTGTCCCCCAAGAAGTATCGTCGTGCACTCTATAACACGAACCTTTGTACATGACGATCTTCCCGGGTGTGTCTTCTTTAGACACTCTCATAAACCCATTAATTTTAGACCGACACAGTGCACAGCTTATATTTCTTTTGTCTAGTTCGTTTGCACATGTCGCACAGAATACATGACCACACTGTGTTACAGCTGGGTTACTGATCGTTTCTAAACACACTGCACATGTTTCTTTGACACGCTCTTTTAGAATGTTCTTGTCCAGGTTAAAATTCGTTGCAATCGAGTCTATAGTACCATTGTATCTGTCTAGTTTTTCACCACGTATGTATGCTGGTACAAGTGATGGTTTCAGCAAGTACTTGGATACCATTTCCTTTTTTTTACCGTAGGGCATGAAGCGTATATTTTCGATAATAGATGTCTGTGTTATCGACTTTGATTTGCACACTATTTTTTGAACAGTCTTGATTGGGAATAATACACCCATGCTTTCCATATCTAATCGCGACAATTTTATAGATGCACTTTTCCTATTTGGTAATCCAAAAATATGAAATGTACCCGTACCAGATACTTGGTTACAAAAAGCCCAGCGAACTTTAGATGGCATTCCACATATAACATCGTGGTACACTGTACCTTCTTTTGGTATAGCAATGCATATCAAACGTTTAAACCCATGAAGCAATGTCCATGAGCGTATTAGTGTTGATCTTGTCGTCACAACAACATTACCGTCTTCACGTCTTCTCCCATGCCAACGAGGAAATTTTTTCCACATTGACAATGTGTCTTTTTCAACAACAACTAAAGTTTTCATTGGACTTCTTTTTACCAATTCTTTTGTCAATGTTGTAAAATCAATACCTGGTATGCAAACAACCCCCCCATACCTGTTCATCGATTTACTACAAAAACCTTTGTCAAGTGTAAGCCAGTGTTGGGCAACATTGCGTAGATATAACTTTTCGAGTGGCTCTATCTCCATACCAAGCATTCTGGAGAGTGCATACGATATCTCAGGACTGTGGTTAACTTCAACGATGGCAGGTGCATATTTCATCGGAGTTGAAATGTGTTCCAAAATTCGTTTCAAGGCACTATTGATAGTTATCCGAATACCCGTCCAGTAAAGTTCAACAATTACTAAGTTAAGGTCTGCATCGTATGAAACCTTTGGCTCGAAATAAGGTCGGCTAAAATGATTGTATATAGCATACTCATTCAAAGTCCATACAGATGTGTTGCCCCCCACACTAAGGAGTTCATTGAGCCTTCTTGTGTCATTATGATCCAGAGCCCGTGCAGCGTAAAGGTCTATATTCTGATTGTCAATGCTGAATCTGGGAAGCCTATGGTTAGTATATTGATCTGCTATATCACCCAACACTTGTGGTACCCCATGTGTCATCGTGTTGTATATGTCGTACATTATTTCATCCGTACTTAGGTGATTGTACATGGACATCGGTATGCCACTAGTGTAGGTTGCTCTAAATTCAAGTCTTGTAATAAAAAGAGGTTTCTTTTGATTCACTGTGATACCAGAAGCATAATTCCAAGGAAAGAGTAGACCTGGACCTCTTTCCATGTGAATTTCCCCTTGATACATGACGAACTTGTTCACATCTTCCTCCCATAAGGGAAAATCATGTGCTGCTCTTGCAATATGTCCAGAGGAATCTTGCATGCGTACGGTAAAGTTCGTAAAACTGGGTTGTATACAGATATTGTTCCCTTCCCTTCTAAAGATTCTTGCTTTCACCCAATGACCACCCAGGAAAAGACTGACAGGATCTCCAGCAGACAATGCAGATCTCCATTTCTGATCTGAATGTTTGATACGAGCTAGAGGAACCCATATAGCTGGTCCGGAGTTGACCTGGCGTCTAACGAGGTTCACCATATTGTTTCGTTTGCGTTTGACTATCCATTCGTGCATGTGATATTTCACAAGATCACCTTTGCATATTTTCCGAGTCTTTGTCATCTTTGATGAAAGAGTGGGGATGGTAAATACACCGTATAAATATAAATAGAGACACATATATGAAGAATGGCATATCTGTTGTTTATTCCTGTAGTATACTATGGGACATCTCATGTTGCTAATAAAATATTTAGTATTACATCTGACTATGTTTTGGAGAGTGAAGAGCTGCACGACGACAGCGATGCTTTACTGACAGCTGTCACTTCAGTCTTGAAACGATACAAAGATATTGAAGAATCACACCCCGCTTTTCAATCCAAAGTCCTTGTAGAAGAAGGTGTAGACTCACTTAAATACATGTCTAAGTCTACAAGGGAACACTGGTATCAACGAAATTATCACAATGAGAATGCAAAGCTGAAGAGACTTCAAGACGAGCTAGAAAGGCGTCTAAGGTTATTTCTACTGGTGGTCAAGGACTAGTCCCACGCAAATACATCAACTCAGTCTGGCGCTCTTGTAACCACATGTGGGTAGTGCTGAGTACAGTGCCACATAGCATGGCTGCAACAATGATTGTAGTAAATACATCTGCATACATAGCATTCGAAGAGGGGGTGGTGCTATGTGTTTCTTCAGTTTTATGTTGTTTATCAGACATTTAAAAGGAAAAAAACTCTTTTATAGTCATTGTTTATTCATCGGTGTTGACGGCAATGACATAGCTGGAGCAGATGGGGTCCCTTCAAATGAATATATAGATTCCCCTGGGAGAGGTGGTTGATTCACATACGCGTGTGCTTTAATATTTATGACTGGTGGTTTATTGGGCACTGGTGGGGCTTTTTTACAAGACCTACAGCATAAACAACATTTACAGCTTTTCTTTGTGCAGTGTTTTTTATGTTTGATCTGCACAGGTGTTACTTTTTTATTTTTCTTGCATCGTTGCATGCAAGCGAATATACACAAAAGGAGCACAAAGGAAGATACTATAATAACAATAGTTAAAGCAGCTGTACTGTCCTCTGTATAAGCCAGTGATGTCCCATTATAAGGTAAGGTCATGTTACTCGAGTTACTAGAGGAAGGACTCATGGTCGTGTTTATTATTGGTGTGGCAGATGGTGTTTCCAAATCATTAACTATACCAGTTATACTGGGTGTGATCACTGGACTAGGATTGCTACTACTTGGCGTATAGTTCAACAATGAAAAGTTGGAATAACTAGGTGCAACTACACTAGTAGATACTAGACTGGGTATTGGACTGGGTATTGGACTGGGTATTGGACTGGGTATTGGACTGGGTAATGGACTGGGTATTGGACTGGGTATTGGACTGGGTGTCAAACAGTCAGAATATACCAGGATTTTATCTCTGTATAGATCTATACACATGGCTGTAACATTTGCATGACGAATGTACACCGTATTTTTACCTATAAATAAAGATATTACTTGTATAAATGAAATTTCATGAACTTGTTGCGGAACACAACATTGACTACAAGTTCCATGACTTTGAAGATTTGCATGCTTCATATCTAAACCCAAGAAGAAGAGCCAGTGTCTTGCATCCTCCCCCAGAATTCCTAACAAATAAATACAAAGACACAATGAAAACTGTCAGAGATGCAGTGGAAGCTGTCCCTCTTGTCGGTGTTTCTACACGTGAAGTTATTGAGGTGGCAGAGGAAAGTTTTGATGATTTTAAAAACACTGAAGAAGCTCGTCTCTGGTTTGCAATGACTGTTGTCGATGTGAAAAATAAAATGAAAGAAAAGGGCAAAACACTTACAGTGGAAGATTTACAAAGGGTTAGCACATCATGTCGAAAATTTGTCGAATTAGAGTTGGTGAACGAACGAAATAATAGAAGTTACGTAGAGATCATAAGGGATAATGCAGTTCTCCTAAAAGATTTCTGTATTCGCATTTTAAACGAGCTTAAGAAAGGGAATTTAAGAAGTGCTATCACAGCAGTTTGGCAAGGTATATGGAGTTCAATTTCATCTGTGTATGAGATTATAAAAAATTCTTCCAGAATTGTAAAGATTCTATTATTGGCAGTGTTTATTGTCGTGGCAATGTGGTATAATGGTGTCAGTCCTCAAACATTCCTATCTGACATGATCAAAAGACTCACGGATACAGATTCAACGTGGTTTTGGGAAGTGTATATGGACGGATCTGATGGTGTATATAGAGCTGAAATACGAAATTCTTTCCTGGGTAACTACAATAAAACACATTATGATGAAACACAAAAACTTTGGAACGAGTTTGAAACGAAGAGATTTAACTTTAAGAGCAACAATCAAGAAATCGGTGGGTATATCGGCAGTGCAGCATCAGTGGCAATTGCGGGTTTGGCTGCAGCTGGAACTATAGGTACTGGTGGAGTCTTTGCGCTTTTTACTGCTGGTTGGGGCATGGTATTTGGTGGTATTTGGTTTGCAAATGAACAGCTTACCGAGGGAACAGTAAACCCTGTGTACACTGGTCCTACTATGATGAATATGACAGTTTGGAATGCTACATCAGGTGGTGATGCATATAAACAATATGACGAAAAAATGTTTCAAATTGGACAACAAATAAGGGCAGACCAAACTGCAGCTGCAGCTGATGCGGTGGCGAATGTCTTTACAAATCCCATATTTTTGAGTAATATTGCTACACCTGTAATAATGACTATACTTTGGGTTGCATGTGCTGCCGTTGGCATAAAACTTAATAATAAAGAACAAATTGTATCCGATACCCTTGAATTCAGTGGGGAGTGCTTTAAGTCATATGCAAGTGTAAAGAAGGGTCAATCCAAGGCAATTAACATACAAAGAAAAGCGTTCAATGCGTACACAGAAGCTCGATGGCAAATGGTACAGGGTGCTCAAGAAATGGGAAAGGTAGCCAGTAAAAGTCTTTTAGAAACAGTTACAGCAGCACAGAATAAACAAGTAGAAAAGAAACAGGCAAAAATAGATGCTTTACCAGATGGCAGTAAAAAAGAGATGGCGAAACTAACATTTGAATCAAAGAAACTAGGAGATTGGGCTGCAGGTGCATTGTTTTCTCAATACTTGGCAAATGTAGCTGACAAAGATGGTAAAGTAAATCTATCTGATGTTTCTAAATATTTTGAAAAGGGTATCGGGAAGAAGGTGGATTTTATCAATCTATTACAAGACAATTTTTCTTCTCCAGAACCTGAACAAGAGTCGAAACCGCCAGCGTCTAAGATAGTAGAGTCCTTGCAGTATATACCGGTTGCAAGGGCTGTAGAGTTACCTTATGCTAGTATGAGACTTCGTTTTTAATCCAAATGTATTTCGCACAAAATTATACCTCATGGGGTCTACAATGGGAATGTAGTAAGCGATAGTGCCATTGTATGCTAAAATTCCATGTACCATTCCTAGAATGAATATACACCACTCGTATAACATTTATTAAAAATTAAGTTGCTTTATATTAGATTATTTACAGTTTCTCTATGTACATAAATGTGGATATTTCGGACCCATGATATAGGGGCACCCTACACCGCCTCCTATCGCAAAGTTAGGAACAGGTACATATCCGAGGTAAAACGTGGCGTGTTGCCCACCCATCAGGAGATGGACGAGTGGATCTCCCGCAAAATGGACGAACGTCCTCACAACGCTACCTTCTCGGTCGAAGTCACTCCCGATCTTGTCGAAGCCATGGCAGTACAAGACTCTATGGAATCCTACTACGAGGAAATGACCAAAGGCGAGGAGGTCCACTGTGTCGGCACCCGCACAAGAAAAAGAATCCGCTGTGTGATCTGCATGAACTCCAAGTTCACCAAAATCAAACTACCCTGTGGACACATCTACCATCGCAAATGTATCGACGAATGGGCAAGATGGAAACCCAAGTGTCCTGTGTGTGATACTAGCTTAGAGTTGGCAAATGAACTTTTGAATTCTGGGTGTCAGTGATGAATCTGGTATCTGACTTTTTCGAATGAATTTTTCAAGTCCACACCATGAGTACGTGTACAGCCAGTTGCATTTTCCATAGGGTCCCCTTGCAGAACCCTCGATCTTGGTTTTTTGTGTCATTGCAAAGACATTGCGACCACCTACTCTGGGAAAGGTCATATCAAGAAATTTTTTGAATATGCATACAGCATCTTTTGTTGTATTACACTCCAGACCATCCATGTACATGTATTTGGAAAGGCGGCTATTGACATAGTTACACACAGATTTACTTTCTTGGGTTAAAGGATAGTCTAGAATACAAATATTTACACCAATGTCGAAATCGTATCCTACTATATGTGTGATCATTGTTTTCAGTAGCAGATAGCACTCCCACCAGTCCTGGTCTTCCCACGAGTTCCCACACAACGATTCATGAAAATATTGTTCTCTCTTCATCTTATTTTCCCATGCCCATCCAATCGTAGTCGGGGGCATTATACTCATGTTTTGTATGTTCTCATGATGTAATGATACACCGTTATATAGGCGCCCGACAAAGGGGGCACGTCTTCTTCTTCCACTGCATAATGCATCTCTTATGGAAGATATGACCACAGTCTAGCTGGTACTCTCCAGCTTCGTAGCAGATGGCACAGGTCGTGTCGATCTCCTCAAAGTTCGAGTCGATATACACCTTTACATGATTAAATGTAGGATATCTTGAATATACCCTATCCTGCAAAATCTGCTGGAACGAATCCCTAGGAAACCCCTGTACATACGCAAGCACAGTCTCACGAGGAACGTGATCGGGGAACCACAGCAGCATTATGAAGTTATATGGACTTTAAATACATACCTACATAGCGGACAGGTGAAATCCACCTCCCTTTTTTTACACGAGTACTTCCACCTGATTAGACATTTTGTATGCATGTACATGTGACAAGCTGCACATTCTGAACCCTTGCCTCTGATAACCCCTAAACATATAGCACATTCATCCCCCATTTTCTTGTAGGCTTTCTCCTTGGTCCACCATGGAAGGCACATTATTTACGCCAGACAATGTTAAATACATCTTAGACCACTTGAAGCGCCCTTTCTAATGTGAAGACACCACACTCTACTGGTTCGGGTGTTTCAAAGTGTACAGTGTTATTTCGATTCAACCATGTCTCATGATCTTCTTTCATTTTGGGGTCGTCATGGAGTTCAATTGCAGCTGTGCTGTGTGATATGGTTTCTTTAAAGTCATCGGAAGTTGAAGCAACAGCATGGTGGTAGTGTGCTTTTAATTTGTTCTCGTAATTCTTTGAGGACCCTTTCTTCCACATTGCATTCGATAACTCAACAAATTTGTATGCCATCTTGGCTACAGCTGGAGATGTCTTGAACATGTGCATGTTGAAGCAATATGTTCCTTTCGTGCGAAACAAGAGTGCTAGAAGATATTCGGTTTGAAGTTCTGGCATGCTGAGAACAAGAGGAGTCTTAAACCATTTTAGTTGTAGCATTTCTTTGCAAACATCTGTAGCCCTAGACAGGTGAACCTTGGCTTGTTTGTACTCGCACTTACCGAAAAGTATTTTGGCTTTGTATATGAGCATTTCATGTAGAGTGTGTAGTATTCTGTGCTCTTCAAATTTCCAGCAGGCGCTGTTTCTATCGTGCCACTTGAACAAAGGCTGTTCGTTCAACATAGTATGTGGATTTTTATTCAGTATGACCAGCATCTCACGAAACTTGACAAGGTATTCTTCCATGTTATTTATGGAGTCTTCGGAGCTTTCCAGACAAGCCGACAACTCTATACATTTTGCAGACTCGATAGGTACAATCCGCTCATAAAGCATTTCTGATATTTTTACAGGTATTAATACTGGACTGTTGTACATAAATGCCTAGATGGATACGAAAATTGAGAAGATACATAAAGAACAAGTATAGGAGAATGAGAGGGAGAAACGAATTCACTGATGTTGCCATTGGCATGTACTATGTATAAACACATGCCTGATTACAAGAATGAAAGTACTGTGGTGTATTCCTATTTTATATTTGCCTATCATTTATTACACCATGCAATTCCTTTCAGCAGAAATCAATATGAAAGTCTCTCGGGTTGTTGATAAAGATACATACAGGGTTCACCAGATATTTATCCCATTTGGTCCCACACCATTAGAGTGGGAGGAATGCTCAATGTCATGGAATGTTTTTGATGTGACACGATGGGACAAGGACACGTGCAATAATGTCATCATGGAGGCAATGCCGAACAGAAGAGAGTTGTTAGACTATGAAGGTGTTATGTTCACAGATGTGTGCAGAGCAGCCATTATGTATGTACACGGAGGTATCTATGCAGATATGGACATATGTGCCAAACGAGACATTACTTTCCCCAAGTGCGAAGCCTGCTTTTTTAAGACCTCTGTAGGCGTAAGCAACGATCTCATGATAGCAGAGGGAAGGCATCCTGTGTTTCTGAATATTCTTCAACAGTACGCAGACTACGCCTGGGTGAACAGTTGGTTCTACCTACCATACATACAGGAAATGTACTCTACGGGTCCTGTTCGCTTCACACTGGCTGCAGGTGGGTACCCTAACACGAATGTAATACCCTATGATAACATACAGATTGTTCACATTCATGGAAATTCGTGGCATAGTTGGGACGCCGTGTTCTTCATGCATCCCTGGATCATCCCACTGATTATCGTTGGTGTATGTATGTGTCGTCGCAGAAAAAAAGATGTTATTCTAGGAAAGGATATATAAAGAAGTTGTACACTTAACAAATGCATTATGTTTACTATGTGGCATATGCTGTATTTTTAGTCGCTGCCTTTATTTCTGTCGTAGATGGTGTCGAGCTGGACGATTGGATATCTCTTGTTACGAACGGAGCCTTGGCTGTAACTGCGTTCTACGCACAAAAAATGCAAAGATTCGACATCACCATGATAGCACTATTTACTATGTGCACAAGTGTTGTCTGGCATTCGTCTGGAAAATTCAAAGATATCGATGGTTTCATGTCTAGGTATTTAGCTTACTATGCATTTGGCACAACCGCATTTCCACCTGCTCTTATAGGACCTTTCATGCTTTTTCTTGTGCTTATGTCCACCTACGAAGCGCAGATCGACGAGCTCTACATCTTAATACCTCTCCTTGGAATACTACTAGTTTACAGAGGGTACAATAAAACTTTAACTGGTAATATAGTCGCAGCTGTTATTGTAGGTATTGCAGGTGTTTTGTGCTACAGAAATGTAGAGTGGCACTCCATGTGGCATGTGCTCGGTGCAATTACAGTCGCACTGACAATAGAACCACCCAAACGCCAGGCAAGATTTTATGTTAAAAATAACCCCATAGAATACCCTTAGATATATCAGTTTGTGTGGAAATATCTTTTTTCAACACAATCGTTTGCGTATACTTGTGTGAATTGTGAACAGGTTCTAATCCGAGTTGAAGAAGGGTTGCGTAGAAATCATTATCCGGTATATAGAATTCGAAGTTCGAGAACATTTTTAACTATATTTCTCTATAAATAGTACACCGTGCTTTTAAATGCACAAAAGAAAAAGGGCGAACAGCGTTATGCGCCACGCTAAGAGGTTTAAAAACCGATTTGGGAAGCTAGATAAGAGATTAGTGCAATTGGAGAAGCTCGTGGGTATGGAGGAAGTAAAGAAAAATGTCATGGGGCAACTGAAATTCTTGCTTTGTAACGATGGTGCCACAGATGATCATTTCCTACACACGTGTATCACAGGACCACCAGGGTGTGGCAAGACCAGTTTAGCGAAGGTTTTGTACGACCTGTGGTCTAGTCTGAAGGTGTTCAGTGATGGAGCTAGCTTTAATATTCTACATCGCAGCGATCTAGTGGCACCTTACATGGGACAGACAGCGGGAAGAACGAAAAAAGCACTTCACAGGCACAAAGGAGGATGCATCTTTATAGACGAGTTCTATACTCTGTCAAATTCAGACTCAGATTCATATGGAGCCGAAGCTTTGGGTGAACTGAATACATTTATGAGTGAGAACAGCGACACTGTGGTTATTGTAGCAGGGTACAGGGACGAAGTAGAGAAAGTGTTTGCAGTGCAACCCGGGCTTCGAAGAAGGTTTGCCTGGAACTTTGATATACCCAGGTACACACCAGACCAAATTTTTGATATTTTTAAACTGCAGCTGAAGAAACACGGCTGGACTGTAGAGGACAAAGCTAAAGATCTGTTCTACTCAAAAAAGTTCAAATTCGCAGGTGGTGATACTATGAACATCGCGCTGAAGAGTAAAATTCAGTACTCTGAGCGTAACTGGATGACAGGAGGGGATAAGAAGCTGATGTACGAAGATGTAAATAAAGCTATGGAAATACACTTTAAGAAAGAAGAAATAAATACGAATATGTATCTTTAAAATAAACAATGTGTAGACAATCCTCCATGTGTGACAGGCAACCAGTGGTTCACAATTTCCGAAGCAATGGGTGTAAGATCATGACATGGGAGGTTCAATATAGACAAAAACTGTTTCATCAAGGTAACCACACATCCATCCATTTGAACCCACTGCATATATTTGAGTACCAAGTCCTCCACAGATCGAACCCCTGCTTTCACAAGAGCCTCTTCACATGCTGTACCCACCCATTTGATGTTCTGTAATGGTGTTAAGTATTTGGGATACATATAAAGACCGTGAATGGGCACCCTGTCTAAAATTTCCTTCAGCCCAACAGCATCTTTTAAGGCTGTATGGGTCTCTCTAAAAGGTTTACCAGTGATCTGTTGATACAGGTCGGGTAATCTGTACGATAGACTCTGAACTTTAGAGCGGAGAAAAAGCAGTGAATCGTAAAAGTACCAACTCGGCATGGAGATATGATGTCTCTTGCACTCGTGCTCTAACACAGGCTTGTCGGATTTAAAACAGTTGTGAGATATAATAATAGCTTGAGGACCTACCCAATTTACAAAACGTTGAAACCCCTCTTTGAACGATACTGCGTACCTATCTAGCAAATATTGGTCAGTCACCTCCACACACCCATCATGTGTTTCTCTATTTGTATCCACCAGTATGTGCACCTCGAAAGTACTCCCATCGGGTTTTACAGCACCTATGTGCCATATATTACAATCTTGAGCCCCATTCTTGATATCCCCCAAAAACTCATAATCTGTGATGACATGGTTAAAAGGTGATATGGCAAGTGCCATGCTTTCTGTGAAATATGATTGCTGGTAAATACACCGTTATAACCTTGGAGACGATGATGTTGGTGGATTACACATATATATGTCGTATCCTGTCATGAATTGTTTATTTGGTGATAACCATGCTGTGAAACCATAGGGACATTTACCCTGGGCTGTAGAACGAGCACAATTCGTACAGGCATGGCAGCAGTACCAATGTTGGAATCCATATTTAACCCATACATAATCGCCATCATTACATATATAGTTCCAGTCATTATATGTAGAACATGTTCTATATGCCTGACATCCACTAGAGTATCTGGTATATCCTGAATATGGAGATGGGCAAGACTTGCAAGAGGTCTGACCCGTCTGGTCCTGGTATTTTGCGCTAGAACAGGACGTACAACTAGATCTACCTGTCTGGCTGTTATATTTACCCGTACCACATAACCAACAATCGTAGCTAGTAGTTCGTCGCAGTTGATCGCCATATTTACCTGTACCACACGCTGAACATGACGTCTTTCCATTTTGACTCTGGTAATATCCTTTAGGACAATCTTTACAAGCAGATTGACCACCTTGGTTTTGCCAATATCCAGGAATACAAGTTTTACAAGATGTCTTACCATTCTGATTCTGGTATTGACCAGTAGCACAGTTTACACAATTTGCCAAACCAGCTGAGGAGTACTTGCCAGGAGTGCAGGTTTTGCATGATGATTTACCTACTTCATTTTGATGCTGTCCAGCATTGCAGTTTGTACATTCCTTTACACCGGACGAAGAGTACTTTCCTGTAGCACAGTTTTTACACGAAGCATCTCCCTTGACAGCGAATGTACCAGGTAAACATGTGAAACATGTCATTGGTCCATCTTGTATTGTACCATCCTCACATTCTCCACATCCAGATGCACCTTCTTGTGAGAATTGCCCCACAGGACACTCTTTACAGGAGACAGAACATGTGTTACTGTACTTTCCAGCTGGGCACGAATGAGCTATTCCGTCACGTATATAGAACCCTTCACATTCGCACGTTTGCTTACGTTGGCAAATAATTTGACTATATGTATTCGACAAAGTGTCATCCTCACCACCATTGATAAGCCATTGGTTGGCTCCATCTGTAAATAGCCCACACCCAAATGTAACATATTGTGTCAAAGAGACATCTAACACAGCTGGGGGGTAAACTTTTGTGGGCATGTTGCCCAAATATTCAGCTGCCCTAGCACATGTATCATCGTCCATTACGTATCCCCATGTATCTGAATCTAAATTGCAAATTTTATTAGGTTCAGACAGTATCTTAAACATGTCATGTGACAACCTGTAGGCACCAGTACCATCACTACATGTATCGCCACACCAACATTCGAAAGTTTCTCCAAATACTGGTCTAGCTGTTCCTTTGTCTTCAAGAGTGCAGGCGCTGATACACGAATGTTTAGTTGCATTCATATCTGTCATCGCAGCAGAGTATATGAGTGTATCTTGTGACGGCGGTGCACAATCTTCGTAATCCCATATAGGACAATCACATAAATGATCCATATCTTTAGGATATGTGAGGTAAGACTCTAAGCCACATGGTTTAGGGTTTGGCAGATATTTATCCACATGCCTTGTTATATTATCGCCTTCACGTATGATATATCCGTTTTCTGTATCTGCATCAGCTGGTATGGAGTCATAGTCGCCAAGAACTCCATACTTGCAAACATCAGAATTTCCATAAGCAAACCCCTCAGCACCTGCATCCATAGCTTTACTGAAGCACTCTTGTAAAGGGTATGTAGTAGTGGTGACTACATCTTTTAAGAAGAGAAATCTCGTGGGTAACAAATAATGATTCGGGATACTTGGTCCGGGTTTCGAATTGATAACAGGGTTCCCATTCGCTTTGAAACATCCTGGTGGATACAATATATCGTATCTTTTACCACTACCAGTGAGACCCTCTTGGAAAACAGTAGAACTACCATCTTCAAAAGCCTTGTTGTCCTGACACCGACATTGATTACCTGTTAAAACGAAACTTCCTTTATTTATATCACCACAATGTTGCAAACATTCTTGAACAAAATCGATCCCTTCCATGTATTCAACGGCACCAGATGTAAGATCTTCATCATGACGATAAACATAGTTATAAAGTGGTATACCATCTACACCAATACAGTCCGAAGGTTCCAGATTGTATTCTTGTGTGTTTATAATATAGTTATGCATATCCAATTCATCGAAATCTCCATCCGTAGGTGATAAACTACACACATGCTGGTATTCGCTTAGGTACATACTGTTGTCGTCTATCTCTGTGAATTGGTTGATAGCATTGAAACTCTTAAATCTCCCTTGATCCCAAAATGTTCCCTTTGTACAACACCCTTGTTCACTTACAAGAAGATTTCGGTTATTATTATTGTCCAAACACTCACACTTTGTCCCATCTGTCTCCACTCCAGAGAACAAACACATCATACGTGGTGTCTCACAGGTAGCCCCCTGCCAGCCAAATTTGCAGGAACAATCATTATTATAGTTTTCAAGAGGTAGTGGTTCAGGTACACAACTACCCCCAGACTCAACAGTTCCATCTGGACAGGCGTTATTCACTTTGTCTACAGAATCAATGACTTTGCGATACAGTGGTGTGTCCCCATTCATAGCATGGACAATGAACCGGTTGTTGTCTGTTCTGGGTGCTGTTTCAAGGGTTGTATCTGGTCCAGGGTCGCCACAATAACATTTGGCATCTGTTGTAAATATAGTACCCTCACCTTCGTATGTACCCCACATACAGGTGCCACCGCCATTACATGGAACACCATCTACCATGCCTGGGCATTTGGATCTTCCATCTTTATTATAGTATCCTAATGCGGGTGTACGACAATCGTGACCAGACCAGTGACCTGACTGACTCGTCTCTTCGCATGTGCACTCGCCACATCTGACTTCATAACCTGGAAGTACATTACAGTCTATGAATACAGATGATGTACCCTGCACACCAAAAGGTAACACTGCCTCTTCTCTTTTCACACTCAAAGTATCATTACACGGCATGTAGGGTACTGTAGACTCGTAACCATAAGGATGTCGGAAAGACATTCCATAGATGAAAAAGTCATCTAACACAGCATCTCGTGTTTGTTGTATCAGGGATGCGTCTGAATCCACATCTCCACGCCCACCAGTCATCATACCACCTGGTAACCCACCAATTAGATTATTTGGACTGGGATATATGTCCACCTTTAACCCTAGACTTTCATACATGTGGTAAATCGCACCATTAAACTCAACCACTCTGTCGCGAGCTAGGTACATAGGTTCACTCACACAATTTGTGTCGAATGATTCGGGAATTGTTTCATCACTGTCCCCTCTGCGATACAGACGTTCGTTGCAAGTCCCATGACCACTACAGGAGAGTACTTTCTGTGATTTTTCACAGGCAAGGTCACACTTATAGCCTGTCCAGCCCTGATCGCAACCACAGCGTCCATCAGAAGCACATAGTCCATGACCACTACACACACTGTCCATGGATTTCATATCATAACCTGGACACAAAAACCCACAATTTTTGCCTCTCCAGGGTGTCTCTGTCAATCCAGGTAATTCGAAAGCCAACCCTACACCTGTAGAACGCACATCAAACTCTTCTGCATAGTCACACGCACATGTACCAGCCACAGGAAATCCGTGACCACTGCAGGGCACTTGCTTTGCCTCGTCTGTACCCGGTGCAAAGTTGTGACAATCTCCTATCCTATGTGATCCGCCTCTTGCAAAGTGTTTCAATGCTCTAATCCAGTCGCAAGAGACCTCTTGTGTTTTGGCAATGTCCTTGAAACATGCAAAATTGGGATCAATGTTATCAAAAGCTTCCACAAGGTCTGACGGTGGTGTACCCTGATACGTGGTAAAGGGCATGTATTCATCTATTTCATACCCTTGCATCAATGCGACACGATATGACTCAAATGGGTTCATGTATTTTGTCTGGTTATCGTCTGTGTATAGTGTAAAGGGGGTCGCACACTCACACCTACCTCTGTAAAAGTTGCACAAACTGTCTCTCAAATTCACAGTACACAGCCCGCTTGTGTAACTCACTTTGTCTTGGTAATTACAATGACTGGAAGCGAATGTGAATTTGGTATCTACATCTTTGCTGCAGTCCTGGTCCCCTGTACAAGAGAGAATACACCCCTTTGTAGGGTCTCCACCATTAAAGCATGTGCACAAACCCTGTTCGTATCCAAGAGCAGTGGCACCATTATATCTGTCACACTGTCCCATCGGAGGATCCTCGCCATTTCCACAAGATAATTCCGAAGTCACACCCTGTGGCACTGGGCACTGGAGGTCACATGCCTCCCCACCTACACCATACCCTTCACACTCGCACTTGGCATATGCGCAAGTGCCTTCACGCACAGCCCCAGATAGATAGTCTGGACAGAACGCATCCCAACCAGAGTGACACGGAGCTGGCATAGGTGTTGGAAATTCGGATAGTAGAGGTAACCCTTCACAGCCATCTTGGTAGTTCTCACACCCTGCTGTACAGACAGTACTCTGGCGATAACATCTGTCGTCAAATGTCGGCACTCCTGTGGATTTTTCCACACACTCGCTCCCAGTCCAGTCACAACATGCCTCGTAATAGTCTCGGAAGTGGTCCAGTACTGGTATGTAATTAGGATGATCTGGATTCATAAGACTAGTTGTCCCCTGGCAATAACCTGAAGCGAATGCATCATTACTGTATCTAGCACCATCACAGCCATAATAACCACCCCTTATTCCAGGTTTACTGGGGTCACATACCACAGGTTTAGGGTCTGTCTTTGACATTCTTGTAGTATAAACTGTCGGTGTATCTGGTGTTATCCTATAACTAGCTCTCTCAGGATAAGTTACCCTTTGCGAACAGTCGGTTTTTCCACACATGCATCGCCCTGGTCCTTCTGACCACCCACCAAGGTGTAGGAAAAATGAAATGTAACCTTCAGCTAAACATCTGTTTGCACACTCTTGGGCACGATCAGGATCAGCCAGTGGGTCAGAAGGGTCTAAAGGGACCGCCCAACCAGATGTCTCGGGTCCTGTCGGGCGAGCAAAAATGGAACAGTGAGCACCGTTTTCCAAGAGTTCGTATGTCTTTTTATTAGGTGTTCTCCACTTACAAAAGGCACCCCAGTCGTAATCCAGCTCGTAGAACTTAATCTGGCTACACATATCATGATGCGAGCCTACCTTTCTCACAAAGTCACTGCATGTGTCAGATACATAGTCATAGATCAACACATCAACCTGTCCCTTAGCAAACAGTGTAATACTATCAATCATATGATTGACAGTTCCAGTAAAAGCCTCGTCTCCATTTTGATACCTTGCAAAGACTGCTGTGTTATCCTGTAAAGTTTCGATCACACCAGCATAAACAGGTGGGTTGATCGCGATGACTTTCTGTCCATCCACATTCGTAGAGATCGATTTGGTGAGAGTACAGTCCTGGTAGTTTGGCATGCTCTCCCACTTACCTGTAAATTTATGTGTCAAATTAAACACATTGGCATCGTCTGGGATCAAATAATCTCTGCACACATCGTACATATCTCCAACCACACACACATCTTCGATTTTTGCATCGAGTTCTGGTACCGTTTTTTGGTAGCAACTGGCATCCTCATCAAACTTATACTGACTCCAAGTAGACTCCCTAGATTCACAACCGTCAATTGTTCCTGTAGTACAGTAACAACCGCTACCTGTTGACTTCCAAATAAATCCGTCTGCTTCAAGACATACTTCTGCACATGTTCCCAAACTGAATTGACCCTTATAATCTGATTTTGTGATATCGCCTACATTTTCAGTACATACACGTCCAGACATAACCGTTTGAATACTCTTGCAGTTGGACACACAGGCACGTTGATTCGAACCCCATGCTCCTCCTGCTGGAGGGGTCACTCCTGAACTGTACATATTACAAACGCCCAAATCATGATCTATGTCGTTCACATAGCACCAGTACTGGTTACCATTGTATGGACCACCCAGGTCAGGATGCGTACTAGGGCATGGGTTCTTATAAATGTAGCTATCCCTGTACTCGTAAGGATCCGAAAAGTTGACAGGGAATTTCCAAGGCTCGCTCATAACATCTGTCATCGTCCTAGAGTGTTCCCACTCCCATATTTTTATCCACTCTGCTGGTCCGAACGACGCATCACACCTATCCTTACATAAATCAGGATCTGCACATTCTCCATTCTTAGTACATCCTCTCTCTTTTGACAGGCACCACTCGAATACATTGACTTCACCTTCTAAAGCCCGTTTGTTGCATATATTCTGTATGAAATCTCCATCTATATTCATGCCAACTTCGTTGACATATTTGCACTCTGCAGGCGTTTTATCTAGCATATCTGCATCGCAAAAACCGTCTGCATTTCTGTCTACACAACACCCATTAACTGTTCTGAGGGTAATAGGGGTGTCGTCTCGGTGGCAAAACATATCTCGACCGTACTCTGCAGCTCGTATTGCCACCATTTCATTTGCAGGTTTATCGGGCTGATTTATGTCTGTACAGTCTGTTACAGACATACACTGGACATTCTCCTCCCGCACAACATGGGAAAACCCATTACACACTTTACCATTCACTTTTGGAGCTGTGATTTCACACAGATCACCATAGAAACCTGGATCACATTGACAAATGCCATTCCAACATTCTCCATTCTTACATTCACCACCAGTGCATGTGACACACACGCCATTGGTAGACTGCATGCCCTTTGGACACACACAGCCTGGTCCAGCATTGGTGCAGACTCCTCCCGAGGTTGTACAGTCCGAACCACACGCTATGTCACAATCAGGTCCATACCAACCCTCCTCACACACTGCACAATCTTTTGAATTGTCAAAGTGACCTGGACAGGTGCACATAGTACCAGTGCCACTGTAATTGGGGTTCACAATACCACTATGGCAGAGCGCATCAGGGATAGTATAAGTACACATGTCGGGACCAGTTTTAGGATAGGCGGTAGAAGCACACACCTCACATTTATCACCTGCAAACCCTGGGTTACATTTGCATTTGTAATCACCATGTCTGTTCACTGGCACAAACTCGCCATGAGACAGGGCTTCACTCGGACATTGGAATCTATCGTACTGGCAAAATGGACCGATTTTGTCGTCTGCACATAATTCACATCGGATACCTTGAAAGTTTGGGGCACAATCACACCCTCCTTCGATACATAAGCCCCTCCCACCACATGTGATATTCTCATGACAGTCACACTCTGCCCCCTGCCACCCCTGACCATAGTAATTTAGTTCCAATACCATCGGTAGTTCTACAGGGAAGACCTCGTTTGAACAGTTGCAGCCCCCGATATTTTCCAAACAGGTGCCATGCACAGTGCTTAGATTCGTACCTCTGCCTTGAACACAGCATGACAAAGAACAGTCGCCCCCCGTGAAACCATCGTAGCAGTCACAGATTGGAGTTTTGTCCATCTCTTTGCACACACCATTCAAACCGCTACATCGATTAGGGCAGGTCAGTTCACAAAATTCTCCAGTGTAGCCGTCGAAACAGTCACACTCTCCGTTGACGAGGTCGCACTGCCCATATTTACAATCTTTACAAGGAATCTCACAATGTTCACCTGCACGATTGGCACGGCATTGTACGCTACCGTCTCTATTGCAAAATCCATGATCCTCCACATAATAGTTATATGTACCCCCCCTTTCAACATGGTGCACGCCCACTTCTGTATTTTCGGTACCTTCCATGCACAAAATATCACACCTAGGTCCATAATAGTTGTTGTCACACGAACCTATGCACCTGTCTTTGGACTCTGATGTACACTGCTCACAGTTGTACCCCCAATACTGTGACTCACACGCACACCCTGAGGGACCTTTTGGAGTAGTGATCGTATCGTAGGCAAATACACTGTCTACGATCTTACCATAACCACAATCCACAATTTCACAGTGTGTACCTGTATACGGATGAACGCACTCACACACTCCGTTCTTAAAGCTACCTGTCCCGCATGCATTCAACTGCTCGTCGATTTGATTGGCAAACCTCTGCACGACGACAGCTGCCACTATGATACACAGTGACAAAAACAATACATACATTTCTTATAAAATCAACACCCTAAATACTATTAAAACGATTAACAAGAGATAATCGCTACTTTCTAGATAATCACCACACACTGGACAGTGGTGGAAACCCCTATAGTGTAGATGAAATAGACACCCTCTATGCACAGGAGATCTACACTGGCAGGGGGACATATACACACAATGTTCTAAACACACATAACATCGCATTTAAAAAAAAGAGATCATCTTTATATCCTACACAACACTAATATCTCTCTGAACCTGGCTAAACCCTACATCGACCTTTAAACTAGATTCCCTCAGTGCACTGACCATACTACTCCCTGTTGATCCTACCTTGAGTACGTCTTTCTCACATATACCCAACGAGGTAGCTGTCTCCATCTCTGCTTCACCCCCTGCAAGCCACGAGATGTCTGCCTTCGTCTCTTTGATTAGTTTCTTCAGAGTTTCTGGCGAAGTTTTGCTTGAATTGTCTTGCCCATCTGTGAAGACGACCATAAACACTTGATGGTCCAATGTGCCTGCATACTCTAATGCATTAGACACAGCGTCTCTTAGTGATGTCATGCCTCTAGGATGCATGCACTCTTTCGGAAGCTCGTAATCTTTGGCTTTCACACCCTTTACCACATCTGTGTGCTTATCATCAAATGTGAATACAGAGAGCAAACAGTCTTCACCACGGGTGTTTGGGAGGTCTTTAATAGCTGCCTGCACACTACCATGACCTTCGTCCCCATATTGGTGCATTGAACCACTCCTGTCCAGCACATAGATCACATGGGGGGTAGACACTGTTCCCACCACCTCTTCGAGAACTTCCTGGACTTCGGTCTTCCTCTTCTTGGGGGAAGGCTCGGGGGATGGAACTGATTTTCGTTTAGGAGACTCCATGTTTTGTGAAATCTTACAGAACTCTGATACACCGTATTTCTTCACATGTTGCATGTCCTCCCAGTACAGTGCTGCCTTGCTGAACTTCAACCTTTCTATTCTGGGCTCTTTGAACAAGGGTCTCATGTCACACATACGAAAGGGTCCCTTCACCTCAGCATGCTCATTCTTTAGATCCAAACTCACAAAAACACTCAGCGACTCTCCCTTTTGAATCACTGGATCTGTATGTCCATAGCCGTGCCCACCCTTCTGGAATATCCAACTTCTTCCATACTTTCTGGCACTCTCCTCGTCCTGGGTTTTGCAGGCGACTTTGAACTTTTCATGTGCAATAATGTGCATGTCACTCTCCCAGGACTTTTTACGACCACTGTATATCGTGAAGTCGGGATTCGTACAGTTGAACCCTTGCATTCTCAACCAATCACAGGCGATCAACTCCCCCATTTTTCCAACTGCTGTCTGATGCTTAATTCTAGTTGGGTTGGTCTGACCTCTCTGAGCTCTTGTCTGTTTTACAGTTTCAAATTCATTCTCAGCATACAACCTGCATTTGTGCCAATATCCCTTCCATCTAGATGTCCACATTCTTGTGCATATTCTTAAAGTATATATACACCGTATAAACAAACAATGTGGGCAGCACTGTGGATTGTAACCATGTTACTCGTTCATGTACAGTTTAAGTACTGTGGGGCATTTATGGTAGTATTCTTAAAGGTACTAGAAGCTTCCATTATCGTTGGTGCCATCAAACTCTACATGGACTACGACGAAGAATATCTGAACAACATTGTAGAAAGTTTGCCCAAAGTTACTTTTCCTGGTTAATATATGACTTATAAAAGCGACGAATATCAGCTTGAAACTCTTCCAACTCCACTTTTGTGGGGGGTCGTTTTGCTACCATATAGCCTAATATAAACCCTGAAATAAATCGAATCATTATTTATACTTACACCATGTTTTATATGTTATGTTTGGGATTTATATGCATGCTCTTCGGTTTACACGCTTACAGCGTAAAACGAAATGCATCCTACCGCCAACTCACCAGTCACGAAAAGATCGACACATGTTTCCAACACATGTATATAACCACAAGAATGCTCAACTTCGTCTTTTCAAGCCACCACATACTGAAACACTTTGCCATTGTTCACCCAAGACCATACCTTCTACTGTGGATTATACCCGAAACGATAGGGTTTAGTACCATTCTTTCATTTTCCATGATCCACCCTTATCTTGGTATCATCATCGGGTGCACATATCCTCTACATTGGCTTGAGGCTTTTGTAGTTTTATGGAGTATAAGTATGCAAAAAAGGACTCATAAATGAAATACCTTCTAGCACTTGGGTTTTTAGGATTGGTGAGTGCACAGTGTTCTCATCATAATGGTGACAAAGAAGAATGCTGCAATACAGAAGGCTGTGGATATCAGGCAAATGGTCAGTGTGAAGAAGGTGACCCTGTGTTTCTGGAATCGGCTGATAATACATGTAACGGTGCTGGAAACAGTGCACCCAGTTGCGATAAATCTGTCACAGCCGAGTTTAAAGGTACAGATGGGAATTCGAATTACACTGTCAGCATAGATAGTGGTCCCGAGTCTTTTGACCCCCCTATCACCATGTGTCATGGAGACACTCTGAAAGTGACAGGCACTGTGTTTGGTGGTCACCCTCTTCAAATATGGCACAATGGAATGAGTATACTTGAAAACAGTGGAGAGGCAACCCTTTTTGAAGGTGAATACACATATAAGTGTGATTATCATCCTTCTATGAGAGGGGTGATTACTGTCCTACCCCCCCCGGATCCATACTGTGCATGTGAAGTTCCCAGTGGACCTGGAGAACTCCACGACTGTAGTCAACATGGTTCTGATACATGCCCTGCAGAATATGGTTGTGACTACCAATCTGGTGCATGTAGGTGTTTTAACCCAGAGGTCTGTACCGATGGATCTGGTGGACATGAGCCACCAAGTGACCCTGGACATCAATGCGATGCTCACACCTGCCCTGATGGATTTACAAAGAGAAGTAATTTACCAGAAACACTCGGATCTTTTCCTGTGAAAGAGTGCTGCCGACCTCTTAAGAAGGGGTGCAAAGATGGCAATACAGCATTTAACTACGACCCATCAGTTGATATTCATGTCCCAGAACTTTGTTTCGGTGCTAAAGACCAATCTACCAAAATCTCGGAGGTTGCTGCCAAATCTTCATTCCTAGAGAAGAGAGGTGTCCACAAACAGCACGCGAAAGAAGACTTCTACAAGAAAAGAGCAGAAGGCAAAACCAAAAAAATGGCTATTCGTGAGGCAAGAGCCATCATGGAGGAGGCAGATCTTAGTGAAAAGGTAAAGAAACGAGCTAGAGGTATTGTGAAAATCGCAGTTGCTATCAACTATGGAGTAGATTCATGTGAATTGGGTGCATCGGATGACAACTGTGCCTCACTCGACTTGGCAGACGATAGGACTGCTGACGAAACCACTATCCTGACCACTGAGGATGCTGATGGTAGTTGGGCTGTGGTTGTGGATGGTGACAAGATCATTGTCAAACAGACGAGAAAAATAGATGGTACATTCGACATGCAATGTTGGGGTGGTTCATGGGGTACAGCCACAAACTACGATGTGTCCAACGATACACTCGTGAAAACACACACATGCCATAATCGTGTCTTCCTTCTAGGCTCCACACAGCTCGCATGTGATGAAAATACATGTCCAGAAGGATGTGGCGCCAATGGTCTATGTCCATCAGACAGCACAGAGGCAGATAGTACAGCTGAGGTGTCTAGTTCAAACGGAACAATGTGCAATGCTTTAAGAGATTCTGGAAATGCAACTGCGTTTATTGAAGGTCAGTGTTGTAATAATTGTTAAATGAAAGTTTTACTACTATTTATTACCCCATGTGTTTGTAAAAATGTATAGGTCTCTTATCGGATTATCACTTCTAGCGGGAGCTTATGCCCAATGTGATGTCACCCTCCCAGCCAATACAGATCTTGGTACCTGTAATACGACCATGGCTAACGGTAGCACATGTGAACTTGCATGTGCCACAGACTATGATAAATTTACTTCTGACGCCACTGCAACATGCAGTGCAGATGGAGTGTTCTCTACTTCTATAAACTGTCAGTTAGTCGTTAGAGGGTGTATGGTTAATGGTGCATGCAACTACAATGAGAATGCAAACGCACCATACGTGGTGGGTGGTGACGTGTCACACATCTGTATTTATTCTGTACAACATGGTAGTTGTGCATCATGTGCAGGTAGTTCAACAGACGGTACTGGCACGGTTAATGTAAACGACGACGACGGCGATGGTGTTTGTAATGATGCTGAGGTAGCTGGATGTACTGATAATACCAAATGTAATTACGATGCAGCTGCCACAAATGATGATGGGTCATGTCTCGTAAATGACGACTGTGGGGTGTGTGGTGGTACTAATGACCCCTCATCAGGTTATTTCTGTGAAAATGGTGGAGAAACTGAGATTTCTGTTTGTCAAGATGGTTATTATCAGACAGCAGCTGCCACTACCACTTCAGACATAGTGTGTACCTTGAAACAGTGTACATGTGACAACGGAAATGGTGCTTCAGGCACTGCATGTCCTAATCATGATGACGCTAAGTGTGCTTCATGTACTGGGGATTTCTACCTCGATGGTACTGCATGCACTGCTTGGGACACATGTGAAAGTAGTGAATACGTAACACAGGTTCCATCCGTCACACAGGACAGACTGTGTGCTACCAAAGTGTGCACATGTGTCAACGGAAATGGTGCTACAGGTGATGCGTGTGACAATCATGATGCCGCTAAGTGTGCTTCATGTACTGGAGAGTTCTACCTCGATGGTACTGTATGCACTGCTTGGGACACATGTGAAAGTAGTGAATACGTAACACAGGTTCCATCCATCACACAGGACAGACTGTGTGCTACCAAAGTGTGCACATGTGTCAACGGAAATGGTGCTACAGGTGATGATTGTGATACCAATGGTGTCGCTAAGTGTGCTTCATGTACTGGAGAGTTCTACCTCGATGGTACTGTATGCACTGCTTGGTCAGTGTGTGCTGCTGGTTACCATGAAATAGTCACACCAAGCATTACTGTGAACAGAGAATGCACTGAGAGCAACTGTGCAGCCACATTGGATGACACCGATAATGGTAGTGATGGTAACTTTTACTGTAGGCATGGAGATATCAGTGGTGTCACAGGGTCCTGTGTCTGTACATGTAAAGATGGATTCGAGGGAACCAACTGTGATGTCTGCCCTGCTGGGAAAGGCGTGTCAGGTGGTGCGTGTGCTGCGTGCGATTACCCTCAGGCAAACCCAGACGCTACATACGAAACAGAATGTGTAAGTCAGACTTGTGCAGATGGTTTTGGTGTTTTGGTAGATGGAGCTGGCTTTGACCCTACCCTCAATCCTACCAACCAAGACACTGCAAACTGTGAAGAATGCCCTGCAAGCTATATATCTCCTGCAGGAAGTGGTATCTGTCGTCTCGACACCGATGGT